TTAAGTGCATAACGCAGTTGGTCATAAGATACACCTAAAAGTTGTGCCGCCTGCCGCAAAGAAGTGAAACGATTAACCACTTCACCGCTTTTTGGATCATACTGTTCATAACTAACTCGCAACGAATATTGTTCCCAAGGCTTTATTCCCGCATATTGATAAAAACTACCGTTTAACAATGAACGACGTTGAACCGCTAATTTCATATCTTTGGTGCTAATATCAGCATCCAAAGCCGCAGTTTTAATATCAGGATACGCTGCAATAAGTTGTCCTAACGCATCAAAACGCAAAACTGTTCTACTGCCATAAGTCATAATAAGCCTCCAAACAAGCACGCTGTGCTTCGTTGATTTTAATAAAATAACCAAAAACTTTGCCATCTTCAAGCAAGGAACGCAAATCATCTTTTCTTAACGTAGCATAAATACTATCCAAGAACGTAAAAAGATTACCATACTCAACGTAGGTTTCTTCATCTTCTTTGCGCGCCAAAAAGGTATAGCCAAACCATAACTGAACATCATCAGCCGCAGTCTTTCTGGTCGGGCGATTTTCTCGCTTTTGGTCAATAAGTTTAGTATCACGGAACAATTCTGCATTAAGTCGCATATAATTGTCCTTCCAAGCCTCCATTGTTGAAGCAAGTTTGCGGTCAATTAAAGCTTGATAATCCGCTATTTGGGCGTTTAAATCTGTTTGTCCTTCATTAATTGTTGTTTCTTTGGAAAGAGGTGTTGAACCCTGACCTTCCAAAAGATGCCCAACAACTGGGAGTGGCAAATAGTCCTTTTCCCAAATTCAACCGCACACTTCATTCTCATTTACCATGCTATCAACAATAGCTGCTGCAACACTTGAAGCATTTTCGTAAGCTTCTGGAAACTGCTTCACAACTCACTCGGCTGCTTCCATAACCGAGGGAAACATTTGTTCCCCATTACTACATTTATCTTGATAAGATACACTCATAGATTTCTTCCTCTATTTATTTTAATTTGTTGCTACCCCAATCGAGAAAGAAAGTTTTACCAAAAGTTGTATCTTTCAATCCGCGGGTGTTGTGATTATTAGTCAACCACGTTGTATAATCTAAGCGGTTAATAAGACCAGTTAGACGTTGCCAAGTAGGAAAAGCGGCGTCTGTTGACGGAAAAGACAAATAAATATCAGTCGATCCGCGCATATCAATAAGAGCGAACGAACCACCACTCCAATGTGCAGAGCGATTTTCTTCTGTGATTTCCTTTTTAGGAATCCAAGAAGCGGAAAAAGTAGTCAAAAGCTGATCCTTAGACCCGCCGTTGAGCCGCTTCTCCATCATCCTTGGTGTTTCAAAGAAGTGATAAATTTTGTTGTTGCGAAAAAGCGCATAGACCATAGGCTCGGTAAAACGCCCTTGCTCTTTACCTTCTTCCCAAAGATGAAGCACGTCTAAATAAGAAAAATTAAGACGTTTTGCGGTTTTTGCCGCATCATTGGTAAAGGTCAGGTCATCTATTGCTGTAATTGCATCAAAAGTAGGTCTATCGGGAATGTTGTAGCCATAAAGCGGGTTTAACGTCTGCGCTTCTTCGATTTTACAACGAATCAGTTCATCCGCTTCTTTGGGGTTGAGATTTCTTTCAACTTCTTTGAACCGAAACGCATCTAAACCATACTTCCTTATATCAGAAGCTAAATCTCCATACTTAATCTCCCCATAATACTGGAGCATAGCCTTTTCCGCAAGTTCATTGGCTACATAATAGCGCTTATCGTTGACAGTGTTATAAATCTCCCAAACTCTAAGCACGTTCTTCGTTTACTCCTTCACCTACAATGAAAAAGAACTGTGACCAACTACCATAATCAATGACTAAAACATCAGGTTTATAAGAGATCCAACGCCAATAAAGACGTCCATCATCTCCAATCTTCCCGACCTTATTTGAACGCTGATAGTCTACAATTAATTTATTAGCTTCTTGAACACTGGTCGCGGCTCCAAGCAGAACTCCATTAGATGGATTCTCCCACTCACTTCCCCAGTATACTTTAAACATTTGTTTGTTCATTAGTTCCAGCGCTCCTCTCGTGCTTCTTCATGTTCATAGCGGGTTCGCCGCTTACTACGACGTTCCGAGAAACGTTCTGCGGCAACATCTTTGAGTACCACGAAATCGTCTTTAGCAATTCGTTTAGCGGTTGAATGAGCATGAGGCTCATCATCTTCTTCTTCGTTTGGAAAATACTCCCACTTATTATCTTTCATACTTATTTACCTTAATCGCCTTATTTGTAATAATCCAATAGACCGTAGTCCCACGGTCATTTTTAGAACTTCCTACCAAACCTGCATTAATAAATTTGCGAAGAACTGCACTAACAGAACTCGCTGAAATATCATAATTGAACAAACGCTTAGCGTCCATCGAAAAACTTTTGCTTGACTGACAGTCATGATTTTCCATAACCATCCAAACCACTTCTTCCTTGGTAGTAGGTTGTTTGTTCATGATTAATTTTCTCCTTCTTCATCGTCCGTTGATACATTCACTGGAAGTTTCCGCAATCCATTATGATAACGGTCAATGAACATATTTCGAATAGCGCGTTCTCCGTATTTGGTCGTGCGACCAACATACTCTGCCAAAACATCTGCGAACTGCTCACAGTCAATACCTTCACATGAACAATCTTCGCAGTCGCCGCAGCAAGTAAACACATCCCCAATTAAGGTTTGCTGCTTAATACCTGTTGAATGACAGAACTCCTGTAAGGTCATTTTCTTTCCATACATGAAGTTTAGTTCTCCTTTCTTTTTTCTTACATATATATTATATCAAAAAACGCGGCAAAAATCAAATTTTTGTTTGATCTTAAACCGCGTTCGATATTAAATTTTATGAGTGCGGTTCTTCATCATCACTATTTCCACCAATCATTTGATTAAAAAGGTGGCACAGTTTAATATAGATGCTGACCGATAATGGAAATGCAAGAAAACCAACTGCGGCAGCAGCAAACAAAATTAATGCGTTCATCTTAATTATCTTTCCTCCGTATAATAATGCGCTGATATAAGCGTTTTCCCGCAAGTGTGGGCTTAATGCTATCAATAAGTTTAAACTGCGTTGGATTCCATTTAACAAGAAAAGTAATAGGAACGCCCATAAGTCCATCATAATCTGAGGGTATCGCCGCAACTCTTCCTACTTCTACCGCGTCATAACTGTCATAATGCTTATTAACGGAAGGATCGTAGACAGTTTTAAGCGGAATAAACGGTTTATCGTTTACTTTAAGATTTGTCAACCAGCACATATTTCCCAATGAACACCAAGTTCCTTCACTATCTATACCATAGCGTGTTTTCCGCGGTTCGGTGTTCTCAGGAACATTAAAACGAGCATCACCATAGGTATAACCTATTTGTAAACTTTCATCTTTAAGCGCAGAAAATACATCTTTATAGGTAAACATATTTTGGTTGCCGAGCAACAAAAACTGTTTTTGTTTTTCCCAAAGAAAAGTCAAAACTTCTCGAAATAGTGAAAAAGGAGGATTAGTAATCACTATATCGTAATGCTTCATTTCTGCCGCAACCGCTTGTCCAAACAATGAACCGTCATCGGAAAGAGAAGCTACAACAGGTATACAATTTAATGGATAGCGCCAAATTTTACCCGTTCCGTTTGGTTCATATAAAATTCCCGCAATTTCTGGTATCTCCCATTCTTCCTGAACAGATCGAAGAGCACGGATGAATGCGCTATTCGGAGTATCGTTGGCGGGACAAAGTATCGTTTTACCGCGCAGTTGCTCCTTATAGTGGATTAGTTCAGCACGAACTACGCTCTCTCGCGTATACCATTCATCATTGGGACTGCCTTTGCGCTTATTTAATGCTTCGTTCCCCATACTCTTCTCCCGCAATTAGGACAATAAGCAGGTTTAAACAGCAACCAAGTAGTTTCTTCGTCGCCTTCAATGACCTGAATCGTTGTAGTTAAGTGTATATCACAATTAGGGCAGATAAAGCTCACCGCAGGATTAGTAGGTTCATCTACTACTCTTTTCAGTTGTGCTTGTCGCCGTTTGGAAGGGTAAAAAGAACAATTTTCTTCTATCCCAGAGCAACTACAAAGATCTTTTTCCCTCGTGCCAAGACAACGACCTCCATCAAGATTAAGGTAGCAGCCACATACATTATCGGCATTCGTCCAAATCACTTTCGTCTTCTCCATCTTCATCCTCCAAGCGTTCTTCCATTACATGACAAAGCTCGCCCCACTGATTTATAGCGTTCATGAAGCGGTTTTCCACTTCCCAATCTTCACTCCAATTATACTCCTTCATCGCTGTTCCTCCATGCTTCTCCTCGCGCAATATTCAGTTGCTCTGCGATGCGTTTTGCCGCCTTTTCGTTGCTCGTCCAACAATACACTCCGCCGCTGGTGAGACTTGTAATAGGTATAAGCGTCCAATCATCATAAACCCCATTATGATCATCCCACTCCCAAACAAGAGGAGTAGGTTCACCATCAATAAGTTCGGTGCGGGCATAAGCAACCGTTTCAGTTGTGAATCCGGCATAGCAAACTACTGCTGAAATACGAGGAAGGTCGCGCAAAGCATTTCTTACTTCAATTTCATCGGGCAGATAAGTATAGAGTTTAGCGTTTGTTAATTTTTTAACATTTGTTCTTCTCATTTTTTCGTATCTTCTTTCTTGTTTTTGTTGCCCCAGTTTTCTCGCAACGCTGTGCCGCACCAAGGGCAAAAATTAAAATAGCGGGAAATAGGCTTAGAACAATAATAACATACAAGGCGTTCAACCGCCTCTTTGTTTTCTTCCATAAAACGGTTTCTCCTTTTGTAAGTAATCTAAATTAGCACTTCTACTACATCTCCATGCTGATAGCCCATACTCCATAAATCGAACACCAGTAAGCGCTCAAATCAGTATGAGCAATCCATATTTACCGTATAGGATCATGCTTGACCGTAAACGAGGCTGTATTTCTTCATCAGAGCGTCGTAAGCCGCTACTCCTTCGTTTCGTGAGAGATCAAAATGAGGAAGGGCAAATAAATATACACTATCTTTTTTCATTTGCCAACCCTTTAATATCTATCCACACTTCTGAACCTTCTTCGCAACCTGATGCTTTAAGTTTGTTGTCCAGATTATCTGAAATCCCCCACGTAAACTTAAAAGCACATGAGCCGACTCCATTCATAGCAATAACCAATGCTAATTTTTCACTCAAATCTTCTCCATCGAGAAGAGCACTTCCACTAACATGATCGGGATTAGTGCGAATAAGCGGTTGAACCGCCTTTTTAATTTCTTCCATAGTTTTTTCCTTTTCTTACTGAAACATTATTGCTCTTTGCTCCTCGTCCTTACGCCCACTTCTACCAGCTAAGCGGCTACAAGCTATTGTTTCTTCATCTTTTCTACTATAATTATAGCATAAATTGTGCTCTTTTTCAAGTTTTTGTTAGAGCTTCTGCGAATTGTGATAGCCTGCTCCTGTCATATAATCTCGCAAGGAAGGTTGTGTTTCAATCGCTTGCGGCTTAGTTGTTTCTTCCAAATGCTTAATCAAATGCTGAATATACCAAACTGCTTTGTTCAAATCTTCCACTCCGTTTTTACGCTTCCATCGCCACAAATATTTCAGCGCATTTCCCGTATCAAAGGCTTCTACTCCTTCCAATTCAGCGGTTGCTGCCGCAATTGCATCAATAGCTTCAATAGAACCGCTATAGTGGGAAGGATGATTAACTTTAGAATTATCGGGCATAACATTTAAGGTTGCTATTTTTCTTTTCCTCCTTTCTTCTTCTTTTTTTCTATTATAATTATAACACAATTTGTGCTTTAGGTCAAATTTTATTCCTTCCCAAAATTTGGATGAGCAATCCAATAGCGGAAAAACCGCTTCTTTGAGTTCTATCACGGGCAACATAGGAAAAGAAGGAAAAGGGTTCTTCTGTTTATCTTGGCTTGGCTTTGTACAAATTTCGCGGTATCCAAAATTTGAAATTTTTTCGGCATCCACCTGTAATTACTTAAAGATCTTTAGCAAGCAACATATGCTTGGGCACCGTGTTTTTTATGCGGAAGGAGCTTTAGCTCCTTCCAGCCCCCCGCTGGCGGGGGGGACGGGGGGGTGGTAGATTAGCTGAGCGTAGCGAAGCTAATCGTCTCCGCTGAGCGTAGCGAAGCATCATTTTCTTTCGGAACGAAAATTACGGTTGATTAAGCTTTTTAGAGCTTTTGAAGCTTTTTTCCCGCTTCTTTTTGCTACTCCAAAATCCCATATTCCTTGTTGCTATCGAAATTTGGGAAACCGTGAAAATTACGTTGCTCATATTACCGCGCGATGCTGCGCTCCGCTTGCTTTGCAAGCGACGCTTAGCGTATTTTTGTTTTGGATCGAAAATTTTGTTCGACCAAGCTTTTGGATGTCAAGTTTGCGATCCATCGAAATTTACGTTGCTTTTTTTTAGCCCTGTCAAGTTTTGGATGCTTATCAAAGTTGTGTTAAGCTTTGGAAAATTGCGTGGAACCGAGCTTTTGGATGTCAAATTTTTGGTAAAGGGAAAATTACGGTTTGCTTAGCGTCCACGTTTTGGATGGTTGGCTACTTTTTTATGGTATACCTTATCACGGTATACTTTTCTACGGTAGCTTTCATAACTTTCGCGCTTTCGTAAATTTGACTTTTCGTCAAAACTATGATATGCTACAGGTAGAAAAAGGAAAAAGCTACTTTTCTACGGTATACTTTGGAAAAGTATACCTTACTACGGTATACTTTATGGAAGTAGCTTTTTCCGCTTACTTCAAAACTTAGGAGGATAAAACTTATGTCTACAAAATTACAATCTATTCTTTGCTCTGTGCTCTCTTCTACCACTTACAACTGAACAGAGAAATGTTTGATCTTTGCTTGTTTAGCAGAAGGAATTAACGATCCTTCATCTCTTACACCTTCTTCCGTTCAACTTTTCAACTTTTCACGTTCTTTTATCACCTCGAAGCGTGGAAATTTACCTTGGGAAGAGATCAAAGGTTGGCTGAAAGAATTTAACAACGAAGAAAATCAACCTGTTGTTTTATCTTCTCAACCGCTTTCGATTACTGATCCGGCTCTTTATCAAACTTGCTTGGATGAATTGGAGGGTCTTTTGTGCAATCAGGTTAGGGATGGAAGGATTACTAAGGAGGATTGTGATTTTCTTTTTGGAACTCCTTCGTCGATGGAAAAGAAGAAAGCGGTTTCAGCTTATCGAGCTTGGATTGAAAGTGTTGTTCGTCCTGCAGAAAGCTTCGAAAAGATGAAAGAAGCTTTTGCTAATCCTGTCTACAAACAAATCATCGTTCAGGGAATTTGGACAAAAGTTGAATGTCCGCTTTTTTGGAATGAAGAAGAGAATTTACCACAACCTAAACTTTCTCCTTTGCTTGAACGCGATCCTGCTTCTTGAATTGAATTGCTTGAAAAGCTTGAAAACTGCATCACGGAACAAATTGAAAATGGCTTACTGAACGCCAAGAATTGCAGTTTTTCTTCTGTTGAACCTTCAACCAGTGAAATTGCTGTGGCTCGAACTGCTTATTTAAATTGGATAAAGAAGAACCTTTATCCTGCAACGAGTAAAGAAGAAATGAATAAAATTATCCAAACAGTAGATATAAGATTTATCCAACGCGGTCTTTGGGGAGAAGCAAAAGGTATTCTTAAATCTGAACCTCGTTTAATTTAGGCAAAATTTTCCAGTTTTTTCAATTTACGATTCCATTTACTTAATCAAAGAAGCGGGTTTCGACGCTTAGTCTATTTTCCCGCTTCCATATTTATTTCTTAGTTTCCATCCACTTTTTCCGCGTTCTCTTCCATCCCTCTTTATCCTGTTACTCAATTCCCGTGATCTAACATTTTTCCATCCCGCTATTAAAAGGACAATGATCACAACTCATTCGCCGCAACATTTCTTCGCAAAGATTATAGCAACCGCCTTTGCTTGCTTCTACCACTGCTATACCCAAAGCCACGGCTCCAAGAGTTTCTTTCAATGCTTTGAGCGCTTCTTTGGTTCCTCGTTCAATTTTTTCATCCGAGGTTGAATTTCCCCAAGGTATCAGTTCTTCCGTTTGCAGCAAATCCTCTGTCCACAATAACTGATCCTGCGCCGCAACGAGGGCAAGCAAAATATCCTTTTCCTTCGTTCTCATCTTTGTCCCGTTCCCTTAAAACACTGCTGTATCGTTGTGCGGCTCTTCCCAATCAATGATGGTCATTTTTTCACACGCCTTTACACGATAACCCAACTGCTGCAACCACTTCTCAATCCGCTCCCGCAGCTCTATACTTGCACCTTCTTCCCAATAGGCGATGTAGCTGCTGTTGCCTAATTTGGAAGCGCGACGGATGCGCTCCATCAGGGTTTTCTTTGTCCGCCGAAGATTTTCTTTCTCGCTCTTCTCCTCTACACGGCGAACGCGCTTTCTTGCTTCCGTTGCTCTTATTCCTCTCATTTTTCTTCCTCCCAACTGATAGTTATAAATCCCGCTACCAAATCATCATCCACCGTGATCATAAATCCGCGTTTTCTCATATGCTGAACAAAGCGGTCGCGCAGCTTCCTGTCTACCAACGATGTCCATCGAACCGAGGTTCGATAAGCTTTGGGTGCTCCCATAACACTGCGTCTCAGCACCTTAATTTTTGCCATTGTGAATTTCTCGAACGCACGAGCATAGCGGTGGTCGAGGATCCAGTTCTTCACCTTTGTAAGCATTTTTACTGTTTCTTCTCCTTCCAACTTATAAAAAGCGGCTCAGCATATCTTCTTACTCCTACGAAGAATCCTGCATCCCGCAGCTCCTTGGTAATGTCTGTTTGCTGCTGCTCAGTCAACACCTTCCACATCTCATCATAATTGTCAAAAGATATCGAGGTTTCGCCTCTACTGGCATAATCGCGGATAACGCTTTCAAGATGAGCATCAAACTTCGCTCTGTTTTTTTCCTGCACTTCCTTGGCAATATCATACATATTGGTAGCTTTGATAGTAATCATAGTTTTTGTTTTCTTTCCTTTCCTTTTTCTACTATAATTATAGCATAATTTGCAGAAAAAATCAAAATTTTGTGCTGGTTTAGACTGGTTTTTAAGGAAAATTTTGGAGTTTTTGGAAAATTTTGACAGAAAACGCTGCTGATTGATAGAACTTTTAGGGAGTGGTTGATTGAGCTACGTTGCTTACTAAAGTAGTCTGCTGCCCGCGGCGGTACCCCTTTCCTGCTGCTGCTGCCCTCTTGTAATCTACCTTCCTGCTGCTGGAGGGGAACGTTAAGGGTAGTTTGTTCCTGCTGCCGTTTGGAGTATGTAGTCTGGGAGACATTGCTTGCGGCGGTGTAGTTTCCTGCTTCCTGCTGCTTTTTCCAAATCTTTACTTAGATGGCAAAATCTGGAATGGAGCGGTGCTGTGTAGTCTGGAGGGCAAAATGTAGTCTGCGGCAAACTGGAACAAGGTAGAAAAATATGGCGTCAAGGGGTGTGTAGTCTGTATTCGTAATTTTGGATATGTAGTCTGGCGCACAAAAAAAGAAGCGGAAAATCCGCTTCTTCCTATTTTTCACTTATTACTCGTTGTCCTCCGCTCCCACGATTTCCCGCAACTCGCGCTCTCTCTGGGCACGCTCTTCCTCGGCTTTCTTCTTCTTATCCTTTTCCTCGCGGAGGCGATAGCATCCCTTGATTACACCTTCAATGTAGGCAGGGTCAACACGGAAATAGCGTTCCTCCGTTCCGTTCCATACATACAGACCGCGGTCATCATCAATGCCTGCGTAATTGCTACCTGCTTCTTCACAGGCTCCCTTGAACATATCTGCCGCAATCGTGCTCTTCAACAGAACAACCGTTGTCATTTCAAGATCGGTGGTAAGGTTGCCTTTGCCGTCCATCATTTCAACATGATCCAAGAACATCTTTTCATGACGCTCGCAGGCAGTCTGATTGTCGAACACAACTCCGTCAACACTGATAAATTTCATAATTTTTTCTCCTTCATAATTTTGTTTTCTTTGGGAACTTTATCTTACATACATATTATAGCATATTTTTGGGGAAGTGTCAATAGAAGTGTAGTCTGAATCAGACTACCTTGGGGAACTGTTGGAAAAGGCGGTTTCCCGCCTTTCCATTTTATCTTGTCAAAGTGATTTTTCCGTTTCGCTCGTATTTTTTCGTGTATCGGTAGGTTGTAAACTCCTCTCCCTTATATCCGATCGTCAATTCCTTTTCTACCAATCGCGGAACGCTTCCCGTTTTATAATTCATACCCCATTCCGCTCCGCGCTCAATACAAGCCCGCAAAATTTCCGTTTCAATGCGGCTGTCGGAAAGCGCTGTGTGCTCCTCGGCAAAGTCATAATCTTCCGTGATATAGCGGAACAGCACCTCGGCGGTAGTGGAATAGTTGCCCGCTTCTGTAAAATAGTTGTTATCCTCACAAAATTTTTTGAAAATGTCATCAATCAGAAACGCTTGAACATATCCGCGAATATCGAAAATCGGAACATTATCAAAAGGGTTTTGTGTCCTGAACCAATCGCAATTATAGCGGAAAACTCCATCGTCAAAAGAACTGTTGTAGGCATAGGCGGCAACCACTTCAAATGCGCGGAAATTGCGGATCATTTGTTGCATGATATATCCCCACTTTTCGAGGATAACCTCGCGCTTTCTCATACGCTCCACATAAATTGGACGCTTGTCGGCATAATAGGCACTTTGGAACAGCTGAAGGTTGTGCCAAGTCTGTTGGCAACAATATTCACGCTCCAGAAGCGTTTCCCATGTATCGCCGTTTACTATACGATACCCAACATTATAGCAAAACGGCTTTTTCAGGTCTGTTGTTTCAGTGTCAAATACTACGAAATTCATTTTTCCCTCTTTCCCAACCGCGCTGTATAGTCGCGCCTCACTTGATATATATAGTATAGCACACTTTCACGGATTTGTCAAGAGGAAATTGCATTTTTATTTGTAAACGATTTATGAACGCGGACGGGTAAAAGTTAGGTAGTCTGTATCAGACTACGCGTGGGAAGGAGAGGATTTAATCATCCTCTCCGTTCCAAAGGTCATTTTCTTGGTCGCTCCAGTCGATATTTTCATCAGCACCACCGACAGAATCGGAAATATCGACCCAATCGTTATAAATATGAATATCGTCAACTTCTTTTGGGTCTTTAGCGTTGAACTCTTTTCCGCAACACGCGCAAACAACTTTGTCATTGTCGGTGTTATAAAAGCCTTGAAGTCGCTGATTTTCAGGCTTCAAAAGGAAATTACACATTTTTAGCATAATTTTTTCCTCCTCAAACCAGAAGCGCTTTTAACCGCTTCAAAATTTCTTTTTCGTCATAGGCAATGCCATTCCATGCTTTGCGGTGGCGCTCTTCATCGTCAAACAGAATAGACGGCTCATTTACTACCGACACCTTGGGGGTATCATAGTCAATGATAAAAATTTCATCCCACTTTACCGAGGGCAGGTGCTGCTTCAACCATTTTTGCTTTGCGACCGCAATTCTCTTTTTGTAGGCTTCAGACCCGCCCTTGCTTGTGCAGGACACCACGGCAAATTTATAACCGCGCGCCTGAAGTTTATGAATAGTGCGGGCAAAGACAGAAAGATTAACAAGCGGCTTTGCGCGTTCATAAGGGTCGGTTTTTTCGGCAAGCAGGTCAGCAAGCCAACCCTTGACCCCATAGAAGTCGGCAAGCGTGCCATCCATATCAAAAGCAATTATCATTTTTGATTATTTCCTTTCTTTTTGGTATACCCTATTATACCACATAAAGAGACAGAAGTCAATAGATAGGTAGTCTGTATCAGACTACTATGTTGTAATAGAAGAGAGAAGTGCATTCTTATTCTATTACTAATAAATATACTTTAGATATTATGCGTCTTTTAATGTGAAAGATTCGCGGCAATTGTGGCGAAGGTACGACGCGGAATCGGGTCTGACCAATATCCTTCGCGCTCATTCCATATAGATATGCCTTCATCGACATATCCGTCTTTAGCGCTATTCATCCAACGGCGCCAATCTTCACGGAATTTATCGAAATCATCAATGCCTTTTTGATTTTCGATAAGTACAAAGCGACATTCATTCAGGTCGGCGGTAATATCACCTGACTTGTCGTACATGGTGAACGCGCTCATTTCCGCATCGTCATAGAGTGCTTCGAGTGGATAAGTGAATATACTTCCATGCCTTGACCTATAAATTGCTTCCATTTGTAATACCTTTTTTCTTTAGTAGTTATATTATATCACAAAATGCGGGAAAAAGCAATAGGGGTGTAGTCTACATTAGACTACACAGGTTAGAGGAGGATGGAGGGCTTAGCCCTCCGTCTCCTTTTCCAGTTCTTCCGTGCGGGCTTTCTTCGCTTCAAGCAAAGCGGCTTTCCGTTTGTCGGCTTCGGCTTTCTTCCGTTTCCGTTCGGCTTCATCCCGTGCGATTTTCGCGGCTTTTTTGGCTTCCTTTTCGCGCTTTTCGCGTTCGGCGATAACGAGGTTTTCCTGATACATTTCCTCGGCAAGCTCCGCGTTGTTTTCAAGTCCGAGGATTTTTACATCCAGCGAAACAGTGATTGCCCCGCTTCCTTCCTCGTTGGTGACCTGATTGGCAATTGTCGGGTTTGCAATTTCAATCAAAACCCCTGTCGTGCGGTCGCCGTCCGAATGGTAGATATACGGATAGGATTCCTTAAGGTCAGCGAACAGCGCTGCGAGGATTTCCTGTTTCAGCGCGTTCCGTTGGGTTTGCTGAATCTGTTCGCCTTTTCCTCCATTGGTGACGAGGAATTTCCGTTCCTCGACTTCTTTCATGAGTTTGGTAAAGTTTTCCATGATTTAACTTCTTCCTTTCTTCTTTGGTAGTTATATTATATCACATTTCCAACCGAATTTCAAGGGCGGTGTAGTCTGCATCAGACTACACGGTGGAGTTGGTGGGGAGATTTCTCTCCCCACTTTTCATCAACCGAAAATCTGCGGGACAACCTCGTCCTCGACTGCTTCGGCTTTCTTCTCTGCCTTCTTTCGCTCGCGCTTAATCATCGGGTCGGTGATGTTCAGCGTGAGGTCAAGGTGAGCGTAGACCGTTTCGTTGGTCTTTTTGTCGATTGCAACAGGGAACGAGATACCGCCATTTGCGTTCTTCTCCGCGGACAGGTCAGCTTCGTTCAGCGCGGCAAGCACCTTATCCAAAATCTGCGGCTTGATACCGTTCCGAATTTTGACCGATACATTGTCCTTTTCGTTGATGAAAGAAATGGTGTTGAGTGTCATGGTAAATACCTCCAAAAAATTTTTTTATAGTCAGTGGGTTTCTTCCCTACTGCTCTTATATTATACCACATTTTCAGTGGTTTGTCAAGGGGTTTTGAAAAAGTTTTTCAAAAATTTTTTCGGTTTGGTGGGTTTCAGTCTGTCTGTTTACCGTTTGCGCAATTGGTTTCCGTGAATCTGCCCGCTGTCTCCGTCCCTTGACAATAGTGTAAATGAGAAATTATCGCGCGCCATTTGTTTCCCTTTCACGCGGTTGGTATCAGGTTTGCGGTGTCTTTCTCTTGATTACATACATATTATATCATATTTTTTGCAAGAAGTCAACGGCAGTGTAGTCTGTATCAGACTACCTATTTGCTTAGGTTGGAGAAGCGGGTGAACCACTTCTCCGTCCTTTTGTTTAATCTTCCTGTTCGGGCAACTCTCCATCATCATCCAGATCCGCGAGGCTGTTTTCACAAGTATCGCGGTCGGCACATTCATCGCAGAAGAAATCGCAGTCATCATTTCCATCGTCCTGAACCTCATCCTCATCGAACAGATTCCAGTCATCGTTTACATAGCCGTTGGAGGAGCAGTCATTGTGGTGATATTCATAGCGGAAATTGGAGTGCCGTGCGGCAAGGTAGTGGATAACTGCCTTGTTTTTGGAGTGATCGGCGGGAACGAAAACATCAATGTGCCGTGTCCAAACTTTTCCGGTTTCGGTGAAAGCCTTTACATCATATCCGCCCGGCACCTTAATGACAATGGGGTTGGTCAACCGCGACCCATAAACTCCCGCCTGATAGGTCATTTCCCGAAACGCGTCTCCTGCTGCTGCTTCGAGGTTGTTGTAGCACACACCGTTGGACACAACTTTGTAAACATAGTTCTTCTTCTTCATGATAAATCCTTTCTGTAGGGCTTTGCCCTCTGTAAAGTTTTTATTCAGTCGGTTGCTTTCGCTCCGTTTCTGTATATATATTATATCACATTTTCTTCTGTTTGTCAAGGGGTTTGAGAAAATTTTTTGAAGTTTTTTTCGGTAGGGTCGGTAAACTTCTAACGCCCTTGTCCGATTCTCTCCCCTCTTGACAATATTATTATACCATAGAACGCGGGAAAAAGCAATAAGCAAGTAGTCTGTATCAGACTATACCTTATCCAAGGGGAGGAAATTCCTCCCCAACACATAATCTTAATGTTTAATGCGGTCAACCAGATCTTCTCCGCAATATTTCAAAACCGCGGCAATATCGACACAATTTTCACTTTCCTGTGCCTTACGGATTTTTTCTTCCAACGGATGATTTTTCCGCCACTCTTTAGCAATGTCGTTCTGTTCGAGTTCAGACTGTTCCCAAACCAAATATTCCGTATAAAACCCTGAACTTTTCGCCACTTCAATCAATGATGAAATATCAAACGCCGCATTTCCTCCGAATGTCCACGCAAACGCGCAGAAAGTAATCAGACCGAACCCAAACAGGATATAATACCATCTGTCATTTGAAGCGGCAAGCACGACAATCCCGCCCACGGCAAAGAGAATACCAAGGATAAGACCATATACTTCTCTTAACCAAAAGGTTCTATACTTTTTTCGTTCATCTTCTGTCATAGAACGCTCGGCAGTTTCTCTTCTGTCTACTTCAAAAGCATTTTTGGAATCGTTGAAAACATGATAGTCAAAGTCTCTTTTAATTTTGGGGTATTTCATTTTTCTTTACCTCTCTTTCATTTGGTACTTATATTATATCACATAATACCCAATTTGTCAATAGATTTCTGTAAATTTAGTTGTAAACAATTTATGAAAGCATAGTTTATAAAAGTAGTCTGATCCAAACTACTTTATAGAAGGGGAACGGGAGAGATTAACTCTCTCCCGTAATTGCCACACGAACGCTGGACTTCGGGACGACAACTTCGTGTTCATAATCGTCCCACTTTACGGTCAGCAATGTCCATCCTTCGGGTGAAAAATCCGTCACTGTCCCGAACAATTTAATGGACCTGTTATACACACGCATTCCCTGCTTAACTGCGGGATAGCCGCGCATGGACTTGAATTTGGGAGCGGTTTGCGGCTTGAATGCGGGATGAATGGGAAAGTGTCGCAGTCTTGCGTAGGCAATCGCAATGCCCGTGTTCTTGTCGAAATTATCGGTGATAGCGCAACACGCTTTTGCCATCTGTCCGGCGTTATCACACACATACACATAGCGCCCCACGGAAGAAATGCAGATTTCGCGGTCGCAATTGCAATGTTCGAGGACTTCTGCAACCCATTTCGCGGCAGATGATTTGCGTTCCGTCACGCGTAATACCTGTTTGGTATCGTCCCATTTCCAGTCATACTCAAACGGGGAGAATTCTTGTTCCTTCATGGTTATTACCTCTTCTTCTTATTTCTGTAAAATAAGTATAACATAAATTTTGGTAAAAGTCAAATTTACGCTCAACTTTATTTTACGATATTATTATACCATACTTTGAAACAAAAATCAATAGTAAAGTAGTCTGTATCAGACTACCTAAGGGAACGGTTGATGATTAATCCATCAACCCAAGAGAAAGTTTTACAGCCAAATCTATTTTATCCCGCAAAACCGCCGACTGAATTCTCCCATACTTTTTCTTTGCTCTGCGTTTGTCCAGAGTCATAATTTGTTCACAAAGGACTGTGCTTGAATCACGAAGCCCTGCCGCTGTTGCTTCATCCTTATCTACTACAATATGTGTAGGGACAGAGTGCTTTGTGGTTGCGGTTGTCATAGGAATCGCAATTACTGTTGGAGCGTAGTAGTTTCCTATATCATTCTGTACAATATAGCAGGGTCGTAATCCTTTTTGCTCGCTCCCAATAGCGGGAGAAAGGTCAAACAACCAAACATCCCCTCGCTTAAAAAGCTGTTCGTTCTTTTTCATTTTTATGTATACTTCCTTTCGTTTCTTTCTGTATATATTATACCATATGCGAGAGCAAAAGTCAATAGTCATGTAGTCTGTATCAGACTACACACTGGAAGGTTTGGTGCTTAACACCAAACCAACCCCTTATCCCTCCATCTCAATATACTTTGCTGTGCGTGCTCTCTTCCCACTTCAAGTGCGCGCTTCAGGGTAGGTTCACGATGACTTTTATCAATATAGTAAATGCCGTTGCTGAACCATACACCGCAATTTCCGTCGTAGCGTTTTACCGCGTTTCTTGCTTCTTCAGGGGTTGTTGCTTCTACTCCTTCAGTCGCTACATGATAGCCTGTGCGGAACTCTATCTGTTTGCCGTTTTTGAGGGTCAAGCCGTCATTGTCTTTGAGGTTGCGAAGGGTGCGAACATTGATCATATTATGTATACCTCACTTTCTTTTTGTATCTATATTATACCATACTTTAACCAAGAAGTCAATACTCGTGTAGTCTGTATCAGACTACCTAATCAAAAGGCGGTTTCCCGCCTTATCCGTCAACCTTCACTTCGTCAATCCAAAACTTAAAATCATTATTTCTTAACAAAGCGCGGGACTCTTCTTCGCTCTTTGCAACAAAAGTTTCTTTCCAATCTTTACCAAAAATATCTTCAATATTTTTCATTTCGGAACGGAAGAAATCTTTGTTGTTTACTACAAGCATACGGAAGGGAAAGCGTTCATTCCTAATCAAAGAGCGCACCGCGCATTTATAGGAAGTATACACCCCAAAAATTTCATCTGACATAGCATCACGAACAACAATAACTTTCATTTTATGTATCCTCTCTTTCTTCTTTGTATCTATATTATATCACAAAATCTTTATACTGTCAACCGCGAGGTAGTCTGTATCAGACTACATAAGGCGGGGAACTTACTTCCCCTTGCTGCTTTTATATTTTCTTTCCAAAAAGCACATTGCGTTTCGTGACGCGGAAATCAATATTAAATCGTTGCCTTTTCTTGCTGCTGCGTAATAGTATTCTAAGAAAGGACTTTTTTCCTCAAATACTAATACTTTGTGTGTGTCCTCTACCTCTACTATGTAGCCCATACTTTTACCTCCCTTGCGGCTCCCCGCTTTCTGTATACATTATACCACATTTTGCCCTGAATATCAAGGGTCAGGTAGTCTGAAGCAGACTACATAAACACCAGCGCACCGCGCACACCAGACTACACATTTTTACACATACAAAAAAAGAGGGGCTTAGCCCCTCCAGTTGGTTTGTTTTGTTCCTTCTGTTTCCATGATACCCATTTCATAGGCTGTTGTGCTCATGATTTTGAAGGTTGCGCCTTCTGCAAATCTCTTGTTTACATACAACATCAAGTCCCGTTCGTTGTTGTAGGTTGTAAACTCAAATTTTCCCGCTTTATTTTGCTTACCAATCGTGAAAATCATTTTTTCCACTCTCCTTCCAGTTTATCCATTTTTTCTTTTGTCAATTTTTTCCAGTCAGTCGGTCGGTTGCCGTCTGCTGTAAACCAGTGTTTGCGTATTCTGTTCATGCTCCAATTATGACAGATAAAGCACTCTCCGGTGCGCGTGTTGTAGTAGCCTTTGCGGTTGTCCATGTTCTTTTTTTTCTTTCTTTTTGTGCGGGAGCGGTTGCCCGCTCCCTGTTTTGTTGTTCACCCTAACAATTCAATGTAAAGGTCTTTTCCGTCAACCCATACGCGGTTGAATCTAAAACCCGCCGCTTTACATTTCAGGTCATTTTGCGCGGCGTCAAAGACTTTTTCAGGGTTGCCGTAGTAGGTGCGGGAAATGAAGAAAACCTCTCCCGTTTCCCTGTCTGATACATCATACCCTGCAAGGTGCAAACCCTTGCTTAATTCGTCATCATATGCGCGGGTTGAAAAGTGAAAAATAGGTTTATTCATAAAATTTTACCTCCTCGATAATGAAAAATAGGTTTTCGGTTGTTGGGGTCATGAGGCTACCCCATTTTAGCGTTTCCGCGCGGTTTGTTGCTATTGTTTGTATGCGTTTTACCGCGCTTTTGTAGGTTTTGGTAGCGAAGGGTGCTATTTCGCGCCCCTGCTTGTCATGCGCTTTTACTATGTAAATCATTTTTCCCTCCGTTCGGGGAGCGGTTGCCCGCTCCCCTTGCTTGTTTTACATACCCAACAAGTCCATAATTTTGTAGCAATCCTCCACATATTCATCAGGCACATAGTCAATATACGATTCGTTATACTTGAAACGCCCCTGACTGTTTACGAGATTTACCGCCTCCTCCTTCGGTATAAAGTAGATTCCCTGCCCGTTGATAAGGAGGACATCGGCTTTTCCCGTGTATGGAGTGTTGCAGGAGGTCGGACTCAGGCAGGCTTTATATTCAGCCTTTACACCCCTGAACAGGTGATCATACTGTTTGCCTGCTTTTGCTTTTCTCAGGTTTATCCGCCCCGTGCGAATATGGAAAATAATTTGTTCCGCAACAGTGCCGATATTGATAAACTCAAAATCGCGATCCTTCGTGTATGCCTCGCTGTCAAAAGTGCAGGAATCCGCGCAAAGGTCAACAAGTTTTTTCAGGTTTTCAACCCCGACAAGCGCCTTTTTTGCGTTTTGCTTTGCATTATTGTTTTTCATAGCCTGCGCGCGGTTGATAACATCCCCGAGGCGGACAGCCTCGGCAACGCAGGCACGGTCAATATAGCCCTTGCTATAGTTTTTCATGGTAAAATTTTCCTTTCAAAATATGTATAAAATGTTAAGATTTAGCGGCTCTCCCGTTGTCCCTTTTGCGGTCGCGTGTTCAAGTCAAACGCGGTGCAGGGTAGCCCTTCCTCAGAGCGTGCACGGTCTACCTATTCAGTTATCAAAGAACGCGACCCGTTAGGGGTCGACCCGCGCCCGTTGGGGTTTTGGGGTGTTCGGTTTTCTCCCTTCAACTGATACCATTATACCACCAAAGCCCCGAAAAGTCAACCCCTTTTTGCAAAAAAATGTAGTTTGTATAGATTAACAGACAACACCTTTTTTCGCGGTTGTTTTTGTGAAAAGTAAACAAAAGGGGGAGGGGATGGGATAAACTGGAAGGGCTGGACGGGGGGGTTGTTTCTGGGAAAAACTGGAAAAAATTTCCCACTATGCGACACGGGGATAAAAGATCGTATACAAATTTTTTCATCCCCCAATATTCCAAATCAAATTATTTTCTTTCACCCCAATATTCCAATTCCACTTCCCCCATCAACCCTCATTCTTTTTTTCCTTCCAAATTTTCACCCGAACGTAAATTTGATTTTCCCCACAACTTATGATATAATATTTGTATAAGAGATAAGAAAGGAGGAAGGGGAAAAAAAATAATGCCTAATGGTAAATGTCCGCTTTGCAGAAAACTTGCTCCTCTCGTTCCCACGAACGACGTATTAGTTGCTCCAATGTGTGAAACGTGTATCAATCGCTTCTTTGATGCTTCTAAGCTATCTCATGCAAATTTCTTTTGCCGCACAATGAATTTTCCGTTCGATCCCAATCGTTGGCAAGCGCTCTACGAGCAAGCCGGTAATCACGTTTGGTTCGCTTACGCGGAGGAGGTTCTTAATGAACCCGATACGTTGAAGTGGCAACCTGCTACCCCGGACAAATGGGCGCCAGTGGATGAAGAGTGGTCGAAGTTCAAAACTTATGAAACACTGCTCGCTAAGGTTGACCGAGTACGAGATGCCTTTATTGCGCGTTGCGAAGTCAAATGGGGCAGCGGCTACACGTTTGCACAGCTCGTCCAACTGGAAGGTTTGCTTACCTCCACAATGAAGGCTAACGATATTTCTAATCCACTTCAGGTGGATGCGATTAAAAAAGCCTGCAAAATAAGCGTAGAACTGGATAAGGCGATCGAAGCTGGTGATGCCAAGTCGATTAAGGAACTTAGTTCCGCTTACTCCGGTTTCACCAAAACCGCACAAATTGATAATGTAATTGCGGCAACGAACGCCGAGGTAATAGGCACAGTTGCAGATCTCGCTGATTATATTGAAAAATGCGGCGGACGCTTCACATTCTATGATGGGGTTGCCAGAGACGTTGTAGATAAAACGATAGCGGATCTGAAAGAGTATATTAGGGTGTTGGTAGCTGATAGTACTGGTTTGACTACAACATTAGAGCGTATAGCGGAGTCCTATCAGAAGCAGGTCGAAGAAAATGCAGATGCGGCAGCAACGGCAGACCTTGATATTAAGGAGCTGATTGAAAACAATGAAGCGGCTTCTAATGCGCAGTTGGATGCTCAACTTCTTCAGCAAGATGTAGACGTAGACGATTTGGAGGATGATGATGGTTATTTTTAAAGCGAAAGAACCGTTCACTCCTACAATGTCTGTAGCAGAACCGAAGAGTGCGGGAAACGAGCTTAGCGTTCTTCAGGACGATGCCTTAAGCTATCTTGAACCAGAAATTGAGGAACTTCTCACATTCCTTAATGCCTCTAATACTGAGCAAGTGAGGGTGCTCAAGAAAGAGAGGGTGCGGGAACATCTTGAACTTTATACACAGGCGTTGAACACGTTTCTGGTTTATCCAGACATCTTAAGCGACATCATGACGCCTCGCGGCTCAAAGTTCTCGATGTTCTTCGCACAGCGTATTGTGCTGCGGTCGATGGCTCGTTCGCGTCAATCATTTAGCACGTTTACGCGTGCATTTAGTAAATCCTTTTTAGCGGATTATTATTCTTATGTAAGAAGTATGTGTATTCCGCGTTGTAATGGGTTCACAACGGCTGGAACGAAAAGCCAAGCAGCGCAAATTGCAAAGGAAAAGATTATTCAAGACCTTTGGGTGAAGTTTCCACTGCTTAAAAATGAAATGGTGAAGCGCGGTTCTAAAGCTCCTTATGTAGAAGGAACAGATTATGCGGAGTTCCGCTTCACAAGTGGTTCAATATTTGACGTTGTTGGTGGTCATCCTCGTGGGATGAGAAGAAATTTTGGCGTTTTCGAGGAAGTTATTGAACTTGACCCCACAGTTATAAATGAGGAAATTATCCCTCTGATGAACTCTCCGAGAACAACTTCACTTGGAAAAATTAACCCTGATGAAATTCAGGCACAAAAAGTTTATATTACAACAGCCGGGTAGACCAAAAGGTTGATGCCCGTATACACTTTACCCACTTGTCGGTGGGGGTAGCGGTTTAACCGCTGCTAACGAGGGTAAAATCTCGTGGGAAACAGTTGTTTTACAACTGAACCTGTAGAGACTATCGCCGAGTGAAGAGCCAGCGAGTAGGGCAACTATTGACACGTTGCGCGGATAGGAAACGAAGCCGCCAGATTGATTATCTGCCGAAAAGGTGTAGCGGTTGGGATACCAACCGTTAAGAAATAGTCCAAGAAGCGGTTTCCGCTTACTTAATCAACAAACCTTTGCTTATGACAAATGTATCGAAACACTTTGCTACACTGTGCTTGATCCTGATCATTATATGTGCTTAGGCGGCAGCTACATTATTCCCTTGATGCACGGTCGTCTGGAAGAACAGACGATGCGGGAAATACTCTCGTCTCCGTCCTTTGATAAAGAGAGTGTTGACCGCGAGTATATCAGTCGATGGAGTGGTGCTCGTTCCGGCTCTGTATTTGGTCAAAATACTATTAGCACGTTGCGCAAAGTCGTTCGCGCTGAAGAGCATGGACAACAACTTGAAGATGGTGAGTTCTACGTCATATCAACAGATATGGCAAAAGATGGTAGCGCCGACACTGCAACAATTGTTTATCGTGTTTCACCGCGTGAGTATATGTTTGCTTATAAAGCTGTAAATGTGTTTACAATAAGTTCGACCGACTATGAGGTTGTGGCTAATGAGTTAAAAAAGCTTGCACTTGATTATAATCCACGACTTTTAGTATGGGACGCCAACGGGGTAAAAGATGACCTGCCCCTATTTACTTTTCCGTTAATCAACGGGGTAGCGGTTCAACCGCTGCTAACGGTGAAGGCTAATCATTATGCCGCACAGGTCAAAGCGGCTTAGGTGGAGCTAATACCGTGGGAAGGGAGCCTATTATGCAGGGTATATATTGCTTTACAAATTTGTTAAATAATAAAAAATATATAGGACAAAGTGTTCATATAGAGCAAAGATATAATGATCATCTTCGTTATTATAAAGATGATTTTCGGCTTGAAGGTTGTCCTAAATTTTACTCTGCTTTAAGAAAATATGGAGAAAATAATTTTTCTTTTAAAGTTTTAGAAGAAGTTAAAAATCAAGAAGATTTAACAGACAGAGAAGAGTTTTGGATTAATTATTATGATTCTATTGATAATGGTTATAATTGTGTTCATGCCAAAGACTCTTACAAAGGTGAAAGTAATCCTCAAAATGTTTTATCTTTAGAACAAGTAGAAGAAATAAGAAACAAGTTAAAAACAACTAAACTTACTCCGCAAGAAATTGCTGATCAATATGGAGTTCACTATACTACTATTTATCGTATAAATCGCGGAGAAAATTGGTTTGATTCTAATATTAATTATCCAATTAGAAAATGAAATACTCTTGGTCATTCTGGTGAAACAAATGGACGTAGTAAATTCACAGATGAACAAGTTATGGAAATTAGAAAGAGATATGTTAATGAGTCTTTATCAGAGATTTATAAAGACTATTCTGATAAATATTCAAAATCTGGTTTTCAAAAAGTTTTAATTGGAACAACTTATAAACATTTACCGATTTATAACAAAACTTCTAAAACTTGAAATTGCTCCAACCTGTAGAGACTATCTCTTGTTGTGAGAGAGTAGGTGGTTATTGATACACCGTCGAAAGAGTAAACGCGATGACGGCTTTGACCAAGCCTGAGCGAAAATATAGTCCGACACCAAATGAAAATTTGGAAAACAGAAAGAGGTGCGTCCTTGCGCGATTGGATGAATAAACCAACACTTGATCGTGATAGTGGTGTTGAGTTGCCCGGATTTGGTATTATTAATCCGCCAACCAGCGCTAAAAATGATGTGATTACTTATCCTGCCGACCGTACAATTTGTTATGAAATTAAAAGTGGCGGGCAAGAGGCAGAACGTATTCACAAAGTCTTTTTCAGTCGTATTAGTAATGGTTCGATTCGTTTTCTTATTAAAATGAGTGAAGCGATTCAGCGGTTTCAACAGAGCAAAAACTTCTGCGCCGCACCAGAGTGGAAGAAGCGCAAAAAACTTCAACCTTACCGTTATATGGATATGATGGAAGAAGAACTGAAGAACTTAATCATTGTGAACACAGACAGCACAAATTCAACTATGCGGGTTGACCGCCGAGACAAACGTATTCAAAAAGACTTTTTCTCCGCGGCAGAGTATGGTATCTATGCTACTGTTCAACAAATAGAACAAGACTACTATAACAGAAAGCGGCGTTCAAGCTTCAAGTGGAAAAACGCTGTATTCATAACTTAAGAGGTAAGAAATGGCGTTAGGTTTTAGTAGAAAAGCTAAGGAACCTGCTAATGCTTCTGAAAAAGAAGCAGTTTCACCGCGTTTTGCGATTTCAAAGAGCGCGATTCGTGAAATGTATAAGGGTGATGAGACAGTAGTAAGAAATGTAAATAAAACTACTAACTCTTCATCCTCTGTATATAGCACAGACCTTAGTGTAATTAAAAATAATTATCATACGGTTGGTGGTTTGGAGACAGTGCGCCGCTACTCGCAAGAGTTGTTTGCTTACTCTCCGATTTACCAACGTTATATAGAGTATTTAAGTAATATGTTTCTCTGGCGGTATATGTATGTGCCGCGCCCAGTAAAAGAGAGAGCAACAAGTGCCGATTATGGTGAAGTTTATGAGCAAATGGGAGAAGCGGTTGACGGTATGTCAATTGAGACTTCTTTTCCAGCAACGTTATGTAAACTTTTCATTGAAGGCGCAGTTTTCATCTACACTTGGCGTAATACCGCTTCTCGAACACTTACTTCTCTTTTGCTCCCCAGTAAGTATTGCCGAGTAAATGCACAAACCCAGTTTGGTTGTTATACTTATCAGTTTGACCTTAGCTACTTTGATAATTTGGGGCTTACAGCCGCACAATTGGAAGAGATTTTTAACTACTATCCAAAAGAGTTAAAATTAATGTATGAAGCCTATAAGGCGGATACGACCAATATGCGGTGGCAGCTTGCTAATCCAAAAGTTGCGGGTGCAATACTTCTGAACAGTAAAGGAACTCCAACGATTTTCAACTCTATTTTCCCGATTCGTCAATATGATCAATATATGGACAATGAGTTGGAGCGTAATGGTCAGCAACTTGATCGTATCATTACGCACGAAATGCCGACTTGGGAAGATAAGCTTATCGTTGATATTCCCGAAATGAAAGAACTTCATTCAAGTATGTCAAAAGTTCTTTCTAAAAATAGTCATGTGCGGCTTCTGACGTCTTTTGGTAAAATTGATGTGCGGCAACTTAGCCAAGATTCAACCAAAGAAAACAAAACGCTGGAAAATGCCTATAAGGCTATTTATGATAATCTGGGATCGAACAATTACCTTTTTAATGGTAGTTCTGATGCCGCACTCAAATATAGTTTAACCGTTGAGCAAAGTTTCGTTTGGAACTATGTTCAACAACTTGTGGCACTTTACAATGTATTTATCAATAATTCTTTTAATTTTAGTGGTTATCAGTGCGACCTTCAAATGTTGCCACTGACAGGTTACAATGAGCAAGAGATGTTGACTAAATACAAAGAAGGTGCAACACTTGGTATAGCTAAACTTGAGTATGCCGTTGCCTTTGGCAACAAACAAGTGAACCTCGCAAGCAAATTTGCTCTTGAGGATTACTTGAAACTTGACAAGTTAAAACCTCTTTCTACGAGTTATACGCAAAATGATAATTCTAAACAAGACGGTTCTAACAATAAATCCAATAAAACGGAACAAGAGGTAAACGAAAAAGATGAAAGTTCTAACTAATGTTCCCGCTTTTATTGAAGTAAGTGAGAAAGAAGAAAGCAGATACACAAAAGCCAAGTTGAAAATCTTCTACAAAGGTTTGACAGGTGATAATCGTCTTTTTACTTCTGATTTCTCGGATGAGCTGCTTAAAACCATTTCCTATACTCCTGTAGTGGGCTACTACGATGAGGAGGATGAAGATTTTAAGGGTCATAACAGTGTTCAGTTTGTTTACGGTGTCGTGCCCGACGATGCAGTCAACAATGTTCACTATGAAGAAGAAGAAGGAAAAACTTTTGCAGTTGTTGATGTTATTCTCTTTACTGAACGTGAAGATAATATTGGCAAAGTGGCACGTAAAATTGTTGGAAAACAACACTCTCTGGAACTTAATCCTAACACGTTGAAGTATAAGATCAATCGTGATGACCAAGGACGTTTCTTAAATATCGAGTTCTTACATGGCGAGTTCATCGGTTTAAGTGTTTTAGGTGATAATGAGCGACCAGCTTTTGCGGGTTCAGGTTTCTTCAGTGAGGAAAATTTTGATGCTACAAAATGTGTTGAAACTTTCAAAAACTTCTTACAGTTTCTTAACCAAGATGGAGGTTCAATAGAAGTGTTTAACTTTGAAGATTATTTGGCTAAAACCGCCGATAGCTTCAAACTCGCACAGACCATGCAGGGATTTATTCAGAGTCTTTATGAAGCACTTGAGGCTAAAGGGGTGTATGGATATGTCGTTGAAAATACGACAGAGTATGCGGTCGTAAGCACTTGGGACGAGGAAAACAATAGAGCGGTTTACCGCAAATACTCTATTGCGGAACAAGAGGACGGTAAAATCAGCGTTGGTGATTACGTTGAAGTTTTTCCGCGTTTTCTTACCGAAGAAGAGATTAATGCTGTAAATAATACAGATCCTACGTTCCAAAGTGAGGATCCTGCAACTACAGGAGATCCTGCAACAACGTATACCGAGCAACCTACAACCGAAGAAAGCGAGTTTACTAATGGCGAAGAAGACCAAACAAGTTCAACCCAAACGAACGAATCAGACCCCGAACCGCAAGTGGGACAGATGAGCGAACCAACCGCAAGTGTTAGTTCCGCCACACTCACTGACAGTGAAAGATCTGAACTCGATTCTTTCCGAAGAGCAGCTAAAGAAGCAAAAGTAGCAGAGTATAGAGAGGATATTGGCGAGGAAGCGATTTCTCGTATCATGGCGTCCTTGGATAGCTATTCTATGGATGAACTCGAAGTTGAGTTGAATAAAGAATATAGAAAGGCGGTTAAAACCGCACAAGCGGAGTCAGCTAAAACTCCTACAATTTTTAGCGTAATTGCAACTGCGCCAGACTATCATGAGGATAGACCTGAGGACGTAGTAAATAAATATAAAAACTAAAGAGGTATAACAATGTTTACTAAATATCTCCCTACTTTCAAGTATATGGAAGTTAATGACCTTGTTGGTCTGAGAAGTGGACATATGCTGTCGCAGGTTCCCGCTGATGCGAATATCGCAAAGGTGGCTAAGGGCGACAACAAGTTCATTGAGAACGGTCTGATTGTTGGTTTGAGCGCAACTGGAACAGTTGAGAACTTTGATAAGTCCAAGCATCCGGTTATGTTCGTTCACTTTACCGAGGAACTGAATACTCTGATTGATGAACTGAAGTATTTTGCAGTTGAAGCTCCTGATGGTGAGAAAGTTTACCCGCGTTGCGTAGCTCTGTATGTGGGTGATACGTTCACTTCTACCAACTATGCTGGCACGCTGAGCACTGCTAAATATGCTAAGGTTGTTGATGGTGTTCCTACTCTCCAGACTGCGGCTGATGTTGACACTGCGTTTATTGCTGTTCCTTCTGATATGCCTAATGGTGATGAGGCTGTTCAGCTGACGTTCTATCGTATGCCTACTGCAACTCCTTCTGTGGGTCCGTAGTTTTAGAGCAGCAAAGAACCAAACAATACAAATAAAAAACAAGAGGTATAATTAAATGGCAACAAAAGTTGAACTTTTAACTGCGTTTAAGAGCGCGATTAAGCCGGATGTGGCAAAGTTCTCACAGGCTGATGCTAATAGCGCAGCTATTAATGCTATTCTGGAGACTTATAATCTGAAGGATGCTTCGACTCGTGAAATTCTGGCTAAGCAGCCTGAAGTATTCGCTATCATTGAGCAGGCTGTTGAGGAACTGCTTCCTGCGGCTATCACTGATATTATGGGTGGTTATGCAGAGGTTCAGACCTTTGCCCGTGATGCAGAACCGCTCTTCACGATTAAGAAAGTCGGTAAGGCACGTGCTCGCCTGAGCATCGTAGAGGGCGCTCGCGGTGGTATCTATCGCGCAAGACGTCTGGACAACAAGAACATGACTGTGCCGGTTAAGGTTATGACCGTTGGCACGTTTGTGACTCTTGAAGAAATCCTGCTCGGTACTTTGTCTCTGGCAGAACTGATGGATAATATCGCTCAGGGCTTTATTGAGCAAATTTATATTAAGACAGTGGAAGCTATGAGAACTGCGAAGACTCTGGCTCCTGCGGCAAATGTTAAGAGTGGTAATGGTGTAGTTTCGGCTGACCTTGATGCTCTGATTCGTATTGCGGCTGCTTATGGTGATCCGATTATCATGGGCTTCCGTTCCGCGATTGCGAAGATTAATAACCAGACTGGCTGGACTGGCGTTACTCCTAACGTGGCTCAGGCTGATGTTGATGAAATTCGTAAACAGGGATTTGTTGGACTGTTCCATGGTACTCCTGTGGTTGAGCTTCCTAACTACCTGATTGATGAAACCAACAGCGGCTTCGTGTTCAAGGAAGGCGATCTGTTCATCCTGCCGACTGCGGCTAAGCCGGTCAAGATTGCTATGAAGGGCGATCTTCATATTGAAGAAACTGCTCATCCGTCTGGATCAAGAGAGCAGAATGCTCATCGTCTGGTTGGTGTTGGTCTGATGCTGGCGAACAACGTCTGCGTTTACACTGATACCTCTATTGATGGCGGCAAGTATTAATTAAAAATATAATAGAGAGGCGGGAAACCGCCTCTCGGATTGGAGATTATAATGGCTGAAAAAGCAGTTCAAAATTTTTATGATATTGTAAAGGTGTGTCGCGGAGGTCTTTCATTAGATTTGCCCGCTTATGATTCAAGTGCTCAAAACCGCTTACTGCGATTCGAGCCTAAGACGGATAAAATGCGGGTTGCGCGTATCTTTGCTCTTGGTATTTTTGTAGATCCTGTTCTGGAAAGAATGTATAAGGAAGGTTATTTTAGAGTAGAACCAGAGAAAGCGTTTGAAGCTGATGTGGAAAATGTATTCTATCCAGTTGAAGATAAACTGCCTACTCATTCAGATGAAGAACTTTTGGGCTATCTTACTAAGGGTAATAGGCAAAAAATTCGTGAAATCATGGAAGAAAGTCCGGTTGCACGCGAAGCGATTATTACTCTTGCGAGTGAAAATGTAGATTCTCTTTCTCAATCTATGATTAAAGACCTTGAAAAAATGCTTCAGGTAGAGTTAATCGTTGATGAAGAGTAATTACTGGAACGAGACAATCTACAAATTTTTCCTTAATTCATTAAGTAGTTGCACTTATGTCTCCTATACGGACAAAGAACTTCAAGATGAACTTGATGTGTTAGCTATGCGGGCTATTGCTCGTTTTAAATTTCCACAAGTTCCGCTTACCTATGATTACGATCCGCAACTTATTGAGGGCGAGGAAGTAGTTAAAGGCTATTACTTCACAAATAACGGTGTTGGACCGCGTGAATGGGATGTGATAGTTGCTTGGATGAAAGTTCTTTGGGTTGAATATCAACTGTCTAAGGAACGCAACTATGAAAATCTTTACGCTGATAAGGATGTTAAGGCTTTTTCAAGTGGTAATTTAATCTCCAGTATTGAAAAATCTTTTACTACTATTATGGACGCTGCTCGTAAGATAGAGGAAAACTATTACCGAGTAGCAGTTGACGGTTCTCCGTCTATTGGGGAAGTTAATGTATAATAGCTTTCGTCGGCGAATGAAAGTAGAAGATTGTTGCCGGATTAAGCATGAAGCGGGTTTTATCGTAGACGGCACTTCGGCAACAACTATTTATCATGTAAGATTAAATGAAGATAAGGAAGCTGGGTTAGTGATCAAAGAGAAAGAGGGTCCTGACCAAGTTGTTGTTTTCACTTACAAGAATGAAGATGATAAACTTAGGGATTTACAAAAAGGTGATTATTTCTTTTGAAATAAAGCTATTTATTTTCCCTTTGAAGATATAAAGTTGGTGCGGCAAGCCAACTATAAAAAACAATGAGCCTATGAGTGTAATGTTAGTGTTCAGCGTGAAACTAATGAAGCAGAAGATGTTTTAGTAGAAGAACCTGTTATTGGTATTGTTGATGACTTCGGGCGTCTCATTGATGTTAGTGACGGGAGTGCTACAAAATCATTAGTTCCTAAAGCGCATCACTCGTTATACTTGAATAACTATGGTGATTATAGTTATTTGGATGTTTCAAATCAACAGATTAAAGAAAATTTGATGAATGACGCAGATAAGAATGATTTGTATTTTGGCTATTTTATTTCATCGTTATCTAAATATACCGATCAAGAGTTTTCCAAGAACTTATTACTTACCAACGCAGAAAAACCAATACTCATCCTTCCAAGTTTTGCGTGGATAAGAGAAGGTGTGCGGATCTTGGCGGGTGGAAAACCGTGAAAGATAATTAGTATAGATAATATTACAAATCCAAATATTTGCTACTGCTCATTAGATTTTGATTTTATTGATAAACAGCCGAATGTAGAAGAAGTTGCGATTAAAGATGCTATGAGCGGCAACGATTCTGTAATTAACGGAGACGCTTCCGAAGAAGAGCGTGTGCTTAAAGCTTCCGAGAAAATTATTATGCGGACAACAGATGCTTATTTTGTTGCTTCTGAACCCGTAAATATAGTTTCAAAAACCGCTTCTTTGATTACTTTTATGATTCCTTATGGTATCAAAGAAATTACAATTACCACAAAAAATAAGAACAATGAAGAAGTATTAGAAAGGTATAAGGTGATATAATGTTAGAAAATATTCAAGAAACCTTATTTCAAATAAGAGATACACTCATTAATGATGATGAGCTGCGCAAATTGATTTATAATGACAGCAATAATGCACTTGAATTAGATGCTCCTTCCAAAGAAGAAGTAAGTGATTACTTTTCTCTTGCACCTATCTTCGAGTTCAACACTGAAGCTGGATATGATCATAGTTGCGGGATTACACTTATTCTAACACAGTTTGATAAGGATGAAGATATTGAAGAAGTAAGTGCTACACTTGTTGTGAACGTGATAGTAAATAATGAGAAATGGTTGCTTACAAACAAAAAGGTTCGTCCACTTGCTATTATTGACCGTATTACTTCACTTCTTCTAAACAAGAAATTTTCTGTTGCTACTCCGTTAGAATTCCGCGGTGCAAGCAACTTAATTTTAACCAAACAAATTAGCGGATACGCCCTTACGTTTGGCGTTTTGGACGGTTCTGCTGAAATTGAAAATTTTTAACAAGAGGTATAATTAAATGGCAACATTTGAGCAGTTAATGAACGGTTTCGGTGTTGTGACCGTTATGAACGCTTGTATCTATGAGCTTGCTCCTGATAAGCGTTATGCAGGTCGCTCTGCTTGCCAGCACAACGGCGCGCAAGGCGGTGCTCTTCTGCCGTCCGACTGGCTTTGCACTGGTGAGTATCTGGATACTTTAAAGATTGCTAACCTTAATCAAGAAGGTCCGACCAAGACGGTAACTGGTGGTCAGTATGCCAACCCGCTGATTAAGTATGGTAAGACTTGCACAGCTGAAATGCAGGATGCTCTGGGTCGTGCTTCTACGATGGTGCGGTTCTTTGGTGCTGATTACTGCACTAAGGTTAAGTATGAGCAGGGTAAGGCTTATTCTCGCGATTACTATGGTGACGGCGAGGCTAAGGACTTCTTGATGTTTGTAGGTGCAGCTGATGCTACGATGGCTACAAAGGATGACTGGGCAGTTAAGGATCTGGATGTTACCGCTACAATTGAAGCTGTAGCTTACGATGCTAATGCTAAGGCTATTAAGATTACGCTGAGCGCGGCTCCTGCTGCTGGAGATCGTTTTGCTCTGGTTTATACTCCTTCGGCAGAGAAGAGCGTTGGTTGCGGACGTCTGTCTATTACTGATAAGTTCCCGGGCGCGTTTGCTATTGAGGGAGATAGCTTCTTCATCGACCAAAAGACTGGCGATAAGGTTGACGTTCATATCTTCATCCCGCAGTTCCTGCCGGATGCTATCTTCAACTTCTCTCAGGATGCTGAAGGTGATGCGACCGTCTTCGATCTGAACGGAACTCTGTGTATGACCAAGGTTGCTGATGCGAACGGTCTTGAGCCGCGTGATATTTTCTACGAAATCCGCGACACGAGATACTTTGAAGGCGTTGGTAAGACCGCAGATCACGTCTAATATAGATTACCGAAATTTACGGCTCGGCAGGAAATCTGCCGGGTCGTTTTTTATGCGACTCATACGTTTGACAAAATTCCAAATTTGTGATATAATATAATTATAAAGAGAATGGAGGAAAAGTATTTATGGAACTTTATGAATATGGTGGGCAATGTTCTGTATTGCTTACTGTAAAATCTCCTCGTATTATCGGAAACCGCAAATACGCGGAAGATGAGCCTTATACGTTGTTGAAAGACGTTAATGTGGTTTTAGCTTATGAAGATACAACTACGGAGCAGAGTGCGGAAAAACCGCTTCTTGCTACAAGGTTTGGACGACCTTCTCAAATTGGAGTTGGTAAACTTCCTTTTACACAGAAGATATGGGACTTAATGTTTACGAAACAACAAACAGAATTACAAAGAACCTATCATGAAGGTAGAAAAATTGACCAGAACTCGATTTTTTACACTGAACATGATATGGTTGACGGAGCAATTTTTGTTTATGATGAAAGTTTTCAACCGCTTAATTTTGTAAAAGTTGATGAAAGTAGATTAAAGATTGAGGCGGAACCGCAAACTTTAGTTTGTGTGTTTTATCAAGGATTAATTGAAAAGGCGGTTTATAGCTTTGAAGTGCCACATTTTGGTTATTTTGATTTGCAGATTGCGGCTCTTGGCAACAAGGATAAGCGCACTTCAACTGCATTTTTACACTTCCCAGCTGTTTCGCTTATTTCTGTGCCAACAGTTGAGTTATCAAATGGTGGAAGTATTGCGAACTCTAATTTAATCTTTGATGTAATTTATAAAGGACAAAAGGAGCCGGTTATCGCTCTTTAAGGGGTGCTATGGCTAAGAATAGACAAACTTTACAAATACACAAAAATACTGGGAGACTTCAAAAGCGGGAAAAAGCATTATCAAAACGTCCGTTATATAAGGCTTCCACGAATAAAAATGTTCAGCGTTATAACAATGTATTGGATGATATTACTCATAATTATCCAGTTTTTTATAATCAAAGCAACATTTATCTTCATAGTCATTTGTCCTGATTTGAAGAAGGTGCCGCGATGATTAATCAGCAGATAACTAATATGAGTAGTCAAATTATTGAAGAGTTTAAGAAAGATACAGCTGCTTTAGTTGCTATTACTCAAGCTAATAAAGCCGCGTTCTTCGCGCAAACAAAAGAATTTGGAATTACAGATGATAAAAGTTTTGCTGCTTGATATAAAGGAGCGCAGGCTGAAAAATTATCTTTGGTTAGTTCGTTTAATGAGAGATTAAAATTACTACCAACAGGAAAAAAGAATATTGATCAGCTTAATGAACTTTTAGAGTTAATGACTGACATTTATAAGCAAATCAGATTGCGTGAGGGAAGCAATGGTTTTACTTTAGAGTATATAACTAATCTAAAAGAAAAAATCGATCGCTATAAGCAAATTATAAAGAAGAATCGCTCACTTTTTGGGACTGGTTCAACAGAATTGAAATTTACAGAAGGCATAGAAGGATTTTCTGTTAGTTCTCTTCAAAATAACTATTTGCCGCGGCTGGTAGAAGTTATGATGTCAGAAGTATTTAATGATGGTATTTTTAATTTAACTGGAGAACTTGTATCTGGTAATACTCAAAAAGGAACGTCTGCCGACCTGAAGGTTGGTGAAGGTTATTTCTCTATTAAAACAAATAAACCTCGTCAAACTAAGAGTAAAATACTTGAGACTTTTAATAATTGGAATGATTCACTTAATCAACCGGTATCTGTGAGTATCGATGGAACAAAACAAGATGTAGCTATTAATTATGTTCATGACTTATTAGTTCAAAAAGATTTTTATAAGATGAGTGAATATCTTATTTATAACTATGTTTATTTAGGAGCTTCTGGTAGCGGTTTACTTGATAGCGCTTTTGAACTTCTGGCACTTTCTTCTTTGTATGAAAAAATGTTTGGTTATAATAAATCTAAACAAGATCAAACACTGGAGCAACTTGTTCAAGAAATGCCGATTGCTACTTTAGATGCTTCTGGAAATGTTTATTTTATGGACAAAATGATTGTGCGGATTCAACGTGATATTGTTGGAAAGCTTGGTTCTTTATCAAATATTAATAATTATATGAAATATGATTTGGAATCTGGCTATCAGCCGCAAGGCAATGTTGGTCGCAAACAAACAACTCCTTTATGGACTCATAAACGAGCGATGATGAAGAAGTTAAAGAGGCGCAAAGAACCGCTTACTTATAAGTCTTTAAAGAGCATGGTAGATGGTGAAATAAATACTATTTTAGCAAGTTTGGAAAAATCTATTAAATTAACTATTGCTTATAATTTTGGAAAGGCGGTGAAAGATAATTAAAATACAGCATAATGCTTCAGAACTTCATTTTATGTATAATCAACCTATTGATTATACCGTAATTGATGATGAAAATAATATATATGAGTTTTCTATTAAGCTGACAACGTATTATGATTGCTGCTTTAATCGCGCAGTTCAAACTCTTCTTAGTATACTCAAGAAGCCAGTAAGTTCTTTTGCAGAGAAAGATGAAAAGTTTTCATTTTGTGATACGATTTGGGATGTAGTAAAAATGTATATCTACTTTATGGGAGATGCTTATATTTTATACTCCAAAAGTCTTCAGGAAGCGCTTCAACAGCTTATTCCAGAAGTCGATTTTTCCGCTACTCCAACAGTAGCAGGATGTATTATTACAGATGAACTTTTTCAATCATTTGTAGATATTTGGTTTGTTTCAGCTGGAATGAAGAAGCTATCTGAATTGGATCAATATCTTACTCCAGAAATGCGGAAAGCACAAGAGAAGATACGTAGGCTGCGACAGCAGGATGTCCCACAGCAAAAAGGCGACAGTATGAAAACATATTTGATACTTACTTATGAATTTGGTTATACACAAGAACAAATTCTTGGAATGACAATATATCAAATTAACAATATCTTACAATATCTTGGTAAGTCAATTCAATACAAAGTCTCGCTTATAGGGGCTGGAAATGGCTTATCCAAAAAAGTAAAATTTTTAACGGAGAAAGGAAAATAAATATGAATAATGAACAACTTTTAACAGAGTTCAGACGGATTTCAATGCTTCCAAATGTTTTGGAGAAACAGCTTGCACTTAAAGCGTTCAAGAAAGAATATCATAAGAGTGATTACTTTCATGCAACTCATATGCGGTTAAAGAAAGCCTTTGCTCTTTATGAACTTGATCGTATCCCCGCATTTTTAAATCAGGCTCATATTTTATTAGATAGTGATTATTTGGCTACCAAGATTAACGAAGTGCTTGAAGGTATAGATCTTAGTCTTGCAGTAAACAAGCTGTTGGCGCTTTTGAATTATGATAAACTTCAGGAACTTATGAATGAGTTTACTGCTAAAGATAATGTTGACCTTAATGAAATGTTAAAGGAGTTGAAAACCGCGCAAGCAAATCTTGAAGCTCTGAGGTAATTAGCCGATGGATGAAAAAATTTTACGGTATAAAACTGTATGAACCAATTATAATGAAGCAGTAGAGCAAATCAAATCACTTGTATCAAGTAAGAACCTTGATATGAGTAAAGGATTTGAACAAAATCTGCAAAAGGCTTCTTTGGTATTAAAAGATGCTTTTGAACGTATTGAAAAAGCAAGCGAAGGTACGGTACTTGATGAAAATACTTCAAAAGCACTTTATTCGCAGTTAAACGGATTGGGCAAGTTAGTTAAAAACATTGCTATCCAGTTCGGAACAATGCGGTTGCCAGAGGAACTGTCTAAGCAGGTTAATGAACTTCAGCAAAAGATTTCAGAAGTTCAATCTAAGATTACCAGTGCTACCAACAAGTTGATGTCAGCAAGAACTTGGACAGCTAAAAATAAAGATACTGGAGAAATGATGCTTAGTAAAAAAGCAAGAGCGTCAATTTTCCGTAATAACATTATGCCGGGTGAAACTAAGCCCGGTCAGGTTCATGTTGATGGTCAGCTTTTTACAAGTTATAAAGCGCTTACTGATGCAGCAACAAATGGAACGCAAGAACTTAAAGATAAAGCAACTGAAGTATTTAATTATATTACAACGCTTAAGAACCCGCAGGGTGTTCCTTATTTAAATACTTATCTTGAAGATATTCAAAAACTTAAAAAAGAAATTGATGTTCTTCAAAAAGAATTAAAACAGCTTAATGAGCAAAGTGAAAAAACAACTACTTCTAAAGGTTCAGAGTTTATTGATGTTAATGAAGTTCTTGGAAAAGTTAATTCTGGTATTGATAATTTAACTAATTCTGAAAAGGATGCAGAAACTCAAACTGAACAACTTGATGAAGTAGAAAAGAAAAATACTCAAACACTTGATAAGAAACAAAAAACTCTTATGGGAACTGCGGCGAAAACAGTTCTTTACCACAATGCAGTTAATATGCTGAAACGAATGTTGCGCACAACGATTAATGTTGTCCAGGATTTGGATAAAGCATTTACTGATATGGCTGTGGTTACAACTATGAGCCGTGAGCAAACTTGAGGTTTGCTTGAAAATTTCCAAGAGTTGGCACAAGCAACTGGTAAAACAACAACTGAAATTGCTAATATGGCAACAATGTTTTATCAGCAAGGTAAAAATACAACAGATGTTCTTAAATTAACTGAAGCAGCAGCAAAAGCAGCTACGATTGCAGGTATTGATGGCTCAAGATCTATTGACCTTTTAACGAACGCTTTGAATGGCTTCCAAATTAACGCTAATGACGCTATGGAAGTAAGTGATAAATTTGCAGCACTTGCGGCTTCTGCGGCTACGGACTATGAAGAACTTGCTGTGGCTCTTAGTAAAGTTGCATCTCAGGCTAATATGGCTGGGATGAGTATGGACTTTACTTTGGGTATGTTGACTAAGGGTTTGGAAGTAACACGTGAAGCTCCAGAAACTATTGGTACTGCGCTTAAAACCGTTATTGCTCGTATGCGTGAATTGAGTGATTACGGCAAGACGTTGGAAGATGATACTGATATTAACCAAGTTGATTCTGCGTTGAAAAATGTTGGAGTTAGTTTGCGTGATACTAATGGCGAGTTCCGTAATTTGGACGATGTATTAACAGATCTTGGTAAAAAATGGGATACTTTAAACAAAAATCAGCAGGCTAACGTTGCTGTGGCTTTAGCTGGTACGCGTCAACAGTCTCGTTTGATTGCTATGATGCAGGATTTTGACCGTACTCTTGAACTTGTAGATACTTCTGCAAGTTCTCATGGCGCAACTCTCGCTCAACAAGCAAAATATATGGATGGTATGGCTGCGAAGATTACCTTACTTAAAAATGCTTATGAAGGTTTTGTTCAAAGTCTTACAAATAATAAATTAATTATTAGTGGTATTGAAACTATTACAAAGTTTCTTGAGTTTGCCGCTGATATTAGTGGAGTTTTAGTTCCAGTTGCTATTGCTTTAGTTGGTTATGGAGCAGTTCAGTTAGTTCAGAAACAAAAAATAAAGCAACTTGAATTTGAGATAGCAAAATATGAAACTCAACAGAAACTTATTGAAGCCGAAGCTGCTCTTCAATCTAAAAAAGCTGCAATTGAAGAAAATGAATTAAAAGAACATGAAAAAGCTTTAAATAAAGTAGCTGTTGCTCAAGAAGCAAAGAAAGTTGCTTTACAAGATGAACAAGTAAAGTTAGGAAAGGTTCAAAACTTACAAGCTCAACAACTTGCTGCTATACAAAATGGTAATGAGCGTAGAGCAGAAAATCTTGAAACGCAAATTTATGCTGCACAGTTAGAGTATGAAACTGCTAAAGCTACTACCAAGCAAAAAGAAGAAGCTTTAGTTATTGCTCAACAAGAAGAAAAGGCTTCAAAAGCAAAACTTGATAATGCTATGAATGAGTTGCGGCAACAAGAACTTCTGACGCGGCAACTTCAAGTTCAAATGCAGTCTTATATGCTTAATATTAGAAATATTGGTTCTTTTATTTCTACTTTAAGTAAACTTGGTCAAACTGGAGGTTTAGCTAATGTAGGCAAATCTTTACTAAGTACTGGTAAAGGATTACTTTCTATTTTGAAAGCTGCTTGACCAATTATTGTATTAATTGGTGCTGCAGTTGCAGCTTTTACTGGAATTAGTAAAATGATTAATCAGTTTGAAAATCTTAAAGAACCGCTTAAAAAAGTAAACGAAGAACTTGAACAACTTCAAGTTAATCTTTATAATGTTTCACAGAAGAAAACAACGATTTCTGGTCTTGCTGATGATTTTGAAGATTTAGCAAATAAAATTTCTCTTACAAATGAAGAAGCAGAAAAACTTGAAGAAATTGTAAATTCTGTAAATGATACTGCGGGATTTAAGGTTATTACTGCTTCTGATGCACAAGGTCAGCTTGAACAGATTAAGGCTTATGAGACTTCTTTGGCTATAGAGCAACAAGGTCTTATTGATGAACAAAATAAGGCTATAGGAAAAGGCTATAAAGATTTAAGTAAAGAATCTTATATTTATGGAAACGGTGATATTCTTAGCGGAACGCAGTCTCAAGGTGCTTTAGCTGGAACTGGTATTGGAGCCGCGATTGGATTGCTCTTCGGACCTATTGGTGCTATTGTTGGTGCTGGTATAGGTGCTATTGCAGGAACGATTGTTGGTATTGCTCAAGGTGCAGCACAGGATACAGAAGCTGCGCAACAACAGTATGCTAAAGAGTTTGCAAATTCTGCAACAGGCAAAGAAGCGCTTAACTCTATTGGTAAGCAGCAAATTGAAGGACTTGTAAAAGCGGGACAAGATACTCAAACTGCAGTTCTTCAAATGTTTCGTGATCAGTTTGGTAATTTGCTTACTGAGGATGGAGTTGATGTTGATAAGTTTACTGATGAAATGGGTATTAATTCTGACTTTATTACTAAGTTAGATAAGGTGCTTGGAGAAGAGTCAACACTTGTAGACAAGTGACAGTATATTAATGACCTTCAAAAGTCTGGTATAAATGAAGATCTTATTAATAGCTTAAAATCAGCAAATGTTGAATTAGGCGTAATGAGCAAAGTTAGTAAGCAAACTGCGGCTTATATGTCTAATGTTGAAGGTTCATCCGATCTCATTTCCGAAATGTGGCAAAAAGCTTCTAAATTACTTTCATTGGCAGGAAAGTCTTCTGATGAAATTTCTACTTTATTATCTGGTGCTCTTGATAAAGCAGCACAAGATCCTGAAAATTTCAAAAAGATACTTGTTGAAGAAATGAGTAAGATTTATATTAATGAAGCTGTAATTAAGATGTCTCCAGAAGAAGTTGCGACACTTGAAGAACAAGTTAAGGAAGCCTATGATAAGGTTCAAAAAGCTATTGAAGAACGCAGTAAGATAAAAGATACAAATTCTGATGAATATAAAGACAAAACAAAAGAAATAACTGAACTTTCTGCGGCTTATAATGAACTTAATGAAAAACTTGATGGATATAAAAATAATACCGAAAATATTACAGATGCTACAAATAATCTCTATTCTATTTTCGATGGGCAAGCATTATCTGATTGAGGAGACGCTATTGATAAGTTAAGCAGCAAAATTGAACGTCTTACCAAAATTACAGATATTTCTGCTCTTAGTGGCGCAGATTTGGTTCAGTTAATACGTGATTATCCTGAACTGACAGATAAAATTATGTCTGGTAATATTAACTTATCAGATTTGGTTGGGATGATTCAAAATGGCGTAGAGACTATTATCAAAAAAGCACAAACGTCTTATAAAGATGCACAAGATGCTATTGATACTGCGGCTATTACTGGTAAGATAACCAATAAACAGAAAGATTTTATGCTTTCTAAAGATGCTGTTCAGTTCTTTAATCAAAGTGATAAAACTGAAAGAGAACTTATGAGCGCACTTGGTTTGGATTATCTTAATAAAGAAGATGTTAAGCAGTTTAATCTTATGAGAAGTCTTGTAAGTAGTCTTAATAAAGCTGAAATCACTGTTTCTCAAACGTTAGAGCGACTTGGGACAAAAGAGACTGCTATTGAAAAGTTGTTTGGTGAGTCAGTTGTTGGTTTAAGTGCAAGATACAATGCCGTAGCAGATAATATTGATAAAATCAAAAATGCTATGACACTTCTTGATGAAGAGTCAGAGGAGTATTTAGAGCGTCAGAAACAACTTATTGAAGGTTATGGTGATGAAGTTTCTTTGACGATGGATAAGATTAAGGAAGCGGAAGAAGCGGCTTTAAAAAAAGTAGATACTCCTGAAATTTGAGATTATGTGAAACGTGGCGAACAAGGTTATGAAATAGACTATGAGAAATTAAAAACTGCTTCACAAAAAGTTAAAGATGATGTCTACTCTGCTTTTGCAAATACTGACAGCACAAAGGGCGCTCTTACTACTTTAAATGAAACACTTAAAGAGTATTATTCTGATTTAACCACTGCGGCTAAAAACGCTGCTGATGTTTATGTTTCAATTCTTAAAACAGAAACCGAGAAAATTAATGAAGAACTCGAGAAGCGGAAAATCGCTTATGAAGACTATTTTGATGCAATTGATGATTTGGAAAATGAACAAGATACAACGCGAGATCGTGAATCAATCATTAAACAGCTTCAAGCGCTTAGTGGTGGTGCTGATGCGGCTTCTAAAAATAAGATTAAAGAGTTGCGGCAAGAACTTAATGACTTAAACAAGGAAGCGCTTCAAACCGAAAGAGAAAAATTAAGAGACGCAGCGATTGAAGAAATTGATAAAGAAATTGACCAAAATACAAAAAATATTGACGAAACAACTCAAAAGTTATATAAATTGATGTATGGTCAAATAATGAGCGGTGAAAAAACACCTAATAATTGGTTTGAATGGCTTCAAGAAAACGCTCCACAATATAAGAGCGGGGGAATGGTTAGTTCTACTGGACTTGCTATGCTTCATGGTTCTAAACAAAATCCTGAAGCAGTATTGAGCGCAGAACAAACTTCACTTATTCAAAGTTTCCTGTTGGCGCTTCAAGCTTCTCAAACAGTTTCAACTAAGGGCGGTTATAGTCTGGATGGAACTTCTTCAAGTGTGATTATTGAAAATCTTGAAATTCGACCTAATCAACTTAATAATGATCAAGATTGGCAGGAAGCCGCGGGCTTATTTGCTGAAACGTTTAATAATATAATTCGGCGTGGAGGATTAAATGTAAATGTCAAGAAATAATTTAAATAGCGGAAAAGAGCTTTATGAAGGATATTACTTTGAAGATGAGTTTCTTTATTTTACTTTTAACGACCGCTATTCTAAAATTTATAATTTGTTCATTGTAAATAACGGCGACGATTTGCAATTAACCTCTGATACTGGTGCTTCATCCAGCTATGAGTCGCCACTTCTTGGTAATATGTCTTATCATCAAGGAACTTCAAATAATCAACGCACTTTTTCTTATACACTTGCGGCGGGAGGGTTAAACCTCCCGCGGTATAGGGAATTGATGCTTTGATTAGCTCCGGGTCAAAAAGGTTTTTTCCGCAAGGATTGTGATGAATATTGGGGTCATGAAGTTGTAGTTGATAGTATTGGGGCAGTTAAGCGTTATGGAAATTCAGACGAGTTTAATGTAGAGTTTACGATAAACTTTAAGACTATTGGTATTCCTTATGCTCGACCTGATACTGATTTTGTGTCTGCACGTTCATTGGTTGTCGAAAATGAGTTTTATCAAAATGGACGGGATTTATTTATTAATAAAGCTGGTTTTACGAGAGAAGTTGGAGATAACGGTTTAATTTTATATATATTACCAACTATGGATGTTTCTTGAGGTTCTGAAGCAGAGACTATTTTTAATGAGTATGGTATTCCAGAAATTATTCCGAGAGCGCTTGATACTGGATCAACAAGATTTATTTTACCGCAAGTTAATAACAAATTTAGTTTTGTAGATTTGTCTTTTAATCGCAGAACTAAAGACGGCTTTAATATTTTGGTAAAAGCAAATGATACTGAAATTCTTAGTATTAAATTAAATAGCGTTAATGAAAAAGATGTAGAAAAGCGCTGAATGTATTATGGAGATAGTGGCTTACTGTTAGATGAAGATGGTTTTTTGGATGAAGATGATGCGATTATAAGTATAAATGAGATAAATGGTATTTTCCCGCTTCTTTGTAATAGCCCCGAAGAAATAAGTGATTTTAGTCTTACCCAAGACACTAATTTTATTTATATTAAGATAGATGACGAAGTAATATTTAATGATCTTAACAACAAATATGGAGAAGGTAATTCTTTTGCGGTTATTAGTAATAAATACTATGATGGGGTAAATTATAATGATGTAGTTGATTCTAAAGGATATTATGCTAATGCTCATTATGATTTCTCTTACGCGCTAAATGAAGGAACTACTTTCTTTAGAGAAAGTGATCAGACTATTGTCATCCCAAAAACGGCAGATTTTTCTGATTGTCAACCTAAAGTATATTTAGGCTTATATAATACTGTTGATGTAGATAGTAATAATTCTGTGGATGGTATTTTTATTCACAAGTATAATAATATTTAAGGAGGCTAAAATGGCGAATAGAACAACTTTTTTAAGATTGGAGAAACCTAATTTGATGTCTACAAATTGAGGGGCTTCTTTAAATAATAATTTTGATAGACTTGATAAAAATGCTGAAAGTGTTAATAATAATTTGCGGCAAATTAGAAACACGATGGGTGAAAATAATATCATCGGAACGGATGAAAATTATCCTTATATTGGTATTAGTGTTTCAAATAATACTTATATTTTAACACTTCAAGAGACAGCAATAGGTGGTAAGACTAAAGTTGTTTATAGATTTTCAAATGGTAAAGAGGAAATAAATAAACTCGGAGATATAGGGGACTATACTGGTTTTTATATTGCTAAAGATTATGATGTACCAAATCAAGTTCCAGATGATGTTCATCAAGTTTTTAAACAGAAATGGAGTGTAGGAGAAATCGCTACAAAATATACTGGATGAGATTCAAATAATCTTATTTCAGAACCGCTTTTTGTTAAATATAAGCAAGCGCTTGGTGGTTGGTATGTACCCACTAATGTTGGTGGTGATTCTTCTAAGCTTACAAATAAGATTACTTGAGAAAAACAGTTTGCGGAAAATGCTCCAAAAGCTGTAGAAACTTCTATCCCGATTAGAGCGCTTAATACAAGCACTTATGTTTATTTGCTTACAGGTGTTCAAGATGGAACAACTATACCGGTTGATGGTGATTATGATACTTTTATTTCAACTTATATAAAAAATGATGATGATTTAAGAAATGCTCATTTTGATTTTTATTCTACTGATGGTACAAATAAACAGATTTATGTTGATTTTTCTGTAAAATCTGATACTGGAGATGGACGATATTCTGTTATCATTACTTTTTATCCAAAAGGAACAATATCTGAATCAGATTTTTATTTTCGTATTACAGTTGGGGTTCCAGATCCTAATAGTAATTAAGGAGGTAAAGTATGAAGAAATTTAAACTTTATCTTATTGGGAGGCACAACTTGTGCCTCTCATCCTTCGATACAGACAGTACAATGCCACAAAATGGATATGGTACTTATAATGAATCTTTATCTCAAAGTGAAAATGATCAGTATCAATTAACTTTTTCAATGGTGCAGTATGTAGGATTTCAACAAAATTACAATTATTATCTTGATCTCTTGCCTATTGGAACACAACTTAGATTAGTAAGAGATGATAGTTCTTGGATAAATTTTATTATCACTGAACGCAGTCCACAGTTTTTAAGTGGTAATCTTATTTATGCCTTTACTGCGCAAGACGAAGTTTCTTTTTTATGAACTAAGCGTGGGGTAGGATATAGCTATTCTTCTTTTGATGAAGATGGCGGAACACTTCATACGATAGATTTTTATGGTAATCGGATTTTGCGTGATAATGGTTTGTCTGGTTGGCACTGCGTTTCTAAGTTAAGTGCTATAACTGGTAAACCTATTAGTTTTGAAATCGAAAGTTCTAATGTCTATAATGCGCTTATTGAGTTAGCAAATACAGTTAATGCTAAAATTAAGATTAATTATTATACTCATATCGTTTCTTTTTATGATAAACAAAGTAAGCGGTTTTCTGGTTATCGACTTTATCCAGAGAAAAATCTTAAATCACTTAGCATGACAAATTCTGGAAATGAGTTGACAACAGTACTTAAGTGTAGTGGTGGTGAAGATGAGTATGGTGCTGCTATAAATATTGTCCCTGCTATTCCAGATTGCGTAATGAACTGATTAAATAAGTATCGTAATCAAAGTTGTAAAATTGGTTCTCTTACTGTTTCAAATAGTTTGTTTGTTTCAGAAAGATTAATCCTTGGTGAAGCAAGTGATATTGGTAATTGAAAAAGTGCAGATAGTTTTAAAGATAATTGGTATATACTTATTCGAGATTATATTTTAAATCATGAAGAAGAAGGATTGCTTACAACGGAAAAAGACACAAAAGAACGTGAGCAGGAAATTAAAGAGTTAAATAATTTTACTGCTGTTGCTACAGAAGTTCCTTATTTAAGTCAGTATTTAGTAGATTTTTCATATTTTAAAAATACTAATCAACTTACAGAGAGTGAGTTAGAAGATATTGAGAAAATTTTTAATGTTGAAATGCGGAAAAATAATATTGACTATAAAAATACTACTTCTCTTTATTATAGAACGGAGTATCAAATTTTATCTATTATGGAAGAAGTTTGAGCAATTGGTGAGCAGTATGAAGCTTTATGGATGGAATATAATAGCGATTATAAAAATAAGGATTTAAATGATTATAGCATTCAAGCAAATGAATTAAAAAAGAAGATGAACGATATTTTTCTTCGTAATGATAAGGAACTTATTAGACTCTGTAATGTTATGTATGGAAATTTAAAAGATTTTGAACTTTTAAATAAATATTACAAAGCAGCTAAAGAAAATACAAATTTAGCTCTTCAAGCGCGAGAAAAAATGAAAAAATTACAGAAAAAGATACAAGACTTAAAAGATAAAGGAATAGAAGAAACAAGTTATGAAATAATGACATTAAAGAGTGAATACGCTCTGACAAAAAAACAATTTGCTACTTATTTAACTTTATCTTCTTTTTGAAGCCCTAATAAAAATCTTGATGAAAATTATATTTTTAGTGATCTTAAAGTAAGTGGATTAAATGATCTCATTTATAATACATTTAAAGAAGTTTTAAGAAAAACTACTAATATAATTTCATATGATAAAGGTTTGGAACAAAAGCTGGTTGAATTTAAAGCTATTGATGATACACTTTGGGCAGAACTTTTAAATAAATACGGCAATTATTTTTATGAAAACTCATACGAGAACGCCGATGAACTTGATTCTGTAAGTTTATATAATCAAGCAGTTTCATACTTCTATGATATTAATAAACCAACAGCAAATTATAATCTTCAGGTTCTTGATCTTAGTGCTCTTGATCTCGTTGGTATGCCAGATCTTGATGTAGGTAATACAATTCAAGTTTGCGATAAGCGACTTCGTTCATCGGCAGATTATACACTTATTAAAGATAATCTTATTATTACAGGGTTGAAATTTGATTTACGTAAACCTTCATCTGTATCAGTTGATGTTGAGCATTACATTCCTTATCAACGCATCTTATCAAAACTTATCAAAACTGTATCAACTAAATAAATAAAAAAGAAGAGGTAGATAAAATCTACCTCTTTTATCTTTTAGAATAAGCGTTTTGCTGTTTTATACTGTAAGCAGTCAACCGCATACTTACCAAGAAGTATAGCTTCTGAAACATCATCATTTGTAGAAATATTATACATTTCTTTAACTTTAGCTATTGATTGAAATTTTTGAGTCATGCGGTCTTTAGCATTAATCATGAAATGTGCTCTTCAAACTTTACTAAGCACAATATCAAATTTAACTCCTGCTTTATGAATAGAGCATAATGTTGATCCTAATAGCATAGCAAGAGTCTTAAAAACCCCAATATTATTTTGATACTGTATATCTTCTACAACAATAAAGTCTGGTTGTCATTTTTTAATAATCACTTCTTCTAAGAAGTTGCGGTTTTTCTCGATACGGCTCATAGTATCTCCTTCCAAGTGAAGGGGACGATAGTGAACTAATTTGCCATCATCAAAAACCGCCAGTCCTAAATTACAAGTGGCGTTGTCAATAGCTACAACTCTAAAACCGCGTTTCTCTGGTATAGTAGAGCTGCTTGCCATAAGATCTAAACTTTCTTGACCTGCGCATTGTGGACATTTGAAATTTTGATTTCTTATAGTCTTAAGAGGTGCTTCAATCAAGTGTCCTTTATCACACTTACATTTTAATACCGTATTTAAGTTCTCATAATCATCAATATTTTCACACGTCAAGTGCTTTTCTTCAAGTATTTTATCTATCTCGTTCCTTGTGAGTTTGCTCATAATAATCTGTGATAGAGATAATAGCCTCCATCAGCTCCCCCGTGTAGCAATTACCGCGACTAAGCAACTCTATACAACTGTCATAAGCATCTTCAAGATTGCTTAAACTAAGATTGCCAATATGTTTTGCCGCTTCTTTAATTTCTTGTTTGTTCATATTAGAACCCCAAACTTTCTCTGTTGACCTTTTTCAGAGGTCATAGCTTCATAGATTTTAATAAGTGCGCCAACATCTTCAATAGCAGAGTGAGCTTCATAGTCAATACCATAATACTCCGCAAGAGTAGGTTGCCGCAAATTACTTACGCCAACGATTTTTCCGTCTTTTTTAAACTGTTTAGCCAGATGATAGGTATCAATGATTTGTTTTCCTGCGATTACTTCTTCCCAAGGCAGATTATATTTTTCGCCTTTAGCTTTCATAAATTGATTATCAAAAGCTTTGCAGTTGTGTCCGCAAATAGCTTCCCAAGTTGTCCCCATTGCAAAAGCAAAAAAGCTTCTAATGACTTCTGGCTCTGTTCTACAATTTTCTACCATTTTATTAGTAATGCCGGTAAGCTCTGTAATTTGAGCAGGAATAGGATTCATGGGTTTAATATATTCATGAAAAGTATCAAGGATTTTGTGTTCATCCATGCTATAGAGTATTGCGGCAACTTCGATAATTGAACACCACTTGCGGTCAAATCCAGTTGTCTCTAAATCATAAAATAAAATATTCATTAATTAGTCTCCTTATATAATAGGTTTACATTTTGTTCAATAAGATTATAATTAACTAAACGTTCATTAAGATTATTTATTCCTCATTGATGATAGAAAAGCGGTCGAAAGTTTTTATAAATTTCAGATCCTAAAAACCGCAATAATTCATCTACCAATCCAGTCGTTCATTTGGACGGGTCATTGAGTATATTATACCATACTGTGCCATGCTGTTTTACCAGACTGTGTGTTATATACTCTATAAGACTTGCTTGCGGCGAAAAGGTCATCCAATTTTCAAGCAATTTAAATAATGATCAATGCGGAACAGAGGTTGAATCTTTAGGGGCTATAGGTCGAAAAATGATTTTTTGCTCTTTACCAGCGCAAACTATTTTTAAACACTCCAAAAAGCGGGAAAAAGCTTCTTCGTGAGAAATAATAGGCGTTTCAATCGTTTTTAGCGGCACAAATCCAAGTTTGCTTTTGGTGTGCTCTTGAAGTTGAGCTAAAAACTCCAAAATGCGTTTTCCCGCTTCTTCGTCACTTCCCAGATCGTTTCTCCATTTAAAATCAGTTCCGGCGCTAAATTTTAGACTTAAAAATTTTTCTTGAATATTTTTACTCTCAACTACTCTTTTGATTGAAATAGGATTTAAAAATACTATATTTTTCTCGCTTTTTAGTATATTAAAGCAGTAAATTATATTTTTTTCTGGAGCTTTTCAGAACTCCTCACCATCTCATACAATTAAACGCTTCATTTGTTTCTTGGCATTATGAAAATCTTGTCGTTGCTCAATAAGTTCTTTCTTTCAGTAAAACCGTATAAAATTAGCATTTGTGTAAGAGGTTTCATTTTCTGATTGCGGATAAAGTAAATAATCAGGACGACAACAATAGACAACTTTTGGCAACTCATATGTCTTAAAGTATTTGAAGCCAGAGCCTATTAACCGCGTTCTTGGATCATCAATTATTTTTCTTGAAGGAGTTTTTGTTGTTTTTGAGTTTTTACAAATATAAATTATATCATATTTTAAATTTAAATCAAACTCATTTTCTGCCAAGTTAACCGAATCACCAAGTTGTTTATGATAAGAACTTATCTGCATACAGTCCATATTTGGAATTTGGCTAACTTGACATAACCAGTCAATATCTCAAATTATTACATACATTTTAAGCACTCTTACGAATCAGACAAGCTACTTGTCCATTTTCGTCTAACTCCACTTTCAAAATTGCATCAAATCCAGTATCCTTATACACCTTCGGATAAAACGTATCGTCTTTTAAGATACCAGTAACTGCCAAAAACGTTCCTTTTTCAAAGAAACTATCTTCCAATACATCCTTGTTTCCATCTTCATCAATTTCACTAATCTTATGAGAATAACGTGCAAATTCTTGCTTATAAACTTTTACATCAATAACTCCATCAGGTGTTGATAAAGTAATAATACCTTTTAACTTGTCCTTATCAATAACTGAACCAAGAATCGTTCTCAATTTATATTTCGGGATAATTTTACCCTTAATTAACCAAGAACCGTCAAAGTCATTTTCCCGCAAATCATTAATACTACTAACGCCACACGGTAAATCAACTCCAGTAAGTGGATGACCACTATAATAAATATTTAAACTATCCAGTTCCCAACGATATAAATCACCATTAGCATATTTATTATACTCTTCTTGAAACAGTTTATCATTAAGTTCTTCCAACATCTCTGCTTCATGAGCCTTAATATACGCACGAGCAGGATCCATCTTTTTCGTATAAATACCGTCCCAAGTTATGATACTTATACCTCTAAATGTGCCACTATAAGTTTCCATCTCTTTTATATAATTATCATATCCATTTTCCAATAAATACTGATAAGCAATATCATCAATTAAATAAAAGCCATTCAACTTTGTCTTTCTAATATACTTTGTAAAATTATAAATCTTCTTTTGAGGTTCAAGTTCTGAAGGAAGCATATTATAATTAATAAGCATTTGGAAGTTTTGAAGATTTAATTTTTGTTTGTGATCAGCAACAGTCCTAATAAAATTACAGAGAATTTCTTCACGCGGTTTCTGTTCCAACACATCGAAACAACCAGCTTTAATAAGGTTTACTACTTTATCCTTACTAATGATCTTTTTCGGACCACCATTAAGTTTACGCAGAAAATCATCTAAACTTTTGTAAGGTCTGTTTAGAATGATTTCACGAATAATATTTTCACCAATTTTTGTAATACCACGAAGCCCAAAACAAATACTATTTCTTTCGACATCTGGTGTGAACCCCATACGAGCCACATTAATATCTGGCAATTCAATATTAACTTCTTTGCGGAACTTCATAACTGCTTTTGCCATTTTACCATACTGAACTTTATTTTGTTGCCGCTTATCTTCATCATCTGTGAGTTCTACAATACCACTATCAACAAGATTATAATAATCTTCTTCGTTGATCGCATTTGCATCTACAGATAAACAAGCACATTTCCAGTAGATAGAAGGATAGAAATGACAAAGGTTCATCTCCTGAAGAGCAATATAAGAATATCCTACAGCATGAATATCAGAGAACGCATATCCTGCTTCGCGCATAAACTGTTTGTTCCATACGTAGTTTAAGAATACAAGACGAGTTCCTCTATCCATCCCTTTCTCATAGAAAAGGTCTTTTGCTTGTGTAAGAACATCTGCTTTTTTCTTTGCAACTGCTTTTCTTAAGACATTTGCTTCCTTGACAGAAAATCCACTGATTTTTTCATCCATAGCAAGCCGCATCATACATTCCTGCGAAATACAAACTCCATATACGGGTAATAAATACGGCTCAAGAATTTTTTGTTCTTCCAGAGTTAAACCCTCTGCCTTCATTTCATCATACCACAAATTGATATTATTCTTGAACTTAACATATTCGTCCATAGGAAGAATACCAGTTTGCTCATCTGGCATAAGTCTCATAACACCATTTGCGGCTGAAATTTCTGCAAGTGAATGAGGATGAATAGCAGCAACTGCTTGTGAACCTTGCGGCGTATCAAATTGGAAACAAGAAGGAACTTTACCTTCACACAAATCATCCCACATTTTCTTATCTGTATAATTTATTACATCAGGATGAAGATATTTATTATACGTATTTCTTAATGTTCCCTGCCAATTCATAACATCATCTTCCATCATAAGGTTGACACATGTATGAATTTTATCGAGCGCTTGAACAGTAAGTTCATCATATTTCGGCGTCCCTGTTGCTTCACTATCATGAAGTTCGTATCCTGTTACCAAAATACCCTTACTCGTTTTAAGAAAACTGTTTGTTTTCCAAATCGGATTATTAAGCACCAACACTCCACTTGCATGACACCCCAACCGCGTAATAAGACCTTCAATTTTACTTGCCAGTCTCCACAAATCAGGATATTTATCCATTTGTTCTTTAAACGACTTAATTGCGGGACGATCCGCATCTCCATAATAACACTGTTTCAACGTCCAGTCAAAACCGCGTTCATTAGGTATCATAGCATTTAAATATGCTACAACATCTTCATTAATATCAAGTCCGCGTGCCGCAGTTTTAATAGCACTTTTACTACCTTCAGTTCCAAAAGTAGAAACGTGAACAAGATCACCACCTATAGATTGAAAATATTCCTGTAGTTTATTGAATACTTTATTTCGTTTACTTGCTTCCGAATCAACGTCAATATCCGCCAATTCAACTCGATCTTTGTGAAGGAAACGCCAACTTGGCATTTCAAGAGGTTGTGTAAGCGGATCAATTTGTGTAATACCCAAAATATAGTTAATAATACTTGATCCCGCGGAACCTCTACTCGGACCAATCAACGTATCTGCTTCATCCCACATAATATCAATCATCTTTTTCATTGTGATGAAGTAGTTGCTCATACGTTGATTCAACTTCGCACTCAACTCCATAATTTGTTCCAACTCATAGTTTAATCGCGCCAAGTAAATCGACTCATCTTTTCCTGCGTCAATAATTCTTGCTTTCCACTGATCAACCATTAAGTTCAACATTTCTACATCATAAATATCATTAAGCTCAATACATTTTGCTATCCAAGGATAGTTTGTATAATCTTTGCTCGTCCAAAATTCATCAAGCGGTTTTGGGTCAAATTTAATATGCGGAATAATAGAACTTTGTTTAAAACTATATCCTTCAATCTGATCAGAAATATACTGTGTGTTCGCGCACATTTTGTTAAAGAACTCTTCTGAACATCCTGTTCCTTTTGATGAACAAAAATAATCCTTAAGTTCATCATAACTCATCATATAGGTTGAAGCATAAAAACTATCAACTTCACGTTCGCCCTCTTTTGATTGAAGAAACCATTTATGAAGTTGCCGATCCTCTGCTTTCAAATAATGCGAGTCAGTTGTAAGAATAAAAGGATATTTACCTGCAAAGTTGTCAATCATATAACGGTTATAATTAATTTGATCTTCACCCCAAGACGGTTGAAGTTCAATAAAATAATTTCCTTCACCAAACAGTTGTGTCATTGCTTGAATATGCGGTTCAATACGCTCAAAATCCGCATTCTTGAAATAGGAAGCCAATGTTCCTGCCAAACAAGCAGATGAACAAATAAGATGACCTGGGTTCTCTCCAACAATTTCAAATAAATCACTACTATACGTTGGAGTTCGCATAATAGCTTTCATATAACTACGTTCCCAGGCGCGAGAACTAAGTTGCCGCAGCTGCTCGTGTCCAATATTATCCTTAGCAAGTAAGATTAAATGATAAAATGGTTCACCTTTTTGATGATTCGTCGTATTTAATCCCTCTCTACAAAGATAAATTTCATTTCCTAAAATTAACTTACACTTTTTCCGCTTTTCTTCATCCAAGCCGTTCCAGTAATCAAGTGCCTTTAAATGTCCACTTAAACAATCATGATCGGTGATGGCTACGCCACTAAGTCCAAGCTCAATGGCGTAGTCGATAAGTTCCTCTTCACGGTTGATACTATCTATCAGCTTTAAATTAGAATATTGTGTGTGATTGTGTAAGCTACTATAAGTTTTTTCTATCAAGAGGTTAATCCTCCCTTTTCTTTATTATACTTATATTATATCACAATTTTGGTTAAAATTCAAATTTAACCCCACAAAAATCTGCCATAGCGAAAATCAAGATAGCATTTTCAATACAAGTATAATGAGTCTGTGTTTCCGAAGAAGTAGCAATAGTGCCGCAAAGTGCGCCAGCAGGATCATCCTTTTCACCCGCTTCTTTGATTACTCCCTGAACGTCGTTAATCATATCGTTCAAAATTTTCTCGGCGGCTTCAGCATCCGATGTATTTGCTTTAATCAGACGACAAATAACTTTTGCCAAATGACGAACATTGCCTTCTTCCATCATATTTTTAAACCATTTCTTGTGGATAATATTAAATACTGAACAGTTGGCATCAATAACCATTTCAGCAACATTTGTATTTTCGTCAACAGTCACTCTATCAAAAATCTCTCTAATATTCATAATTAAAATAACCTCTCTCCTTTTTCTTCTTTTCTTAAAATCTCTGTCATCATATCGACAAAGCTTTCTCTATCAAGTCTTTCGTAAATTTGTTCAAGCAGTTTAGAACCGCTTACTTCTCCTTCTGCCTCATAAAGTATAATATTATAGTCTATTAAAATTTTTGCTAACTCTCTTTTGAGTTCAATTCCCATTCTTTTTCCTCCTAAAATAATGAACTTACTTGAACTGGCTCAAGTTCAATTTCATCAATTAGAAGTTGGGGTTTAGCCATACCCATAAAGTAATTCATTTGAACTCGACCAATAAGTTTATAATTACAGAGTAAACTTTGCGGCAAGTTATTACAAAGTTCTTCATCTTTAAACCGCACTCCATCAATACCAGCTAAGCAAATGCGGAAGCTATTATTCTTCATTAATTTAATATTTGAAGTTGCAGTTTTTCCATAAAATGCAAAACGCGGTTGCGGGATACTATTTCCATAAAGTGCAGGAAGTGAAGCAAATTTTTCAAGTAAACCAACATTAATATCATTACCGTTAAACTCACATTCAACTTCTACTGTGTTTGTAAAGTCAATGTCTTTTAACCGTTCATTTGCTTCTTCGATGAATTTATCTAATTCATCTGCCTTAATAGCGGCACCAAATGCACAAGCATGACCCTGTGCATACTCTGTTGAATTTGAATCTCTAACAAACTCACGAAAAGAAGCTAATCCATCAAAAGTTTTACTTCGACCACTGCCAGCAAATACTTGTTCACCATTTTCTTCTTTACGTGGATGAAGAACCAAACAGGGTTTGTTGTAAGTGTTAAGAAGTTCCATAGCAACAAGACCAGTAATAGTTGTTGGTATTTTAACTTCATCAGTTGGGTTAGTTGTAATACAAATTATAGCATTTTTATCTAAGTCTTTTTCCGCAATTTTTTGCTTAAGAAAAGTAGCGCACTTTTTTCTTTCTGCATCTTGACGACTTTTAGCATTAGCACAAATACGAGCAACATAATCATAAAAATCTTCTACTCTCGTTTCTCCGCGATAAGTAGTTGTAATTTTAGGTTCTCTTGGCTCTTCAATAAAACCGCGAAATAAATCTTCTTTTTCGTTCTGTTCACCAAAACGAATCGTCCCATTAATAATAGGTGCAATATAAAAACCAATATCAATTTTAGTTGGATGATAAATATCATTAATTTTAAAATCCTGCTTCTTTAAAAGTGCTTGAAGCATTTTATTCTCAATATGATTTAATCCGTGCCAGACAATAAAGTTATTATCCAAAGCGCGGCAATCCATCATATCACTCACAATACCAGTTGCCGCTAAATCATAAAACTTGTAGTTAATACAAGTAGAAAGACGAGAAGAACAATAAGCTTCAATAAACTTCAGCACAACTCCTGCACCACTCAAAAACTTATTAACAAAACGTGGTGAAAGTTGATTATTTATAATAACTATATTAGGGATATCAAGAAGTTCTTCTGCTTCGTGGTGATCGAGAACAAGAACTTTAATTCCGCGTTTGGACAACTCTGTTAATTCTTCTTTTTGATTACTGCCAGCATCTGGAATAACAACATAAGCTGTATCATCATCAACCATGAAGTTTTCCACTCCATGCTCTTTGCCTTTATGAAGTCGCCAACGAATTTTTCCTTTTGTATACTGCTTAAAAAAGTTATAGAAAATTGCTGCAGATGTAAAACCATCAACATCGCAGTCTACAACAAGAGTAAGCGGTTTTCCGCTATTTACCATTTCATATGCAAGGTCTAATCCGGCATTTATATTTTCCAGATGAAACGGATCTTCTCGTGTTATTTCGCGCGGTTCATGAAGAAAATCTTCAACGAAATTTTTGTTTATCCCAAGAGATTCTATATAATCCTCAAGGGGAGTCGAAGACCGCGGGTTAATAGCGTTCCATCTAATTTGCCATTTTACCATTTTAAACTATCAATCTCCTTTTTAACAATTCTTCAAAAGTTTCTTTTCCACAATCAATAGGTGAATCTTTATAATGAAGTAAATCAAAATTCCAATCCATAATAATACTTACGTTGAAAAATTTCTTTAACTTATTAGCAATATTTATATATTTTTGCTTAATAATATTCATTTCGGAGTAGTTGTTATAATCGGCATCATAAGCCAATACAACATTATTAACTCCAAGATAGTGTAATAAACGTATCTGCTCCAAGCTTACATTTTGCCCTAAAGTTGCTACTGAAATATTTCTTATTCCATAAATTGTGTCCATTTTCAATACAGACTTTTCTGATTCAAAAATAATTGCTTGACCGCTATATTTTATAGCTTGTTGATTTATATTAAGACCATAAAGAATAGAAGAACTTGGATGACTTATTACCTTGCCACCATAAATAATAGGTCGGTATTTAGCATAAGCATTATCATCCAAAAAACGTCCACGAATACTTATTAAGTTATTATTTAAATCATAATTAGGAATGATAATACAGTTTTCTATAGGGTCATAAGCTATATGATATTTTCGCATTGTTGGGTAAGAGATACCTTCTTCTGCCCAAATAGAAAGCGCTTTTTCATCCCAAATAAAGCGGTTAAGAATTTGCTTATTGTAAGTTGGAATCTTTTTAATTGGTTCATAATGATAATTGTTTATTGCATAAAGTGCATTAATTTCATCTTCCGTCTGTTTTCTTTCACTAAGCTCATTTTCCGCGTCTTCTGTTCTATCAAAACCACAAATTGAAATCGCGTCCCAAAAATTAATTGTTGTGCCGCGAGTTGAATAAATTTTTACAAGTAAATTAAAAATACTATAATTACAACTACATTCTGTATAACAGTGGAAGCTTTTACTATCTTTGTAGTAATATAATTTATGACTTCCACCTTCTTTGTTATGACAAAATGTAGGAAATATAATATACTGTTCTGTTTCTTTAACTGCTGTTCCAAAAGGTTCCAAGATAGACTTAATATCTTCTGGAGATAAACTATCTTGTAGAGCCTTGTAATCTACAATACTCATTTATATCAACCTGTTCTTCATCAATTACTAACTTTGTATAATCTGTAAGCTGATAATTACAATCAGTCACAAATAAATCTGTTGCTCGGCAAGTTCCGTAATCAAAATAACGAAAAATTTTTACATCACACATTTTACCGCGACGGTTCTTATATACATCCATTACGATATTTGGTTTAATAAATCTTCCTTCATAAATTACTTTTATCACTTCATCCTCATCTGGAGGAACACGGATGCCTATAATTCCAACATCTATTTTATCAGCTAACGCTTTACTACCTCGCAAAAATGAAGCTGTTCTTTGACATTTTTTATTAAAATCACCTGATAACTGTGAAGCTGTAAAGATAAATACATCATACTGTGCGGCTATCTCTTTTAAACTATTGGACAGCATCATTAACACTACATCTTCACGCAAATTACTTGTGCCAAACTCTTGCGTAAGTGCAGGAGAGTTGAAAATATAATCATAAAAGACATACTCTATGCCTTCTCTAATAACAAAATTTGTGATTCGAGCGCGCAAAGTTGTAATATCGGGATTAGCAATTTCTTCAATCCGAAAGTTCTTCTTGTAATTATCCATAATTTTAAGAGCAACTTGTATCAGTTTATCTTCATCTGCAGTTGTTTGTCCAAGCAGAATATGCTCTTCATTAACACCGCTTATATGAGCTAAAACCAATGTTTGAATTTCATCTGCTTTCATTTCTGTTGCAATAAAAAGCACAGGACGAAGATCACTACGAATAACTACTTTTCCATTTTCAATACGCGGATAAGCCAAATCACAAGCTGTTCCAACCATCGTTCTTGTTTTACCACCACCCTGTGAGGATGATAACATATACATTTTACCTTTTCGGCAACCACGAACCGCATAGTTTAAAATATCTCCTGTGATCGGAATACCAACTTCTGGATTTTGTTTGAAGTGCTCATACAGTTCTCTAATACCATCAGAAGCATCAATACCTGTTTCTTCTGCGACCGCATAGTTTTTATTCTCAATAATTTGAAGTTTTTCTTTAACTCGATGAAGAATTTTTGCTGCTGGAGTGCGATTTAATTTATCTTTTTCATCTGCTTGTGCCAAGAAATTTGTTCCATCATAAAATTCTGAAATATCAAAACCATTTAACTGAAGTTCACGAAGCAAACTCATCTTCTTAACTCTATCATAATGATTTTCAAACAGACCTTTGTCTCCATTTTTTGCTAAACTATAAGCCTGTTCACATAATTCTCTACATTTGTTGCGCTCAAAAACCGTCTTACTAAGTTCAGAATTTTCTGCTTCAATTTCTACGTCTTTTGGCGTGATAATCTGGACATTATCATGAATCATATTAAAAAGAAGTGAGAAAATGAGTCGATATCCTTCTCCTACAAAGTCATTAACGTTCAAATTATATATACAACTATCTTCGTAGAATAAATCAGGATGACCCATCATAAAGCCAATTACATAGCTTGCGGAGGTAGGCTCAAAAAGTCCTTCTTGCTTCTCCATCTTTTATTTACTCACCTCCGTTAATCATTTTCTCAATATCTATATGCTTACGTCCAGAACGCGGTTTTTCCGCTTTTGGAACCTTAATCTTTATTTCTTTGATTTGTTGCGTCGCAAGCGCTTTTAATTGCGACTCCTTAAGTTCTTTTGTCTGTCTAATATAGTCTTTTGCTTGTTTTACATAATCTGGGACGTTCCAAATTCCATATTTAACTAACTTATTCCTATCTTTCTCAATCTGATTTATTTGCTCCCAATAACAAAGAACGCAAGCTATGTCATAACAACTTAGCTTGCGTTCAATAATAAATCTATCAATTTGAGAGAGAAAGATGTGTGGAATTTCATCTAATCCAAACAGTTCCTTAATTAAATCATTAAGTTCTGCTCGAGTGAAATTATTTTGTTCCAAACCTTTCTTTCAACTCCTCCAAAGTTGCGCTCGCTACTTGTAGTTTTTCAACTGTATCTTGAGACTCTACCAGTTCACTTAACTTAGCTCCCTTGAAAATATTTAACAGTGTCGTTTCAAGTTCGGGACAACCGCTATTCATCAGCTCCGTTGCCTGATTTACAACCTGTTGTCGCAAATTTTCAAAATTTACTTCTGTTTCGGCACTTGCATAATAATTAATTCTGCCGCAATCTGTCGGTTTTTGTCGACCTTCAAATTCATATTGGCGGTCAACCGCTTTTGTCATTTCGTCTTGAAGATTTTCATAAGTGAACTCAAACTTCGGAGTAAAGAAACGACTTCTTGTTTTTGTATCAATACCAACCAGATTTGTATACGCATAGACTGTTGGATTACCATGCTCATCCTCTTCCTTATGAAGGAAGAAAACGAAATCTGCAAGTCCTTTAATAATCAAATCAGGACGTTTATCAATATCAATTTTAATCGTGCTTACCTTTTGTTTGGTAACTTTATCTTCCTTTTCCACTTCGTCGCTATGAGCCAACAGAATTAAACCATAACCCTTTTGTGGAATTGAACGAACAGTTGTTTCAAACTCATTACGAATACGCTTCCAACCTGTGCCAAAAGCACCAGCTTGACCCGGTTCATCGACACCCATTTGAGTAAGCATATACATATAACACATCTGATAAAGCTGACCAATTGTATCAATGATGATTACATCGAACCGCTCACGGTTCTTTTTTTCATTGAGCTGACGCACAATAGCTTTAAAATCCTGCCATGATGAAATCAAAGCTGGCATTGCTCCATTAATCATCTTATAACCAATATCAGTAGCTATCAGAAGATGCTTGGGGAAGGAACAGGCAACGGAAGTTTTTCTCGTTGCCATTTCCCCATAAAACAACCAAATCTTGTTAGACAAATCAGCGGTCACTACATTAGGCTGAACATCATCAAGATTTATTGCCATAACTTACCTCACCTATCTTAAATGAGCGACTGCATTTTGGTCAGACGGTTCATAGCTGCTGCAGCCGGACTGGTAGGAGTCGAAGAAGTAGTTTCAGCCGTTGCTGCTGCACCACTCTGCGCCGCAAGCACACGAGCATCATTATCATTCTTATAGGCTTCAACAAGCGTTTTGATTTCTTCAGGAGTATAAGCGTTAGGATCATCCGGATCGAAAGGCGGGTTTCCGCTCTTAATCCGATACAACTTATCGGTATAAATCCGCGTTTTAGTAATCGGATCACCAAATGCTACTTCTTCGGTTCTTGTTTCGGAACGAGTTGTCTGCGACAAAATACCATAGAATACTACGGTTGTGCCAACCTGATAGTAATCCTGAATAGCCTGTGCTACATTTACATCGTCCTTGGCGACATCAAAACGAATGACAGAGAGATTTGTATCGTTGTAGTTGCTCTGTGCCACTTCCAGACGATAACCGAACAGTTCATCATCTTTATTTCTACGCTCTGCAATACCCTTAGTCACAAAACCAGAGTATTCAAAGGTTGCACAATCTGTATCATCATTTCTGCCTTCGTTAATGAACTTAGCAGAAATGCTGTTAAATGCACGAACAGTTCCAGAAGCTTGATCAACCATCTTTTCCTCACGGAATTCGCCTTCTACACGAACACGACGATTAATCAGTCCTTCCAGATTAGAATAAGCGGTAAACAGCTTACTGACAGCTCCTGCCTTAGTCATCTTATAGCTGAAAACCCGCATTTCGATCAGATTTTCAACTCCTTCAAGAACACACTTAACAACAATCTTGCCGCTAATATACTCTTTTCCGTTTTTGTCAGTCTTAACTTCAGTATTAACTTCTGTAAGAACACCATTTACATTAACTTTATTCATCTTAAGTTTTGCCATAATCATTTACCTTTCTACATACACATAAAAATCATAAAATTTCAAAATTTCTCTTTACTGCTAAAGATTGCGGGATATTGTTGCCCATTACAATACCCCGCACAAGCAATCGTTTATATTAGCTAATTAAGCCTGAAATGCTCTACCAGCATCGGTCAGGAAGTAAACCGTATAGGACTTCATAACCTTCTCGCCAGCCTTATTGATGAACTCGCCCTCACGAGCGCCCGCATTCTTGCCGACCAGTTCATACTTAACCAGAGAGTTAATAACTCCGTGGATACCCTTCGGATTCAGCTCCAAAGCAGTAGCGATTTCATCGCCAGTATAACCCTCTTCGCCGTTGTCGTGAGCCTTCATATACTCCAGCACCGCCGCACTCTTTTCAGTAAGTTTAATAACCTTCTCTTCCATGATTGTAAATCTCCTTTTGATTACATAAAAATTTTTGTTTGTTTTTTTGGCGGAAAGCAAAAATATTTTGGGCATCAACCTTTATCTTTCCTTTGATATATATATTATATCATAGATTTTGAGAAAAATCAAATTTTTAGAAGCTATTTCTTAAATTTGACTCGCGATTTTTGACTTTCAAACTTTTATTGAATGAAGTTTTTTTCGCTCTCTCATTTTCTATAATTATTATATCATAATTTTTGATTTTTGTCAAGTTTGCTTTTTAGCATAATTTGCTTTGAGGAGTAAAAATTTCGTTGTCCATTGTAATATACCATTTACCAGCACAAAACTTTTCAGGATAACGAATACGGTCATTACCAAGTTCAGTCTCTAAATCATCTGTGAAGAAACAAACTTCTTCTTTACCAGTGAAAGTTGCCTCCCAAGTATAATATACTCCGTGTTCACGAAGCATATCTAAAAAATGACCCATTTTATAGTTAGAACCAATATAAATACAAATATTACCTTTTTCACGTTCTTCAATATAGCGGTCTACAAGCCATTTTGTTTTGCCGCTACCTCGATCATCTGTATAAAAAATCTTTTGAATCATTATTTCTTCCTTTCATCTTTTCTATAATTATTATATCATAGATTTTGAAAAAAATCAAATTTTCGTTGTAGCTTAATTTATGCAGTAATTTAAGCGATAATAACTTTCACGCAGATAATTATCATCCAAAATTGTGATAAACCAAGTCGCATTTTTCGCTACTCCAAAGTGCTCAGGAACGAAATCACGATTATTATAATAATCATCAGTAAGTAGAATATAAGTATTTTTACCTACTAAATCATCATCATCCATAATCAGAAGAGGCGGAATAACGTCTCTTTCCGCGCACTTTTTATACAAATCCTTATAAGTTTCTCTTGAACCGGCAAAGAACGCGGTTGGAGAGCCTTTGACAAGATCAAGCTCTTTAATGAGCCAATTGATTCTACAGTCGTAATCAGGATTACAGTATATAATGCGTTTCATAACGTTTTTCCGCCTTTCTTTATTTTCTATATATAGTATATCATAAATTTTGGATAAGGTCAAATTTAAGTTTTAGCTGAAATTCTACTTTTGTATATTATGAAAATAGTCTCCAATAATATCTTTTTCACCACTTGATAAATTATTATTAGAACCAACTCCATTTTGTGCCTCAGACAAACTATTACCATATTCATCACCATAATAGGTTGAGCCGTCAATTATTTGGTTTGAAGCGCTATTTGAATTAGCACCAGCACCATCTCCTTGACCGTTTCCATCACCATTAGTTGGATTTTTTTGGTTATTAGAATCGGTAGAATTGCTACTACTGCCATTTGGATTTGTTTCTTGCTGTTCTTCAAGAGTTTTGTCTTGCTCTTCATTATCTTCAATAATAATAAAAATAGCATTAACAAAAATATCTTTTTTAACATTCTCGTCTATGCGAGTAGCATTTTCATAACCATCTGACCATCCAACAAATACATAGCCATCTTCAGCAATAGCTTGAACTATAGTACCACTTTCTGCGCTTTTGATAGTTTATTCAAAATTCCCATCTATTCTGCCTTTACTAACATCATTAACACCATAAATTAAATGAAAAGAATTAGACGGAACAGGTTCATGATGATCTTGTATCAAATCAATAAGAGAAACATTTGATATCATAGAAGCAGTTGTTACACCAATTCCTAAAATAAGCGCTATACAACAAATAATAATTATTAGTGAAGGAATAATGATCTTAATCGATGAAGCGTTAAATTTTTGTAAACTTTTTATCGCATCTTCTCTTTGACGACAAGCAATATATGAATTATTTTCTTTAAGTTGCGTCATAGTTAAAATACGTTCTTCTAATCCAAGAGCATCAATGCGTGAAGCTAATTCAAAATGAGAGGACTTAAATTTACAGAAATAGCAAATTATTGTTGTAATTGTAATAGTTACTACAAAAGTTAAAATATAAATCCATAAAAGTTTAATGCTAAAAATCCAGCAAATAAGTGCACAAAGTATAGCAGTACAACTTCCAGTAAAAATACCGTAAAGTGCGGATTTAATTCATCTTTCTTTATTAAGACGAATTTTATATTGTTGTAAAATATTGTCTATATTCTGCATTTTAAGTCCTCCATTATAAAAAAATTAAGAATTTATAGCCAATTCAATTGTTCCATCAGTAGAAATAGCGCCATCATTTTGTCCAGTAATAAATGGAAGCAATTTATAATAACTAAATCTTTCGCTGTTAAACATTTCAATAAGATTGCTCGGAACGGATGGATCACTAAAGCTTAAACTTAAAACAGCATTTTTGTTTCTTGTTCCAAGGTACACTATACTTGTATCACTTCCAACATTAAATGTTACAGCATTTGATACAGTAGCCGTCAACATATCAGAACTTCCGAAATTACTGCAACAATATAAATACCCATCTGCAGAGCTAATACTTATTTCAAAAGTACCTGTAATAAGATTATTCGTCGGAAGAGGTTTAACATTAGTATCAACATTAAAAAATTGTTCTGCGCAAGTAAAAATATCAGTTGTAATTATTGAATTGCCTTCTAATTCACTCCAGAGATTTCCCATTGTATCATTTGAATTAGTGCTTTGTTGAGAATATGGAATAATTATAGTTATTGTTCCTTGAGGATTTGTGAAGTTTGTATTTAATACGTCTGCAAGTGTTGTATTTTGTAGTGAGATGATATCAGAAAACATCTGTGTATCATCGTGATCAAAAATTCATCCATCCGAGAACACGGGATTATAAGCAAACGAAGCACTTCCGTTAAGACTGCTAATATTGAGATCATAAACTCCCCAATGCCACACATCAGTGTAAGTTAATGTCGAATTTGTTACTAAGTTATCAAGAAATATTTGATTAATTGTTCCTGCTCCAGACGAGAAAATTTCTCGTAATTCATCATCTGACCAAAACCACTGCTCATTATCTGCCCAGCAGCCTCAACCATAATAATCTGTTGTTTCTTTTGATTCTCCATTTGGATTTTCTGTAGCAGTAAAACCCATTGCTTCAGCTGTGTCTTTTGGCAAATAACCAAAATGAATAAGAGATTGAGAACCAGAAAAAGAAATTTCAGGAGGGTTTACAAGGTTCAATGATACATATGCAAAAGTTTCGTGACCCGAAGCTGGAAGAATTCCTATTCCGGAAACATAACATAAGTTATAAACATTACCAGAACCTCTCACATATGCAGCAGCATTTTCAAACCCGCAATCTTTATAAAGTGCCGAAGTAGGAATAGATGTAAAACTATAATCGTCAAATATTATTGAATAAGAACCAGTATCGGTCCAATCAGAAGTAGATTCTGACACTTTTAACAAATAAATATTTGCGCTTGATTTTGTTCCAATAACGGTTGGATCAAGTTTAAATGTCGGTCTTTTTCCTTTGGCTCCAGAAAAATTAGTTACACCAGAAGCACTTGGACTGGAAACTTTTAAATCATATTGGAAAGTGCTTTGTATTGTAATTATCGTAGAGCTTAATTCAGATCTTTTTATAAACTGTGGACTTGTTAAAAGGCGTTCACCTTCACAATAAACACAAACATCGACAAGCGGACTTTCATAAGAGGAATCTTTGCTATAAAACTTTCTATTGTTTAAATATCCATAAAGTATTTTGTGTAAAAAGCCATCGCTGCCTTTCATTAACATTTCTTTTACTTGCTTTCCGTTAACATAATACATTTACAAGCACCTCGATTATTCAAGAATCAAATAAGCTGTATTTGTATCAGTTCCAATCTGGGATGTTGAAGTTATAATTTGATATTTCAATAAATTAGAAGGAAGATCAGATTTTGCAACATAGTTATCTGCCACACCTTTTTCTGACATTACACGGGTAGTTGATGTACCTTTACTACTTGAAATACCGGTAATTGTTCCCCCTACAGTAGCACCGCCATCACTGAGGAATTGAATATCTCCATTAGTAAATTTAATACCATATTGTCCAGTAGAACCCATAATGGTTATGTCATTAGTGATTGTGCCACCACTAATCGGTAAATAATTATTTTCTAATTTCCCATTAATATAAGACCACAAGTATGACATCGGTCGTCTGTAATACGTTGTATCAGTCATTCCGCCACCCACAGATTGACAAACATAGTAATCTGCATCCACTGGCGCAGAAGTACCGGCAGGTAGTAAGTTGATGGCGGCGCTAACGGCAGCTGAGGTTTTAGCGACGTAGTTGTCCGATAAGCACTTCTGGGAGGCAGCAATTGTGGAGGAAGTGCCTTTTAAATCAGAAATGCCATTTAATTTACCTCCTGCGCTGGGAAATGTAATACTACCATCAGTTGATAATACAAGAGTATCATTACCGAGAATTTCGAGATTACCTGTAATACCCATATTACCTGTGAATAATCCGCCAGATACTGGCATATAGTTATTTTTCACATCTGTAATTGCCGTGTCATTCGCTGCAATTCCTTCTTCAATTTTATTCATATTCGTCGCATTAAGCGGCGTCTGTTCATTTACTCAATTTGTTTTTGTATAAGCCATATTTCCTCCTTACGACCCAACCTTGAGGTTCTCCGAAACATATACTTTTTCACCAGCAGCAAGTGGTCCACTACTTCAACACGGTCGAGCCTTATTATCAATTCCAACATAAATTGCTTTTACTTCTCGCGCAACTCCATTTACTCCAACGTAAATTTTCTTAATTTTGCGAGCTTTTCCATCTACTCCAACATATATTTGTTTTGCCATAATGATTCACCTTAATTATTCATAGACGAAGTAGAAGGAACCTGTTGTAAGAGGAGAAGTTCCTGCTGTTAAATCAGTAGTTGAATAAATTGCATCAGATTTTGCTAAGTAGTTATCTGCTACACCTTTTTGAGACATTGCTCATTCGGATGATGTGCCTTTTCCATCAGTAATACCTCTAAATTCCCAGCCACCGCCGAAAGTGCTACATCCAATTCTATCTCCATAAACAGTTATAATTGATTTAGCAGCATTATCTAAAACACTAATGTAAGAGTCAGTAAATTTTGAAGACGTATTCTCACCATTAAAATAAAGGCTACCAGTTAAATATCCTCCACTAAGTGGCAAATAAGTCTTCTTAATTGTTTCTGTTGCATTCTTTGCGGCAGTTGCAGTCTTTGCAGTATTTGTTAAATCATCTACAGTAAATGCGGTCGGTGAACCATTACCATTAAATGTAATTTTCGAACCGCCTGCAACGATGTTACCATCTGAAGTAACCCACATTCCATTTTTTCTGTCGGTATCACTGGTTCCAACTCCAACAATGAATGAAGCAGTACTGGACACTTGTTTATTATATCTACCAACAATTGTCTGATTGGAATTTGGTAACAAGCTTTCGCCAAGACGATATACATTGGCTGCCTTAAAGTTTTCACGATTGTTTTTTCCAACAGTATATTGGTTCTCTCCAACAGTATTGTTGTCACCAAGACAGACTCCTCCTTGACCAATATTATTTGTGCCAATTATGATGCCATTTGGTAAATAATGTTTATTATTTTTACCAATTGAGAAGGTTGTTTTAGCTTCTGAATGATTCGCAAAACCAATTGAAATCTGCTCTGTTACATTTTTTGAAGTATCATTTGAAGCGCCAATTAAAAAATTGTAGTTGCCTCTGCCAGTATTACCGTAACCAATTAATGTTGAAACTTGACCGCCCGATGTATTATTCCAGCCGATGCCACATGAGTAATCATGAGAAATATTATTATTTCTACCAGCCGCAAAACTTGCATAAGCAACGGTGTTTCCATGACCTGCTGCGAATCCATATTGACCAACTACAGTATTTTCACGACCAGTTGCAAAGCTGGAGCGGTTAAGAGCTTTGTTGTTTTCACCAAACGCTGTTGCATTTTTACCTAAATCTGCAGCTCCAATAGTAGGCTTTGCATTACAATAAATGCAGAAGTTATCATAGGTTGCTTCACCTGTACTCGTAGTTGCTAAATCTGATAAATCTGACCGAATTGTAATAACATTGTTATTAATTGCCGCAATAGTCGCGCAATCATTGTATTTGACATCTTTTACAATAGAAATACTATCTCCAACTACATATTCACAATTGATCGCTGTACCACCAGTATGAGCGCTACTTAATGTAATGGTATACCAATTTGCATTAATTTTTGGATTTAAGGAGCCAGTTGTTGAAATATTCGACCAATAATATCCTTTTAATCCTGATAAATTACCACTACCAAATCCATTGGTATTTTCTGACTGCACAGCATTACCTGTATTAAATGCTAATGCATTACTGCCTTCGCCGCGACCAGTACTGTCATAAATAGGTAAATTAAATTCTACGCCGGTTAATGCGTTTTTCAAACCTTTTTGTGAGACTGCAACAGTTGAAGAATCACCAGTTGAGTCAGAGATACCCGTTAATTTTCAGATAGTCTGTTCAGAGCTATCATTTTTAAAACTGATCTCTCCATCTTTATTAAATTCAAAACATCCAACTCCACTAAGTCCACCTCAAATTTGAAGTGGAACTTGTTGTAAAGTAAGAGGATCATTATAAACTCCTAAACCCTTATCACAAGCTAAAAAGCCAGTAAGCGTTCCACCTGTTAATGGCAAATACTTTCCTTCAACTCAAGCTTTTCCAACCAAATCATTACTAATCATCGTAGAGAAGTTCTGAGGATTAATAGTCGCGGTTGTATTTGTTTGTGTTCTTAACGTATTAGCAATATCCGTTAAAAAATCTGTTAAATTATTTTCTTTTGACATTTTATACCTCCTAAACTGGAGTCTTTAATATCGTTTCGATATTAGCAAATGAAACTCAATTACTAATATCGTCAGCATTTTTTATCTTAACCGTATCAACCCCGTTAATACGTTCATCACCAATTATAACATTTGGCATATTTTACCTCCACCTAAACCGAGGTATTTAACGCGGTAAAAATAGCAGCATTTATCGCGTCTGTAGTAGCTTTTTGGGACATAGCCACGTCTGTTGCTGTTCCAGTTGTTTGAGCCAAGTCCGGTTCATAAAACGGCAAATCTTCTGCTTTGGTAGCTGTTGCTCCCCCAAGTTTAAATTTCTTTTTGTCGGTATAAAAAATTAACTCATAAGGTTCAATAAGAGGATCATATAACTTCCAACGTTCAGCTGTGTCTGCCTTTTGAGATATTCTTCCTTTAATTTCAGGCATTTTTATTTGCGGGAGGAAGAAAAATATCTTCCTCTCCTCCTCTTATTTATTAAATTACTTTAGTCGCAGAACCGCAGTTCCAAGTGAATACATTTTCAGTAGAGAAGCTAATTGTAGGAGCAACAGTTTTATCTCCGCTAACAACAAGTCCTTCACCAACGCTTATGCTTGTAACCGTTCCTTCTTTATCAATACCTTTATGAGCATTAATTCTTGCTTCAACTGCAGCTGTAGTGGGCAGATTAGCAGAAGTAGAATTAGCAGCAATAGAAGTGTCAACACCCTTCTTCGCCGCAGCACCAAGCCCATCAAGAGTAGTGGCATAAGCATCATAAGCGTCTACTTTTGCTTTAGTAATACCAGAGTTAGCGGCAGCAAGCTGTGCAGTTGTAAGAGCATTTTGCTTTGCGTTCCAAGTTTCAGCACTTGCAATACGTTCATCAGCAAATGTTCCGCTGGTAATTTTAGAAGCAGCGAGTTCCGGGATATCTGAAGCCGCAAGATCAGCACCTTTGGTCACAAGACCCTTGCTATCATAAGTAATCTTACACTTCGTAGCGCCAGTAATCGCTGCGTTCTTAGCTACATAATAGTCATCAGCGGTTTCCTTGGTAAGGTGAGAACCTTCATCACCAAGCTCAATCCACTCTTTTGTTCCGTCATCTTCATAAATGATATACTCTTTCTTATTAACGATAATTAAATCACCGTTGCTATAACTTGTTGTAGCAGGAAGAGAAGCAACTTTGCCCTTGAACGTAATACCAGATTTAACCGCAGTTTCTAACTTAGAAATAGCGGTTGCATTCTTACTGATATTAGAGGTATTGGTCGTAACAGTGCTTTGAAGGTTATCAATAGAAGTCTCTGTAGTAGACTTAAAAGTATTAAACTCGCTTGCATCTGCTTTACTATCAGCCGCAGTTTTTGCTGCTTTAGCCGCAGTAAGAGCCTCATCAGCCGCTTTCTTCGCGCCATAAACAGTATTCTTTGTAGAAGCATCGGTTGATTCACCGAGAACCTCTGCAGCTGCTCCTTTAACATCAAAAGCATCTACGTTCTTTGTTGCCGCAGTTCCGAGTCCGCTAACAAGTTCATGAGAAAGTTTATGAGTTGCATCAATCGTATCTTGTTTACTTGTTGCATACTCATCATAAGCCGCAACCTTAGTAGCTGTAATCCCAGAAGCAAGAACCGCTTCTTCATCTGGGGAAAAATTAAGTTCAAGAGTAATCTTTTGCCCGCTCTTATTAATAACAAGACGAGTTTCGCCAGCCGTTGTTTCAAGTGAAATATCACCCTTAAGTCCATTAAGAGTTTTAACAACACTATCTGCACTAATTAAGCCTTTACGTGCTTCGTCAATAATAGCTTGCGGAGTAGCGGCTTTAGCCCAACCGTAAACATCCGCTGCAAGAGCACTTGCTCAAGGCAGATCCTTAAAAACAGTTGTTCCATCACCGACCTTGAACAATACTGCAGGTGGGGTAGTTTGCTCTGCCGCAGAACCTTCAGGAACTGCAGTGAATGCAACTTCACCAGCATTAAGAACAAGATAGGCTCCTTTACCTTCTGCCTGCTTTGTCTCGTCTTGCCAAGCAGTCAGTGTATCATATCTTAATGAAATTCTACCTTTTAATTCAGGCATCTTTGTATACCTCTCTTATTAAGCGTTGCCGCCATTAAGAACGAACTCTTCGCCCTCAGCGACAAACAATTTACTTACATTAACAGCCTTGATACCAACAATACCTCCTGTTGCTTCAAGTGAACTGTTGTCAACCTTAACAACACCAAACTTTTCAGCTGTAGCCGCAGGAATTTGAGCGATACCATCTGCTAAAACAACAGTTTCTCCACCAGCAGTAATACCTTGAAGTGCGCTGTCCCATTTAGCAACTTTTTCTGCAGAAACGCCAGCTGCTGCAATTTGGCTCTTAGACTCGGCTTGCGCAATTTCACGAATCGTTTTGCCGCTATCTTCGCCAATCAGTGCGTCAACAGTGTTCTTAAGGGTTGTAGTTGCACCAGTCGCATCCTGAACTTTGTTGTCAACATAGTCAACCAACGTAGCAGTTCCTTCAGGTAAAGTTCCCAGTTTTGCAGAAACGGTATTTACCTGAGAGGTTGTAGCATAATCACCCTTAGGCTGATAGCCAGCAAGTGTTGTATCTAAATCTGTAATATCTGCGACAACATGAGTGTGTGCTTTTGCCGCATAAGTATTAGCCAGATCAAGCGCTGCAATTTTATCATCAACAGTCTTGGAAACTGAACCAGCTTCAGTGCCGTTCAATGTCTCAATTGCAGTTTTATTAGCCGTGATTTGAGCGTTCATTGCAGAAGCACTATCTGCGTGGTCAGTAATCCAAGTAGCAATTTCTACCAACGTATCGTAAGCTTCAGGAGCTTCACCAACAATCTTAGCAACTTCTTCACCAGCAATAGCGCGAGCAGATTTACCCGTATCGTCGCCAACAAGAGTATTTACTTTACCTTTGAGCGTATCATAATCTGCGGGAGCAGCAGCTTTAACCGCATCGTCTACATATTTGTAAAGACCTGTAGCTGCTTCTTCTCCATTTGCTTGTTTACCGACTGCAGTTTCAAGATTTCCAACACGAGTAGTCAGCTTATTTAAATCTTCAGTAATATCTCCAGAAGAAGTAGTAGCCGCTAACTTTTGAAGCGTAGCACCTGCTCCTGCAACTGTAATCAAATAACCAATAACGTTATCGGTTCCAACTACGGCGATAAATTGACCAGGATAAGCCAGCACTCCTTGAGCATATTCAAGCGCTTTATCATAGCTTTCGAAAACCGCATTTTTATCCAGAGGAAGCGGGTTGGTTCTATTAATACTAACACCAACGTCTCACAGAGCACCAGCCTTTTTTAAGTTAAAAAATTCTTCTCTTGTCATTCTTTTCTACCTCACTATTAGGACACAACGATTTTATAGGTATTAGCGCCACTATCAGCAGAAGCAGAACTTACATACCACACGTCATAAGCAATAGCAGTGAAGCCATTAGCTCCTTCCACTTCAACTTCGGTCTTACCCATCGTGCAGGGAGCACCATTTACGTTGTTAGAGCACTTCACAGAAGTTTTCTTGCCCTTTGGGATTGCAAAGAACATTTGCTGCATCTGGTTAGTGTCAATTGTCGCGGGGAATGAACCGTTACGCGCAGTCAGGGCACGGATTTGAGCAGAAGTAAGCGCTGAAACATCAAGCACTCCAGCCGCATTCTTGTATCCGTAGAACCAGTTGCGGTAGCCAGTAATTGCTGCAGAAGTAGCCGCAGCGGTTGTTCCTGCTTTAATTTGAGCTGCGGGATAATCATTTTCAAGGTTAGTTTTCGGAATAGCACCATCAGTATAAGTAGCCTTTGCAGTCAGCTTATAATTGGTGCTTTCGCTAACCGTAAACTCTGCGAATGAACCAGTAGCAGTTGTTTTTTCTACGTTATTGCTATCCTTAATTGACCAAGCGGAAACCGAAACTCCAGTATCCTTTGGCGGATAAGCATAACTCTTCTTATCGAACGTAGCCGTATAAGAAGGTGTAATTTTTGTTCCTACTTCCTTAGCGCCAGCACCAGTCAGTGTAATCGCGCACGTAGGAGTAGGTTTAGTCGGAAACAGCTCTTCAGTAGCAATCTTAGTAAGCAGAGCAGTTAAAGACTTACCTTTTGCTTCATACCTACCGTCGCTTAATTTAAGGTTTCCGATATTTGTATAATTTCCTGCAAGGATAAGGTCTTGCGACAGGATAATATTATCTGCCGACACATTACCATCCATTGCGCCCCAGTTTACTCCATCATAAACATATCCCATGAAAGAATAGGTTTCAGGAGTTGTTCCCAGAGCAGTTTTAATGACACAAATATCACCCTTTGCCGCTACAGTCTCCCCAAGCGCACGAGCAATTGCATCATTATCTGTCTCGTTCGTGTTGCGAACTACTTGATAGAAGTTATCTTCTGCCGCATCAATAAGTCCCTTAATCTGTTCCTCATCAGTTCTAGCATACTCAAGTTCGGTTCACTTAGAAGTGCCGTCTCCGAACTTAAACTTCCATGTGTCTGTCTCAATACCAGGCTCACGTTCCTTAAGGATAGGATCTTTTGCTTTCCAATTAGCCTTGGTATCGCCACGAAGTTGAAAACTTGTTTTAATAGTTGTCATTAATCAGCATTTCCTCCGTCAAAACTGACATCAGTATAATTATATCCAACTGCTACATAGCCCTCTCCGTCCCAAAGGTATATAGTTAAGCTGGCTTTATCCAAATAAATTTTACCTTCTTCTCCGACATTAGGAAAGTTTTCAACTCCTTCAGCTGGAATGACCCCGCTTGTATTTGTTTCAACTATTTTCCCGATATCACGAATGAGAGTTTTACCCGTTTTGTAGGTTCCATCCGCTTTTTGAAACATGATATAATCTGCTTCATTAGGAGTAAGGGTATCTAAATCTTTAACTTCTTTAATACCTCTCATTTTTTCGCCTCAAATCGAAATAAGGGTCTTACTGCCGCTTTTCAACTACAATAAGACCCATAGCGGGACACACTCCCACCTTTTCTTATATTTATATTATATCATAGATTTTGTTCTTTGTCAAATTTTGAGAGAAACAAAAATCTTAGTGAGACAGACTAATTAGACCTTTAACTGTTGCTCCAGTAGCTGTTCTACTTTTCAATGGATAAGTATCTAAGACTGCGGGAGAAAGCTTAGTTCCATTAGTTAAAAGGAAGAAATTTGCAACACCAATCCAACATCCAGTTGTTCCTTCGTTAACTACCACTCCTGAACCGCCTTTTGCGCCTTCAACATATTCATCCATCGAAGTTGCCTTAAGTTTTTCGCCGCTAACAGATATTACTATAGAAGTATTTGAACCGCAAACTGCACAACGAACAATACAACTCATAAAACGGCTACCTTGTGTATTCTTGCCTGTTGTTGATAGCTTTTCAACCGCTACTTTGAGTGCTTTGTCATTTTCTCCAAAAGCAAGTAGAAAATCATCATCATTAGCATAGCCAACCCAGACAATTTCATCATCTTCCTTCAGTTTACATACATACGTTGTTCGTTTAAACGTATACTCTGCGGCTTCACTTTTTTTAACTACTCCATTTTTAGTAAGTGAAATAAGAAATTTCTTTGGTTCTTCTATACACATTCCCGCAACTTCACCATCAGTTGTGAGAGGTGTAATAGCACCAATTTCTAACTCTGCAAGATTAACAAGTGTCAGTTGACCTGTCTTGGTATACACCAATAAGCGGTTTTTGGTGCTACAGCTAACTACTTCATCAAACTTCATTTTAGCGGTCAAAGAACTTTTTGTCGAGGTAGAAATCGAAGAACGCGGTTTTTCCATAATATAAAGTTGAGAACCACTACGCATGACAACAATATCTTTGGGAGTAGAATCCTCTGCGGAGACAGAGGTTTTTGATAAATCAATATTTGCTACCACTGTTCTCCGCGCATCTCCAAATTGAAGAATCATTTTCCGCCAACCACTAATAATTTGACGATTAAATAATTGTTCATCTACTAAAATCTCATCAATACGTTTAATCTGTGCGATGAGTTCACCTTTTTCTGTTTCAAGTTTTTCAATTTCCAAATGAGCAAGTCTACTTAATTTCATATCAAGAATAGCATTAACCTGCTCTTCATTAAAGTTATAAACTGCCATCAGCTTTTCTTTTGCTTCGCTTCTTGAACCGCTTACTTTGATTAACTTGATTATACTATCAATATCAGCAATAGCAATCAATAAACCTTCAATAATGTTCAGATGCTTTTTAGCTTCTTTTTTATCAAACTCAAAACTGTTTCTATAAACCAGCTTTTCATGATCAATATGCGCTTGAAGTGCTTCTTTCCATCTATAAACTTTAGGAAAACGACCTCTGTCCAACATTGTCAGATTAATTCCATACCAATACTGGAGACTTGTATTTTTATACAAAAAGTCAATAACTTTTTGAACGTTAACTTTTTTTCTTAAATAAATTTTGATAATAGGAGTTTTACCGGTTAAGTCATTAAATCTTTCAATGCCCGGATTATCTTCACTTTCCAAAATACATTCAAGTTGTCCACAAATTGTATTTGTATAAACCCCATATGGAATTTCAGATACAACTAAACAATTATCCTTCTCATCATAATTGATAACCGCTCTTAAAATACAAGCCTTGCCCGTTCCATTTATCAAACTTTGTTTAACTTCATCCGCATTGATTAAAGTTGCTCCGGTTGCGAAATCTGGCATACAAACAATTTTTTCATCTTCAATATTAGGATTATCAAGAAGGCGAATCATAGCTTCATTAACTTCTTTTAAATTAAATTGAGGAATAGAAGAAGCCATACCTACTGAAATACCTTGTGTGCCATTTACAATATTATAAAAACCTTTTGATGGCAAAACGCTTGGATACTGCTCTGTATCTGAAAAATTATCTCGCCATTCTGCGATAGTATCTTTCTTAATATCAATAAAAAGTGCGTCTCCAACCTTAGAAAGTCTTGACTTTGTATAACGAGAAGCTGCCCAGTTTCCTGCTTCAATTAATGTTCCACCATTACCACCAACTTCAACGAGTGGATACCGCATCGCAAATGGTTGACCAGCTCTCATAATAACCCCACAACAAGAAGAATCACCATGAATATAGAAATATTTCATTGCATCGCCAACTACTGCGGCAGTTGCCTGAAACGGCTTATCAGAAGTATACTTACACATATCCATACAATAAAGAATCTGACGAGCAGAAGGTTTAAGCCCATCTCTCGCATCAACAAGCGCACGAGATTGAATTACTGCGCCGCTATATTGAATAAAACTTTCTTCTATAGTTTTCTTAAAATCTGACATTTTTACTCCCTAATTTCCGAAAAATCAATATTTTCCATGATATACTTTCTTCTTGGTTCTACGTCGTTGCCCATAAGTTGTCTTAATAAATCAATCGCGGTTTCATCATATTCCATTACATCAAGTCGTTGAAATTCTGGTGTGAACATAGCAAGATGCGCTTCGTCAGGTTCCAACGTTCCTAATCCCTTAATACGTCTCACATTTCCTTTAATTGAACCTTTTGCTTGTTCATATTCTTTGTCATTGAAAAAGAAATTCTTCTTTTTTCCATTATCCACAATATACAAAGGAGATCTCAACCAACATAGTCTATTTTCTTTAACAAATTGAGGTGCGAGATAAGTCAGCGCTGCCATGATTAGTAAACCTATATGATAGCCGTCGGAGTCAGGGTCTACACCTACTGCGACCTTTCCATATCGTAATTTTCTACTATCATATTTGCCGGGTGTGATATTCAATGCGCTCAACAATAACTTAATTTCTTCATTCTCAAAAATATCTTCTTCACTGTTTGACAAACAATTTATGATCTTCCCTCTAATAGCCATAAGACCATAGTTCTTGTAATCACGTGCCAAGGACAATCCTCCCTGCGCTGAGTTTCCTTCACAAATTATGAGCGTTGCGTTTTCTCCAAGAAATTCTGCGTCCTTCAATTTATCACTTGAAAAAACTTTCTTGCGCACATTCTTCTCAATATCTTGTGTAGCTTCCAATACTTTTTTTCGAGCATTTTCAGCTGCGGTTTCTGCTTTTGTAATTTTTGTCAACAAAGCAACTACTGTATTAAAAATGTCTGGATTTTTAAGAACATAATCTTTTAGAAGGTTAGTAATCGCAGAACTTGTTGCCGTTCTTGCTTCTGGATTTGCTAAAGCAGTTTTAGCCTGATTGGAAAACTGCCCCATTTTTACTTTAACAGAAACAAAACCATCTAAAACGGTTCTAATCTTTTCTCCATCAAACTTTGTATTTGCTAAACTGTTAAAGGTCTTAGTTAGAGAAGTTTTAAAACCGCTAATGAAAGCTCCTCCATCTGGCATATATAAACCATTAGCATAACCTCTAATCTGTCCCTTATTCGCCACCCATTGAAGTGCCAATTCTACCTTACAATCATCCGTTTCATAAAAATAAGAAAATGGTTTTGAAATAGGATCTTCATGCTTCAATCCATCAATTAGCCCATTTTGTGAAAAGAAAATTTCTTCTTTACTATCTACAACAAGGACAATCTTCAATCCTTTTGTAAAGTATGAAAGTTCTCTAAGCATTTGCCGTAAACTATCAATATCAATAAAAATATTTCCGTAGACTTCTTCATCAGGAACATAAGTGATTCTTGTTCCAGTTATTGTCGATGGTCCTTTAATAATGACTTTAGTTGCCGGTTTAGCTCCTTCACTGTTTGATACAAATTTCTGATAAAAAACTTGACCATCTCTGTTTACTTCAACTTCCAACCATTTTGCTGTATGACAAACAACCTTATTGCCTTCTCCATTAATGCCAATCGCACTTGAATAAGCACCTTCTGTATGCTTACCTCCAGAATGAGGAATCAAAAATGCGGCTGTTAAAGAGTTAACTCCATCTTGTCTATTACCAACTGGAATACCTCTCATATTATCAGAAACTGTAATTTCTCGTTTTGTGGTATCCAGCTCGATTTTACAAAAAGGATTTTTAGGCTTGAACACTTCATATTCATCTTGAACATTTACAATCAACTCTCGAAGCCCTAAGTTAATTGCTTCCTGTCTATCTGCGGACAAATACATTCCAATTTTCTCTCGAAAAGCACGTCCTGCTGATAATGACACAATATCTTCTGCGTTATAATTCATATATTATACCTTCTTTTGTTAATATCTCTAATAATTTTTGTAGAGTATCATCTTTATAAGTTATTGTATAAAGTTTAATATTATTTTTCTTACAATAATCTTCTTTCATTTTATCGTGTTCTACAATTGTTTCACTATAAAAATCATTAGATTCTTTAAAATGTTGAGATCCTTGATACTCTATTAAAAATAATTGATTTTTATCATTGGTCAAAGCAAAATCAAAACGCAATACTTTTTTATCAACTAAATCTGGAAAAGAAAATTCTTTTTGATATTGAATATTATTTTGTGTTAAAAAATCTACGATTACTTTTTCTCCATGCGATTTAACACACCCACATGATTTAGTATAACCAGAAGCAATATGACAACCACGAGCTATAAATTCTTTTCCGCAATTTAAACATTTACATAAATAATTTGCGCTTCTTACTTTTGAATCTTGTTCATTTGTATAAAAATTATATAAAGACAATACTTGGACTTGATTAAAAGTTTTTCCTATAAAATTTTCTTCTCTGTCTTTTTGATACGTTTCTTTTAATTTTTCTGAACGATAACAACCACAAGAGGTTGAATGACCACTTTTTATTGAATCCTTTCCCACTATACAAAAATTACCGCAATCACATTTACAATAATAATAAATATGGTTACCTTTTTTCTCAACTGGATATAAAGGTAATAATCTACCATATTTATTTTTTAAAGGGACTGTCTCATTAGTTTGTATGACTTGTGGAACATAGTCTATAACCATATCTCCTCCAATCTTTTTACTCTATAATTATATCATAAAACGGGCTAAAAATCAAATTTTAGCCCTTAAGTTCCTCTAAGCACTTATACATACTATACTTATTTGTTCTTATAATCATATTATCAATCGACCGTTGAATCCGCATTTTTAACGCTTTTTGATTTGCATTTTTGCTTGCGGTATAAAGCAACGTAAGAGCATGACCTTTCAGATTGCTTTCTGGATGATCAGAAATACGGATGCAGGGGTTTGAGTGGCGGTTTCCAACATCTACATGAAAGTAAACAGATCCAGACGGAGCTTCATATTCTGCATACGATAAACCGCGCGATTTTAAGTAGTCTCGAACGGTTGAGATAAAGAAGTCTTTTCGACTGCCTACTTTGTTTACCACTTGTCATCCTCCTCAACCATTTTATAAAATACATAACATATATTGTTTCCGCAGTTCAACATTGTAGAACCAAGATAGGTATAAGTATTGTTTCGTGAAGAAGTCATATCAAAATCATTTCCGCCGCAAAAAGCAGTATAAAATTTATAATGAATAGGAGCCAACTTTTCATCATAAACTGCTTCTGCTACAACAGGAATATTATATTTGGTATTTACTGAAAGCGGAAAGCCTCTTAACCACAAATCAGTTTCTCCGCAACAAGCAATTGAGTGTTCCAAAATAGTCATAATACAACTCCTTTGTTTCTTCGTTAGAAATATTGGGTGCCCAAACCCGTAAAGCAAGCATGAATAGAAGTAAAAGCATCACCAAAATAAGAAAAGATAAAATCGCTAATCCACTACGCATCTGTCCGCAACCTCACCAATCGAGGATGACGGAGTGAACCATCTTCAGTGATTTCCATACAAGTAGCAACTGCAACCAATTGTCTTTGCTCAATCAAAGAAGCGGCTTCAGAGCTTGCGAGCCACTCACGATCATCATCAGTTAATCCGCTTGTGATACGAACTTTTGTTCCTTTATTATCTACAACAACTCCATTTTTCCATCCATTATAATAAGGTTTGGTGACAGGCTCCCAAGTTAATCCAGCTTCCATATCAATATTACACGGAGAGTGCGGCAAAAATACTTTTTTTCCGTTATCATACGTTCCTACCCAATAAGACCAATTTTCCGCATCTTTACCTTCATAAGAACGACTTGGTTCAATGACGCTTACAACTGGCAGTTCAATTTCTTGAACAATTTTCTTAACTTTTAATGACGTCCAAGCAGGACGCTTACCGGGTGAATACTTGTAGCTACGACGATGAATAACAATACCTTCACCGCCTTCTGCCAAAATATCCTGAAGAAAAGTTGGAAAATCTTCAAATACATAATCGGTCAGTGAGATATATTTAAACACTCCTTTAGCCATCGGAGTTGCGGTCAACTGAACAAAACGCTCTCCATACATTTTATCCATCAAACTTTCTCCATCCCAAGCAAGCACATCAAACATTTTGAAAATGAGTTTAGGATTTGAACCGCTTTGCCGCGCAATCGCTTTTGCGGGGAGACATCTTAAAATTGCACCCACATCTTTGCTCGTCTTACTTACATCCGCAAAACAAATTTCTCCAAGCACAACAGACTGCGGCGGAAGCTGCTTTAGTTCTTCAACCAAATGCGGCAGCAACTCTGTCTTATCACCATAGGTGCCGCTAATTTTGCTGATCGTGCGACTTTGAATTTTTACACTGCCGTCTGTCCCAATAATAGCTCTACCCCACTCACCATCATTTTTCCGCGTAGCAATACAAGCAAAATCCGCGTTTTCGATCATATCCTGAGCTTTTTTGCTATTATAATCCAGTGGCTGATAATATTTCATAGGTTCCATCGAGTAGAACTTATCAAAAATTTCTTGTTCCATTAGTTCCTCCAAATATAAATAATATCTTTACCTTCTTTAAGCTGTTCCCAGATATTATTAAGCGCGTGATTACATTTATCCAGTTCTCCAACAGCAACAATAACATCATGCTTTTCATTGCCGTCAACCGCAGCTTTTACATTATACCAGTCCTTGTATGCTGATTCGGCTACATAAAAATAGTCAGGTGAAACCACATATCTGATATAATCATCATCAACAAAAGTAAAGACTCTCTTTGGATTTTTTGGTGCTTTTCGTTTAAAAAACATCTAAAATACCTCCTTTTTTCTCTTTCTATATATATTATATCATAAAATAAGAAAAAAGTCAAATTTACGCTGAAATTTGACTTCTAATCCGCCATTTTTGGCTATTAAAATAATCTATTGGTTGTCGGTTGAATATTTTCATGACAAATAAGATTAAGCAAAACATCAAAAGGAGTTGTTGCTACTTCGTTCTTTGCCCGTGTAATTGCTACATAACAAATATTAAGCTCTTCTGTATTACCAATAGGAAAGTCTACAACCAACACATTATCATACTCAAGACCTTTTGCTTGGTGAACCGTGCTAACATTTGTAAATCCGTAAGTTTGAATTTTCTTCACTTGTTTATTTGAACGGCAAAGAATTTGCGTTTTAGGGTCAGTAAGCAGCTTTCGCATTGTCAGCACTTCATTAACTGGGCTACCATCAACACAATTAACACAACTACCCCAACCACCAAAACTATATACTTCACCACCAAGTCCTCTTTCGCATTTAACTGTAGAAGGCTCAATTTCTACAATTGCTGAAGCGCCGCATAATGTTGCTCCATCGTCAATAAGTTCCAAAGCTTCTTTTCGCACAGTTTCCGCATAATCAAAGATTTCTTGTTTGGAGCGATAATTAATATCCAACTCATAGAATGAGAAATCTGTCAACCGCTCAACCACATTATCAATTGATGAGCGGAACTGATAAATATTCTGTCGCGGGTCACCGATATAAAACTTCTTTTTTGAGTGAACCTCTTCAAAAAGTGCAAACTGAACTTCATCAACATCCTGAAACTCGTCTACAAATAAACCATCCACATCATTAATACTAACATCATACTCTTTCATCTTGTCATAAAGATAAAGCGGCAAATCGGTAAAGTCATAAAGGCTTTGTTTTCGCTTAAATTTCACATAATCCAGACGAATAGCTTCATAAGTGCGCTTCAACGAATCATCAATATCAATATTATAGTTGCCCATTACATAACTAAAAAGCATGAATTGATTAATATAATACTGGTTTCGCTGTTGGCAAAGTCTTTTCAGAATTACTTTAATTTGATCATCTTCAAGCAGTTGAATTACAAATCCAAACTCTGCTCCAATAGTGGCTAAACGTCTCCAAGCCCAAGCATGAATTGTAGATACATCAATATTTGTTAGCGTATCAATACGTTCTTTAAGTTCTGCCGCCGCTTTTCGAGTAAAAGTAATAACTGTAATATGAGAAAAAGGATTTTCCTTTGCATAGCGCTCAACTGCGCCAACTAAACAGTGCGTTTTACCAGAACCAGCGGGAGCAGTAATAAATACTTTAGCTTCAGTGCTTTCAATTGCTTCAAGCTGCTTCTCATTATATACTTTATCCATTATACCTATCTCCTTCTGTAAAACCATTCATCCGCAAAAACAGACGAAGATGCTTCCAAGTAGGAAAATAGAACTGAATATCTTCATGCCCATAAACCGGCACAAGTTGTTCGCTATAATCCTTCTTCAACTGGGCGTCATAGAGCCAAGCGGGATTTTCCGCTTCTTCATTGTAGGCATTGAGTGATATAATATGATCGAACTTAGCAAGACTATTCTTTGGATAATTACCATAGAACAGATTATTTTTGTCTTTGTCCAACTTCTGATCGCTTTGAATCTTTAAGAAAAGCGCATCCCAAAACGCATAAGGCTGGTTCATAAATATTTCTTTTTCATTTTCTTTTGCTTTGCCGCGATATGTTTCTTCGGCAAGCAATGCCATCATTTGAACTGATAACACAATATCTTTTGGACTATAAAAGTCTCTTAATTCTCCGCTTGCGTCGACAATATCTACTGGATGCTGCGGTAAAACGATTAATACATTACTCATATTTGTTCTCTATCTTTTCCTTTCTTGCTTTCACTGCTAATTTATCACACATTTCATTATACGTATCACCATCATGACCTTTAACTTTGGCAACGATAACCATACGCGGTTTCAGATTTTCATAAAGACCGATGAGTCGTTCCCAAAGATCGCGGTTCTTGACTGGCTGTTTGGAAGCGTTTTTCCAACCATTTTTCCGCCAATTCACATACCATTTATCTTTAAAGCAGTTAGAAATATAAGCACTATCAGTATAAACTGTAGCACCAATTTCCATTTGAGCTGAAAAGTGTTGAAGTGCGGTAATTACACCAAGCAACTCCATGCGGTTATTAGTTGTATTCTCTTCATAACCGTAGTAGGTTGGTCCATCTACACAGATGCAAGACCAACCACCGCAGTTATCTTTGGAAGAACAAGCACCATCGGTATAATATATTGCCATTTGTTTTTATCCTTTCGCATTCATACAATAACAATTTTTTATATAATTTCTATTTATTTCTGCTGTAGTTCAAATTTCAGATGAAAGAGGTTGATTTTCTGATCACCAAATATTAGAACCAAAAATAACTCCATCAAAATTCTCTAAACCTTCTGATGTAAGATCAGAATTTGAAGTTTCTAATATAACTGGAAAACTAAAAAAAGCATCAAAAATATATCTAACTTTACCTATTTTTGTAGTTTCTTTTTGACTAGTAATATATCCTTTACAATAAAAATTATTTACATTTTTCACTTCGTTAAATATTTTGTTTGGTTGGCTATTTTGAAGGTTTGTGTTTGTGTTTGATATATAAGAACAGTTATTAAAACACTGTGTAAAATTTGTAGCATATATTATCAAACCTACGTTATTGATATTACAACATTCTACAAAAAGTGAATTATTCATTTCTTTTACATTATAATCTTCTCTAGTATAAACTCCAGTTTCAAACTTGAAAAAACAGGACTCTATATTATTACACCCTGCAAAACAATAATGAAAATCTAAGTTGCTTTCAGAAATATTTGAAATATAAAAAGAACATTTTTCAAATCCACAAAAATTCATAAAAAAGCAATTTTTAAAAGTAAAATGAGAAGTATCTTCGCTGTAATCATAATTATTAAGATTTAATTGCCTCTTTAAATCAATTATTGCTATTTTATTTTGAGCATGAAAATAATAATATTCAGTATCAGAGCCTAAAGGCGTATCAGAATCAATTATAACAATAATATTTTTATTAGAAGATGGATAAATATACTCTCAATTTCTATCCCCAGTATTTTTTACAAAAAGTTTTTTTCATTCATCAAAAGTTTTTACAACAACAATTTTTCCAGAATTTATTTTTGATAAATCTATATTTACAGTTGACACATTTTCAAAAGATCCAGACGTTACTTTTAATATGCTTCCTTTTATCGCTCCCGTAATTTCTGCATCACCATAGTATTTCATCTACTCACCTCTAAAACTTATAAACCAGCTTTCCATTAACATAAACCTGCAAGCTGAATTTATTAATTTTTGTTTTTTTATTTATCAAATCCAACATAATCACTCTGTTTGTTTTAACTGTAATCGGAGCACTAAGTCTCGCTTCGCGTTCTCTTCTTTCATCCAGTATCAAACTTTGAAGAAACCAGTTTACAAACAACTGAATAAAATGATCTGTTTCTTCCTTACTTGTGTCTGCGCAAACAATATGAAACTGATAAAGTGCGCCTTCAACAATCGGAGTTTCTTCAACCGCATTTTCAATCTTATCCACAACTGTATGATAATCAAAATCCGAATGAAAAACAAATCCAGTTCCAATTTCATGACTTATAACGTTTTGTGCTTGTTCACGTCGCAAGTCCATCTTATCCAAATCTAAAAATTTTGCTCGCATCTTAATCTATCCTTTCTTCATTTTCCTTTAGCCAACAAAAAGCATGAAGTGTTCCCCACGCATCAGCATAAGCGTTATGTTCATTAAACATAAAAAAACCATCATTTTGCGCAATATCTTTCAACGTCAAAAGTGAGCCACGATGCAATAATTCTTTAGCTTTTTTGTAGGTATCATATTTGTTGGGCAGAGCCTTCCAATCAATACCATTCTTATACAAAATCTCTAAATCATTATCTAATCCATGGCTCACTAAAAGAGTATTATTTGTTCCAACATCGAATACAATCTCATGAGCCAACGACCTCGCTCCGGCTAAATCAGTTCCATTATGGCGTAGGTAATCATTGGTAATATTTGTATAACCCATAAAGAAGCTACTTACAGACTGATTTGGGTCAATGTAAATATTGGTGCTTCTTATTAATTGGAATACATCAGATTCAATCTTGCGGAGAGTGAGGGTGGCAAGCTGAATCAACACATTTTGATCATATTCGATGTCAAAAATTAAAATATTATCTTGGGGAACGTTGTTAATATTTAATTTCATAACAACACTCCTTTTCTTTCTTTTCTTTAAATATATTATATCATAACTTACGATGAAAATCAAATTTCTACTTCACCGTAATTTCCATTGGATTACGATTTGTTGGAGAAGTTGTCTTTAATTTTTGAAAGCGCGGTTTCGATAAGTTCAGTCAGATTATTACTGCCTGAAAGTTTCAGCATTATTTTCATAATAAACGGTGCTTTTTCCTTAAACATAGTTTCAACCGCTTCAAGTTTTTCCTGTCCATGACCTGCTCCAATTTCATCCTCGGCAGCAACTACAAGTCCAACAATAAAGTCAATTAAATAGGTTTTACGTTCTTCAGGATTACGGCGGAAAATCTCCCACAGAAAAATTCCAATAGCTACAACAGCAACTCCAATGATAATAATAAGTTCAATATTCATATTACTTTTCCTCCTTCAAGTATAAACCGCAATGACACATTTGTCCTGCTTCTACATTCTCAAGAAAGTCTTTACACATACATTTTGTATCTGCAGTCCGAACCAAAGCGCAAGGACAATATCCATCATTTGCCCGAAGTTTAGAGCGTATAAGTTCAACGTGCTTTTTGTCTTTACTAACACTTACTTTCATATTTCATATCCTCCAATCTTTTAGCATACTGATTAGGTGAAGCAAGTTCTACTCCAAGCAGCGGGTCAATATGATGAGGCTGATCGGGGACAAACCTTCCAAATTTGATAATAATGTTTGAGAAAGCGGCTAAAACCGCAGTCTTTGACGCAACTTCATCTTCCGTATAACCAGTATAAATAATAATAGGATCATTACTTACCTCACGAAAACGACTAATGAGCGCAACTACTTCATCAAATTGATCGAGCGGTTCTAAGCCGCCAAAACAAAGAGCTTCTGTAATTGGATTACTTGTATACATTGAAATAATACGTTCATCATCGATCGTTAGTGTTGGTTGATGTGCCAAACTTGAATTTTGACACACCATTTTCTCGCTTTCTTTATCACATTTAAAAGAGCAAAAAGCTGTAATAATAAACATAGAGGCTTTATGATAATTAACGAAATCCTCTACAACTATATCTTTAATCTTCATTAACTTTTTCCCACTGTCTTAAAGAGTATTCTTGTTTTCTTTCTTTGCTCCAAGTTCTAATAGGCGTGTAGAAGCCAACAATCCGCGTATATTCTGTAGCAACCGGTTTTCCACAAATCGGACACACCTTACCAAAAAAAGCATGATTATTTTCACAAGCTTGAATCTTTACATTAAAAGCAAAATAAGTTAAACCTTGGTCAGCAATATAATTTACTAATTTCCACATTTGATTAAAATCTTTAATCGTAGTCTCCAAATTAATATGAGCAATACTACCGCCATTACAAAAAGAATCAAACAATGAAGCAATACGAATACGCTCAACCATCGTAGTTTTAATACCAAGAGGAATAAACTGATTACCATAAAGCGGCAAATCTCTAACTACTGTTTCGGGATAAAGAAGTTTATCAGCTTGAAGCATTTTAACCGCAGCAGTCTCACCGGGAATTTGTTCAAGGTTCATTTTATAATCTTTATCTTTGACAAAATCATTCTTTACAGCATGAATAGTATCAAAAATCCGCTTACCGAATTCATCAGCTTGCTTGGTATAAAAACTATTTCCAAGTTCATCTATTTTAACATATCCAAAACTTTTAATAGCTTCATAACATCCAATAATACCAATAGTATTATACAAATGAGGAAAATCAATTAATCCCTTAGAAAAATTAGGAAGTAAACCTTTTTCTACGTTGCGCTCAATAATATGACGAACCACATCAAGCACTTTGCAATCCAACTCAACAATAGCTTTTAATTTTTCAAGATATTCTTCTTCGGTCTTTGTTTCAAGAGCAATACGAGCAAGATTAACAGTAGAAACTTTAACAGAACCAACTTTAAGCGCAGTTCCACCAACACTATTGAAATAACCAAGATCATTTATCGAAGATTTCAAACGGCAACAATTACTTAAACTATTTACAGAATCATCAATAAATAAGTTGCTATCATTCCAAATCATATTATGCTTTACTGCCCAACGAGCAAAATCTTCATCAGCAAATTTTCCATCTTTACGCAAAAGGGCAATTGTTAGTCCTTAATATTTACATAAGTTCGTTAAACTTATGCCATAGGGCTGTATGTTACCATACAGAGTAGACTATATCACATACCTAACTACCATTTATTAGGTATCCTCGCACTTCGAACCACTTGGTTCTACTCTACTCGCTTCTTCGGGCAAAATAGGTTCTTGCCCTATGCTTTCGATAGTCGTTGCCCTGTCCCATCTATATGAGCTTAGGTCAGGATTGTCCGTATAATGAATTGCTTTGTGGCACTTTTCACATATCACAATTAAATTATTTTTATTAGTAAAATCTTCATAAGATAAAATCTCATGATAGAAATTTTCGATATTACCAGAGTAGGCACTATTTACAAATTCATCAAATATTACACTAAATGGTTTAATGTGATGAGTATTCATCGTGCCACCGTGCTGCCCGCATATTTGACAAGTATAATCACAATTTCTTATCATTTCTTTTGAAATTGTTTTAAATAGACCTCGCGCAAGAGTGCGTTCATCAGTATATCCTTTATAATTTGGATTCTTTTCACCAATATAACGACCTTTCAATGCGTTACTAATTCTATTTCTCAGGTCAATATCATCAATTTTACTTCTTCTATTTTTAATACCCGCTTTATTTAATCGCTTAACAATGTTTTCACGCGAGCATCCTAAAATTTCTGCTATTTCTTTATCGTATAGACCTTTATTATGCAATTCAATTATATCGTCTAATGAAATATTTTTCTTTTTAGCCATTTAAGTCTCCAGATATATTTTCATTATACGGAGTTTCCCTGAGTTCACGAGGTTTTCATAATATATTACTATATTATGCCGCTACTAATTCAACGGGGAAGGTAAACATATTATGCTTTCTTATTTCTGCAATTTCTTCCAAGAAAAGTTTCTGGAACTCTTTGATACCATCAAGTTCATCTACCATAAAACTTCCATCAGGAAAAACTGCTCCACCAAACAATGCTTCCAAATAAGCTCCATCAAAAACAGAAACATTTGTAAAAGCTGACTGCATCCCATCTCTTGTATAAGGTTGATTTACAGCATATACAAAACGTTGAATTTGTTGTCGCGCATAATAGTCATCACTTTTTGTAGCATAACCTGTTTTACAATCTTTTTTCCAAAAATAATACATATAAGGAATAATATTAGGAAGTCCAACTGCTCCTGATGATCTATTGCTTGTAAAACTAATATACTCTTTAACAAAATCTATAAAAGTAGATAAATGCTTAGGAAGTTCAGCATTAAAATTATTAAGGAAGAAAAGTCCTTTTTCTGCAAGATCCTTTAAATCATAAGCAAAGCAATAAGAAATATAACTGGAAGTGTCAGCATCATGAAGATATAATGCTTTTGACCACTCTGCTTCAAGCCACTCATTTGCGGTTTTAAAGCCATACTTCTTATTAAGCTCATAGTAAATCTTATTAAAAGCCAATAATTTTCTATGAGCTTTAGGCATTTCATTCATCATAGTCCGCATATCTTTATTACCAACATTTGCATTTCCATCAACAGAAACGTCAGCAACAGTAGCGCTATCAATAAAGTTATCAATAAAATCTGTAAAACTAAGTTGACTATCAGAAAAGCCATTTAATTTAGCAAATTCTTCACCATATTTTTCTTGTAATCTATTCCACTGCGTAGTGAAATTTTTACTCAATCTAATATTTACGTTCATTACTCACCTTACCTCTCATTAACCCATTTATTTGCTTCAGTAAAATTCATAAAAATTTCTCCTACTTTAAGCACTGGAGCAAACTGAAAGCCCCTATCAATAATTTCTTGAAAATTATTTGTAATCTTAAAAGGAATACCTTTTGCCATTAATTTGCTTTCAAGAACTTGGCACTTTGGGCATCCGCTACTATACAAAACTACTTCCATAATCTCTTAACTCCTAAAATATTAGATAAAACAAGGCGGAATTTTTCATCCGCCTTATCTTTATTTACATATATCAAAATTTTCCACTTACTGCTTCATTTCCCCATTTGGTAGCTAATCCTTCAAAATATACGCTATCATAATCGGGTAAGGACTTATACTTTTCCTTATCAGTTTTATATACTCACTCTCGATACCAATATCTAACTACACTCGGAAGCGCAAAAAAGAGTAAATAACCTAAACCACTAAACAATAAGACTTGTCGTCCATGACCATACTCATGCGGCAAAACACTTTCGCAATTTTGTCCATAGAATATCCACATCCCTAAACTAAAGCCACCAAAACTACCCGGCAAAGCGGTTGCCAACGCATAGTGATAAGGTTTGGTTGAATACGCATTTCAGTACGTAAAAATAAAAACCAATAACCCTATTAAATTAGCGGGAAGTCCTCAAGTTCATTGAACAACATAATAAAATAATCTACCCATCAATTTCACCTAACAATCTATCAACTTCAGCGCACCATTTGCTCCGCATACTTTTCTTAAGTTCTACATGAGCAAAGATTTCAAGCGGTTCCAGTTTCTCGATCACTTTTTCAAGATCGGTTTTCCGCCTACTCATCGCTTTATTATCAACCTGATTATATGAGCCAAGAAAAATAACCTTGGAAAAATCTCCCATACGTGTCAATACCGTTCTTAACGTATTAACATCACTATTTTGCGCTTCATCGAAGATAAGTATTTTACTATCAAAGCTTCGTCCGCGCAAACTGAACACTGGAACAACTTCAATCTTGCTGCGCATATCTTGAGCATTATACCCAGAATGACGCGCAATGACATCTAAATTATCCCAGAGCGCTCCCATGAACGGATCAATCTTTTCATTTATATCACCGGGTAAGAATCCTACTGACTCGCCCACCTGATATACATCACAAGCATAAATAATTTTATCATATTTGCGGTCAACATAAACCTGTTGTAAAGCGCAAGCAAGACTAATGAGATTTTTGCCTGTGCCAGCAGCTCCAGTAACGGCTACAATAGGATGCTGATTATCCATCAAAATCCTAATGAGTTCCGTTTGTTCAGGATTACCTTTCGCCGTAATACCACATACGCTCATATTAAATACCTCTCGGTAGATTTTTATTTAACAGATGCCGGTAGAACCAAATCCTCCAGTTCGTAAACCAGCCGCACAATCATCGGTAGTCAGTATACAAGGGCAAATAACTCCCTGCATGAAGCGGTCGCCTCGATTGATTGGAACAGGAAATATTGAAGAAACCTTTACGGCAATATGACCTTCATTTTCTGCATTAGCATAATCACCATCAATATTTCCAATTGTATTTACCAATCGAAAACCATACTTAAAACCCCAACCACTACGCGGCATAAGAAGTACCCACATTACAGCTTCATCTACAATAAATCTTACTCCAGTATAGATGATAGGATTATCAAGACTATTTTGAATCCATCCCACATCATAGGGGGCATAGAAATCGTATCCAGAACTGCCATAAGTTGCGCGAGTCGGCAACTTAATATTATCCCACTCGTTGCGCAAAACAGATTCCCTCAGTAGCGGCGCAATACTTCTTCTATCCTTACAATACTGTTCAAAACTTACTTTTTCAAATTTAATCAAAATTCCCACCCGCACCTTTCATAAACAATAATGTTGCTCGACGAAGCCGCATCATATTTAGATAGAACCTGAATAATCCACGGATAATCTTTTTCTGCAAACTTAATTTTTGTATATTTGGCTTCAAGTTGATTTCTCAACGCCTTCCAAATTTTGTCAAAAATATTCATTTGCCATTTTTGCCGATAATCCTCACGAGCAACTATAAAGAGAGTATGATTTTTGAGGAAACAACTTCCCAGCTTAAGATTAGCGGTTCCAGCTAATTGCTCCTTAAGAGCTTCAAGAGTTTGCGGGCAGCGATATTGATATTGTTTTAGCAGTTCACCTGTAATAGTTGCCCGCTTATCAATAAGTACAATATTCACTGCCTTACCTGCATACTCTTCTCTGGAACACTCAAAGAAATTATTTTTAGAAAACTGAATCACTAACTATCCTTCCTTTCGTTCGTTCATCCTTGCTACTGCTAAATACTCTTTTTCACAATCTGTGATAAATGAGTGTAGGCTATCACAGTAGGTATTTCCATGAAGCAAATGATACTTATCATAAACATAATGAATGTGCTGAAAATCTTCCATGCCGACTTGTTGGTTATTACGCAACTTTGTGGCAAAGTCGATAATCTCTGTTTTTAAGCGGTCTTTCTCGTTTTTGTTCATATTATTGAGCATTTCAAGAAGTTGACTTTCAATTTCATCAAACCTGTCATCTTGTTTATTATTAATATCTTTTTGCCATTTAAGAATTTCTTCCACGCTGTCTAACCGTCCTTCAACACTGTTTAATCTATTTTCTATATTATTAAGCGGTTCTCTGATCTTATTTCCGAGATTTTCTAATCGAATATCAAAGTTTTTTTCCCGCTTTTTGTCATAATATTTTATAATAGGTCAAATAGCGCCGACAACGGAAACGATTGCCCCAATTATGGCTACCCAAACTGGTGTCATCATTTTTTCCTCCGGTTTTCACCCTCATCCTTATATAAATATTATATCATAAAATTTGGATTTTGTCAAATTTTTGTTCGCTATAAACTAAATAAAAAACCGTCCCAAAAACGCGGGACGGTAAGCTATTGGCACGGGGTCAAGGACTCGAACCCTGACCTACCGTTTTGGAGACGGTATTTTCTATGGTTTTGCTACCCAGTTGGGCTTGGAGTCCGTCTTTACCTTGGCTTATTGCTTTAGGTAGCGGGTGTATACTCTCTACACTTTTAGGTTTACCCATTTAGCTCGGCGTTCCTCAACCTTCGCCGAATTAGCCCGCATCCACACAGCTGTTTCCTAACTGTGCGCTCCATAAGTAGTTGATTACTGTTCTATTAAAGACCACTGTGCTACCATTACACTAACCCCGCGTAAGGGAAGAAAAATCTTCCCTATTTTTAATAGTCCAGATCGTCCTCTTCGTCCTCAAGCATTTCAAGAATAGCATCAATTACTGCACTAAAGTCTGCCGGAACACGCTTTTCTTCATCACCATTTTTAATAATTACTGCAGTACAATGATAGGGGATTTCACTAACATCTTCATCCTCATCCTCATCATCTTCATCGTAGCAAGCTTCTCTATCAGGACAATCATCGCAATCACAATCCCATTCGCAGCAATCATCATCCTCATCATCCGTCAGTTCATCCATAAGTTCTTCAAGTTCAGCTTCTTCAGCCTCCAACTCATCGATCCTATCATAAACTTCAGACAGCTTGCTTTCCACTTCAGCAATCTTTACTTCCAATTCATCAATTTCAGCTTCCAGCTTATCCTGTTCGTCATAGTTCTTATCCAGTTCCATCAGAACGTCATCCAGCGCACTTGCCAGAAAATCATCGTCCTTGTCATCTTCCTCTGCCTTAGCTGCTGCCTCAAGTGCAAGAACTGCCTTCATCGTTTCAGCCGCATCCTTCGCATCACACGAAAAATCTCTTCCCAGAACTTTAGAGTGAATAATCATTTCTTTCTTTTCCTCTCTTATTAAGTGAATTAGCGGTTTTCCCGCTTCTTTTCGATATAATAACTTACAAAATCTCCTTTACCAAAACCGGGAGTAGAAGTATTTCTTTCTGCTAAAGCATTAAAATCCATAGCTTCTATAATTTGTTCTGCTTCTTTTGTTTTAGGTTTAATAAAAAAGAACTGTTGTTTTCCACCAGTTTCTTGTCCAGTCATACAACGTCTTATATAATCTCGTTGTTCTGGATAAAACCTTTTGTTGTAATCATGATACCCTTGACGGTAAACCGCGATTTTCCAATCTTCTTCAACAACACTCAAAGACTGAATAGTGGCATTATACTGCCAAATATCAAAATCTTCATGTTTTGTTGGAGGCATTTTTTGTAGTCTTGAATCGCCATAAGAACTATCAAGCATCCAAATTTGAAATACTGTCCTCACAGAAAACTCTTTATCCCTATCTAAAAAAGAATTTGGCTCTAAATAAAAGAAATCAACAAGATGAAATCTTTTATCTAACTCTTTTTGAACACTCCACTTCATAAAAGAAACAGGAACGATAAAGGCTATAATTTTAGCATATTTTGCTGCATGATTAAAAAAATCAATTGCGGTCTTAGAGCGCTTGCCAAAAGGTGGATTTCCAACAACAACATAATCTGTTTTTAATGAAGAAAAATCAAAAAAATCTAACTGATTAATTTTATCACTCTCTGGCAAAATATCATAAGCTTCGTATTTAGGAAGATAAGATAAAAAAGCTCCATTTCCTGCACTTGGCTCTAAGCAAATCTCTTGTTTAAGATCTACGAATTTTTCAAGCCGCTCAATACATTTTTGAGCAACTTCAACTTTTGTATAAAATTTATCGTTAAGCGCCATTTTTTACTTTAAAAATACTCTAAAAGTGGGGTTGTTAAGACCGTTTCCGTTTTGCCAACCAATAGCAACTCGAAAATTATCAAAAACTAATCCTAAATTTGTTTTTTTAATAGAAGTATTTTTTACTTTCCTTTCAATTTCTTCTTTTGAATACACTGTAATCTTCTTGGTTTCATGATTAAAAATAAACAATACTTCAGGAGTATGTTTATTTCCAACATTTTTAGTAATACAATCATTTACAAAAGAAATCATTTTGTCAGGATTAGAGATAAGAAAATTATATAAATCGTTAACATAATCCTTACGTGTTTCTTTATCAATTTTTTGTATTTGTTTATATAAATCGGGTTGATTATGCCTAATTTCTTTGCTTTGTTCAATGCTTACAGGAGAAAGATTGTTATATACTTCATCTCCAAAATAATTCTTCAGAAACGGTAAAAGCTCTTTACTTGTATAGTCTTTAAAAGAAATAAAACCAAGTCTATCTGAAAAATAACTTAAAGAAGAATTAAGATAAGTTCCAGAACCACAGGATACATATTTAAGTTCTACCTCATGACCATCTATTAAAATATCACATTTTTCATTTCCACAAGATCTTCCTACCCAAATAGCTGTTTTTCCACCAAGCGTTTTAGCAATCTTTTCAGCATCTTTGTTCATTTCTTCAAGATCTTCTGCAGGAAATGAAAAATTTTGTAAGCAGTCTGGAAGAATATAATCTTCCTTATTAATTAAACTTACTACTCTGCTTTCTATATACTCTGCGTAATATTGATTATTTTCTTTTTCTATTTTCATTTCTTTTACCTATGGATTAGCGGTTTTTCCGCTATTTATGTAAAACGGGTAGACTAAAGCATGGCTCTTTAACCTACCCTGTTCGGAGATGAAAGAAATTTTCATCCCACCGCTTATTTATTAAGCGCATTACGGCTTTGCTCTGTCCTTCTTTTAGAAGTATCAACCTCTTCCGCAATAACATAGCGTGTATGCGACCCACCGGAAATTCACAGCTCGGCGCACCGAGCCACCGCAACTCCTACGGTTGTTCGTCAACCTGACGTATAGGACTTGTCTTGGAGAACAAGTAATCTCGTAAAAGCAATCCGCATCAGTCCTTTTACTAACTGCTTCATTCTCACACGATGAAGAGCGAGGAAAATGATTTTTCTTTGGGGAGACAAAGAGGACAACTTATTCCTTTTTACAACCTGCTGCTATTAACCATCAACTGCTTAGGGCGTCATATTTTATTAGGACTACGCGTTCCATCCGCAATACGTGCGTTCGATTAAGCGTTATCGCCCTTAATTTGGCGTCGTTATAAGCCAACGATGCTCATCATGCTACTCTTGATGAAGAGACTACTTTTTTAGCACTCGGGTAGTTATTCTTGCGCGGGCAAGTAGTCAGCCCGTCTATACTTGGGTCGTCAAAGCGAGGAAGTTTAAGGGTTAAGACGAACCCTAAGCGGTAGAGCCGCTTACTCGGTCAAAAAATTTTGTCGGTGTGAGGTTTGAACCGCAACCCCTGTGGAGCTACCACTTTGCCGGATTCGTGTGGTGAATCATACCGCGCAAGAGGGAGTTTGCTGCGCCAAACGCCTATTATCACCGAATAAGCACGGATTGGTAAAAGCTCCAATTGCTATGAAGTTAATAACTCACCAAACTTCATTAAGCGGTTCTTAATACGTTTAGAACTCACGGCGCACTTTAAAGTAGCGGCTCGGGATGCCTCCCACTGGTTGTTTTAGGGGTTCAACCTCCTCGCCAAGTTTCGTTTGGCAGACGAAGCAAAATGCGATTTCAAAAGCCTTTGTAGGTTCCGGTTGCCTTTTTGTTTACTTTTGATTGAAGATTATTTTCGCCTCATCCCGAAGTATGATATAATCAATTCATCGAGAGCACTTGCAATCTATCTTGCTTATAGTTGAGATTTCTCTCAATTTAAATACTTATAGCGACCTTCGTCATACCTCTGTTCTTTAGGGTTCCTATTAACATACGTTTACGGGAGTCTGAGCAATAGGTTGCGATCCTACGCTTCTCCAATAGTTGGCGAACCAACGAACAACGCGCAAAGTTGATATTTGCGAACTTTCACCGAGCTTCAGAATTAATCTTTTTGTTAATATCATCAAAGCTATTATTTGATATACTGTGATACGGCTACTCGCACCTCTTCGACAGTTATACACGCATCACTGCGCTTCAACACACCAGCTTCCTTTGAGAGCGGGGCAAATTAGTTTCTCACGCTAATTACCTCACGCGGGACGTATTACTACGTTGCCACTTGTCACTGCTGTCGTTCGAATTGTTTGGAACTTCCAAATTAGACGCACAAACTACTCCAAGGCTCTAAGCCCTTCCCACCGTTAGCGTTCCCACTAATTGGTTTCATCGGATAAGCAGTATCCCACTTATCTAATTTTCAAAGTAGCTTTCCCGACCATCAAGCAAGATGACTTCATCGGGGTCTATAAGTATTTAAATTGGAAGAAATCTCTTTCTTTATCTTACATATTTATTATATCACATTTTTGTTTTCCTTTCAAGTTTTAAGTTGAGCAGATTTTTGATTGAAAAAAATTTTTTTCCTTCTTTCCTTATCTTGTATATATATTATATCATAGATTTGAAAGAAAATCAAATTTTAGGTCGAGCATATTTTTCGATGGCTGCGGAGACACGATTTGAACGTGTAAGCCGAGGCGCAAGAGTCAAAGTCTTGTGTGTTTACCATTTCCACCACTCCGCAATATTTGGCGGGAAATGAGAGAATTGAACTCCCGTAGGGCGGTTAACAGCCGCCAGCTAAACCTCTTAGCGAATTTCCCTTTTCTTTTTCTATAATAATTATACCACAATTTTTATTTCTTTTCAACTTTTTCTTCGGGCGGAATTTTTGCTAAAAGTTCTTGAAGCGCATTTTCCGCTTCTCGAAGTGTTGAAGCTAAATTTGGAAAATCAATATTTGTATAATAATTTGCGAGATCATGAACTTTGACTAAAACTTCTTGTGGTGTAGGCATACTTATCTTCCTTTCAAAACCTCCTTGGGGTCGATGAACCCCTTGGAGGAAAACGATTACGCCACTGTTGCTATGGCGTTGGAGGTCGGTGCCAGAGTCGAACTGACGAAAGTAGTTTACAGGACTACGATTTTACCACTGAACTAACCGACCGTAAGCGGTTTTACGGAACCAACGATTGGTTTTTCTTTGCTACCAATAAACAATGGTCGAGGTGGTGCGGCTCGAACACACAGTAATATCCTGATCCCAAATCAGGTGGGGTTCCTCTTCCCCTACACCTCGTTAAGCGGCTTACAACCGCTCAAAGATTAATTTTTCTGGCAAAACTCCTTTACAAATATAAATTGAAGCAAAAGCAACTCCTTTCGCCATTTGAGTTTGCGCTTCATCTGTAAAGAAATTAATACGTTTGTCAAAAATAAGTGCTTCACTATTTACCAAATCATCAAACCGCTTTTGTCCTTGAAGAGTAGGAAGCGGCAAAAGCATAGCATAAGGTTTATTTAACTCGGCTAAACGCCGCAGAATATCATCTTTAACACTGAAAGGCGGATTTGATACAATAATATCATAAGACTCTTCAGGCTCATAAAAGAAAAAGTTCTTATCTTCATCAATATGAGAATGTAAAACACGATATCCTGCTTCCTCAAATACACGCACATAGGAACTGGTTGCCTTATCAAAAGGACACCAAAGAACCCGATCGGTTGGAATAAATTGAAGAAGCGGTTTTACGGCTTCAGGCGGAGTAAAATACTCATCACTTGCTTTATCCGTTTTTGCAGTTAAATAGCCTTTATTAATACTCATTTTTAACTCCTTATCTGGTTGCGGGTTGGAGACTCGAACTCCATTTTCTGACTTATGAGGACAGTGAGATAACCATTACCTTCCACCCGCGATATAGCGCGAAAACCGCTTCTTGGAGTGAGCAAATCCAATAAGCAAATCTTCGCTCTCGGTTTAGTAAGCCAAACAAGTGTATTTCGGAAAAGCTCACTTTCCACTAATAACTTTCAACCGCTTACTTGGGTTTAAAGACTCACTGATTTGAGGACGAACCGATAACCGTAGCCTTAGTGAGTTCTGTTAAATAAGGAGATAAGGTTTTAGCAAATCTCCGGTTGGAGCAGTATACAAGATTTGAACTTGCACGAAATGCTTGGAAGGCATTTATGCTACCATTACATCAATACTGCAATCAACGGACGCGCACCTCTATCAGGGACGTCCGCAGAAACTGTTTCTGCACATGGCAGATCAGCTATGATAGACTATTGCGAACTTGCCGTCTATCAGGCGTCTCATTTAATTTCTCCTCCAACCAACAGGGATACGCCGCAATGACATAACTGCGGAGACTTCTTCTCTTTTTATCGAGTCTTGCGAAGCCACAACATCTCCAATAAAAATACGGCTTATCTCTTATGATAATTTAACAACTGCTACAACTGCCGTTGCTGGTGTTGGGATAGTATACTTTACCAACCTCGTTGAACCGTATTATCAGCGGGGAACATCCCACGCTACTCTTTTTTTTCGTTCTTAACGAACGCCGTTTGCACGAGCAGTGCTACGGTTTTCCACCCGCTAAGTACAGCGAGCGGTTCATAATCCTCCCTTTTCCGCGTGTCCATTTCTGGGGTGCGATAGGTGGAGGAACACCTATTTCGTTATCATCACCGCTCGCGCTGGGTATTTACTCCCATATCTTTGTGGCGTCCCACACGTTCTTCAATTTGAACTACCGTAGCCTATGCGGATTTTGTTGGCGCTCCGTATGACCCCTACCTTTTCAGGCAAAATGATAACTTGTAATTTTGACGAACTTTACCAAACGTATATTAGAGGACTCGAACACCTCTATGGCAGACTCCATTCCTACACACTCTCTGCTTTGGAGACTATCTTACTCCCAAGTCCCAACGGTCTACTTCGCGAGACTACGCGGATACCTAATTTTGTTAAGGCACAGAACTCCAGTTTATTCTATACACTGGTAGACTTTGCGCGTTATCCGACCTGCGCAAACGGAACAAACAACGAAGGTTTGTTATCTTCGTCCCCATAGCAGAATTGAACTGCTCGAATGCATCTACTACGTCCGCGGACTTCACAGAAGCACCATACACCAACTGGGGATAGGAGGTGAGAAAGATTTTTTATTTTCTCTCTCACTTTCTATATATATTATATCATAAATTTTGCTTTCGTCAAATTTTCGTAAGAGCTAAACTTCCTCTCCAAAACCCTTAAGCGCATTATCAATAGAAAGTCGATAGTTTGCATCATAGTGCGCCAAAATACACTTAGGATACTTGGGATGAGCAGGATCTTTCAAATACTCACCTTCACCAATTTTAACTACCTTGTTGACATGAGTAAAGCCAAATCCGACTGGTGGCAGATGAGAAACCAAATCATTAAGATTTCGTACAGGATAGAAATTTGCCCAACGCTCTTTGAGCTGTTTATTCATTACCCAACCGAAATAACACCGCGGACAACCAAATCCATAGCCTACCAAACCGCCATCTCGCAAATCAGGACGATGAAACCATACATACTCATGAGCGAGCGTAGCAATAGCGGCTCCGTGGCTATAGCCAACAACAACAATACGCTTATAGGCGGGGTTGATTACTTCATCTGCAATATAAGGTTCAATAGATTTCCAAACCCGCAAAAAGCCGCGATGACAATGCCAAGGAAGCTCCATATCCTTATAAGGTTTGCTTACAAAATCAATATTTGAAAACCAATCAAGCTTACTATGCGACCACTGAAATAAAATATAGAGTGTATCACCTTCAGCCTGAAGCGCATAATCTCCATCATTTTCTACGTGCGTATAGGTAGCGTTCAAACAGCGGGAGAATGCGTTTTTAAGCGCATAATAATCTTCCTTTGTTAAATTTTTTGTATCCATTTTTCTTACCTCATTAAAAGTTATTGGAGGAGGAAAGGAGGTTCGAACTCCTGTGCGGTTTTACCCGTCTAATTGTTTAGCAAACAATCCTCTTTACCGTTTGAGTATTCCTCCATTTGGTGCGCTCTGATAGATTTGAACTACCGACCTGCAATCTAAAAGTCTGCTGCTCTAACCCTGAGCTAAGAGCGCGTAGCGACCGTGGGAATCGAACCCACATAAGCCGGTTATGAGCCGGAGGTTCTTCCTTTGAACTAAGTCGCTTGGTAGTGGATACCGGACTCGAACCGATTTCTTAGCCTTGAAAGAGCTACGTCCTTACCGCTTAGACCAATCCACCGTGGCGGGAAGAATAGGATTTGAACCCACGGACGGTTATTAGCCGCCTACTGTTTTCAAGACAGCCACCTTAAGCCTCTCGGTCATCTTCCCGTATAAAGTTGCTATTTATGTGATGAAGGGCAACTACTCCTCCAAGTTATATGCGTTCGCGACCGCACCGTATAACCAACGGGTTCATAGACTTTGCTTATCCTTACAGACTGGACGCGCTTTATTTTATGCCAGAACTTTAGAGGTCATGACTCCTCTGCGTTAATAGTAGATAAGGTTCTACAGGTCAACCTTGATAAACAAAAAACTATGTATGGTCGCCCCCAAGAGACTCGAACTCTTATACCAACTTGGCGTCAGATCTTAAATCTGAAGTGTATTCCATTCCACCACGGGGCGAGGACGCAATTATTTACGATTTGCGAACGCTTGACGCTTTTGGAGAAAGGAGTAGCCAAAGCGCTTAACGAGAGGAACCACCACAAAACCTCAAGATAGTTTTTAGCACATAACTTGGTGGAAACGAAGAGATTCGAACTCTCAATCCTTACAGTCCACGTTGGGTTTAAGTAAGGACGCCACCCGGCACGTTCCCATTAGCGGGAAAAACCCGCTTAGTCAAACATATGAACAAAGAAATCAATTTTTCCCTTAATACGCTCAACAATCACGTCAACTGCATTAAAAGGCTTAGGAGAAAAAATAAATGCTTCAGCGCAAGTAGTCCAATTATCTTGCTGACGATCGACTACTTTAAACAGGAACCAAATAATTCCATTTCCCGCAATTGCTCTATCCATTTGAGATACCACAAACCGCGGTTCAAGTTCTTTATTCAGTTTGCGGATCGCTTTATTTACATCACGCTGAAAATCTTTTACCTTATGATCTCTCATTTTTTAGCTCTCTTTCATCTTTTCTATATATATTATATCATAGATTTAGCTTTTAATCAAATTTACGTTTGACCTTGATTTACGCATAACAAGCTTGCGCAATAGTCTTAGAATCAATGAAGTCAGTAAACCGCTTCTGGAGTTGTTCATACTCTGTGTAGTTGTTGTCATACACATCTACTACATCATCTGCTGTTTCACTCTCACAAAACTGTATGAACGTAGGATAGCCATCTATCTTGCCGGCAATATTCTGATACTCTTCATAAGCAAAGATTTGTGCTTGATCAAAAGCATCATCTAAGCTATCTGCCAATATTTCAGTAGTAAACTGATTAACTCCTCTCACTCCATAGATAATTTCAAACCACATACTTATACCCTTGTACTCCAATAAGCATCGCGGCAATCTGCGCACCAAAAACTATCTCCGCAAATATTACAATCTCCCTTGTAATTTTTATCCACAGTTTTAGGACAAATAATGGGAATGCCGCTATCCATTTTACAATCAGGAAACATTTTAAGAAACTCGGTTTGCCGCGTTCTTTCAGGATTATCTCTAACCCAGTGTTCAACTGTAGCTACCATTTCGTTCCAATAATGAGTTGAAAGATGATAATAATCAAAACACTCTGCTTTCAGCATACAAGTCTCGCACTCACTATCTCCGCAAATACGATCTTTTGCTCTCAAGAACTCTACAGCATCCATCCTTATATACTCCTTTCCTCTCTAAATTTCTCAATCCTCTTTTCAAGCGCTTCTTCTGCCTTGTCATGATCAAAGAAAACCGTTTTTCCAATTTTAGACTTAATATCTAAACGCTGCCAGTCTGTTTGAACAGTATCTTCATAAATCTCGCAGTCCATAATTTCAAAAGGACATTTATAGCAGTTATTTTGTGGACAATTTACATTATCAGGGCAGTCGCAATCGCTGGTATCAGAAATAACATAAATCTTTGTGCCAATAGGACAAGGAAACTCAACAATACAATCCGAAGCCCTATACTCTGCGCAGAAATTAAAACCACCACGTTCTCTGAAATCTACAAGACTACAAACGTTATAATGATAACACTTTTCGCAATCCATTAATCTACCTCCACATAAATCATTTCACCAATTTCAGCACCAAATTTAATCAACTTACTGTTCAAATCTCTGAACGTCTCGGCATAATAGCCGTAAGAAAGAAACGGTTCGCAGCCATCGCAACACTCTATAGGTTCTTTAACCTGAAAACAAAGATGATCTGGTGTATCTGTTCCATACATATAGTCCTTTAACCGATCTTCAAACTGCCACATAGAAGGTAAATTTTTATAATCATCGCGCAAATCCTCCAGTTTGATATGATGATAAGTAGTAAACTTACTCATTTTCCACATCCTCCCCATCCTCCATTTTATGATACAAATCGGGGAACAAACGCGCACGCGCATCTGCAAGCTGATCATAAATTTCATCCACAAGACTTTCAAGATTTTTTGCTGTAAGAATTTTATCTACAAGATCTTTATACGAAATTTCGTATTTCATCTCTGTAATCAAATTTTCTTCATCAATGAAATCACAAGCATCATCAAGCGCATCTTCTTCGGTTTCAAACTCCTCACCATCATAACGAACCCACATATTTTTTAACCTCTTTCTTTATCTTACATATATATTATACCATAAATTTGAGGCTAAATCAAATTTTAGTCCCACAAATCACGGTGCCAGCGCTTCAGTCCATCAAGACCTTCTTTATAGGCGTTCTCCCGCAGTTCTTCGATTTCTTTATCACGTTCCCAATACTTTTCACGAACGTGCTGAAATTCCTCATTATCCTCGTAGCTGATTTTTAAAGAAACACCGGTATCCTCAATTTTACATGTTTTGTCAAGAAATTCATAATAAGTCTTAAGATACTCATTCTGCCAATACATCCGCGGCTCATAAGCTTTGTGAAAATTAAGTGCCAAATTCTGCAAAGTAGTTTTCCACGCTTCAAGCGCTTCTTTATCATCATCTTCTGCAATCTCTTTAATATTTATTCCTTGACAAGCAGCAGGGAAACCAGAAGGATTTTCTGCAAGTTGATCCAACATTTCGCCAAGCAAAAAGACATGATAATCTGAAAGATTCCAGATATCAAAATCACTATATCCATAACAAGCGCGTTGCCACACATATTTAAGGTTGCGGAACCACTGCCCAATATTTCTGAACCAATTACTCGGATACTTCCAAGGAGACATACCAAAACAAAATGCGCTCCAAGATTTATCTTTCTTCCGCTTTGTCGCCATATTCAAATACCTCAATATTCAAAAGTTTTTTCAAATTTTCTTTTTGCTCTGCAGTTGGCGGTATCCAACCCGCTGTATCTTCACTTATCTTAATATGAAGAGCACCGCAAATAACAATATCCGCAATTATCTTGGGGATTCTAACATTCGTAGGAGTAGAAGCAGCAAATACATTCGTTTCCATAATTATACCTCTGCTGTCCTCTTCAGCCACCAACCAACAAGTTCTTTATTACTCGGAACACCATCTGATTTTGGGAAATAATCACAATGCCCAAAAACCTCGCACCGTGAAGCCTCAAAAGTATAACCTTCTTCGGTAGTCAACCTCATAGAAGGACATTCTCTACAACATTCTACATCAAATTCTCGCGCCCAAGGAGCGCAATCGAAACTTAGATCACTTAAAAACTGTTTGAGTTCTGCTTCGTTCATGCTTTTAATTTTCTCATAGTTAGTCATCAAACACCATCCTCCTTACCAATTATATATTATATTAAATTATACATAATTTATTCATTTACAATTACAATATTTCTTTCCAATTATTGCGCCGAATAATTGCTCGCATATTCTCAATACCAACTGGATTCATTGAATGAATTCTAATAGGATAATTTCTTCCCGTTTCTTCAAGCCAATCAAGAAGTTTGATATAATCACCACCCTGACCCGCATATATTCCTGCATCATGATCAATGTCGATAATTTCTATATCATCAATAGAATTGTTATCAAAGTCTATTCGACTGCTATATTTTTTGATAATTCCCTTTGCTTCATTAACAGATCTACAGCGAAAATAACCGAGAGGAGCGGGGCGAACATCATCAATCCAAAGTTTCATTTTTATTTATCCTCCAGATCCATCTTTGCACCGCAATTAGGACAATATTTTTGTGTCGCTACTCCATACCGACTAACAAAGACTTCTGTTGTTTTATGACAATTTGAACATCTACAATAAGAATATCCTGAAAGAGGTTTGTCTATCCAGCACCCATGTTTCACTTCTTGTACGTCAGCGGTTGGCTGTAGGTCAATAACACTCTTGATTAGAAGCGCACCATAATCTTCTGTAAAATCTCCAGTGAACTCATCTTTTAATAAATCAGCATCAATATATCTCGGCATCATTTATTCTCCTCATTCTATTATTCTGGCTGTTTCTGTCCCGCATCTGAAATTTCTTTACGTATACGAACTTCTTCTGCGTTTTCGTCAATGAATTTAAATGTACAGCACCATTCAGAAAATATTTGTAAAATACTATCTGGATTTGCTCTGGATAAAATCCATTTCCCGGTTTCAATTTCATAAACATCATAAATGTCTGGCTGATAACGATGAACTACAACATAACTGTGTGGAGCCAGAATAACAGTATTATGTCCCATTTGCTCTCCTATTCCATGCTTTAATTGCGTTTTCTTTTGCTAAATTATCTGTTGTATACACAGTATCGTTTCCAGACAACTTTATTCGACATCCACACTCATTACAGTGAATGTCATATTCATAACACCCGTAATACCCTCTTGTAGTGCCATCAGGATGTGAAACCCACAGTGGTTTCTTTTCGAGATAAACCAGATTTCCGCAAAACGGGCAAGGCTTTAATATTTCATTCATCTTTGCTCCTTTTACCACACAAAGTCGGGATGTTCTTTCATAAACGGTATAATAACTTCGTTGATTGCACGTCTGACTCCTTCTCTATCAGAGAAATAAACGCTTCCATATTTGTATTCTGCGCTCCAATCGGGTTCAAAGCTTCGGTCTTCAAAGTTGTATCTAATGGTCCAATGCTCTATTCCATTGCCGCCCCATATTTGATTATCCTCGCATTCGTTGTCATATGCAAACTCCAATAATTTACGATAAAGCAACTGATGGAGTGCTACTTGAACAGCAAAATCTTCATCGTTAAAATAGTTGCTCGCATTTTTCAAACCATCATCTGTCGAATCACCTTGTTCAGAATAACTATCAACTTCTCCGTCTCCTTTTACGTAGTAATACGTTCTTCCTTCAGCAACGCGATTAAAAGGGTTATTTCGGTTCTTAGCCAACCCAAGCGCCTTTAACTGTTCTGCTGTCAACGCAACTTTCTTTCCATCTACAACAAGATAAGTATCCATATCGTCCCATCCATTTCTTCGAATAATTTCCCGCATCTCTCCAATTACTTCGCAGTTGCTTTGATAATCTTTTGTATGAATTTCTACCTGATAATTTCTATTGGTCGCTTCCAACCACTTCAGCAAATTAATATAGTCTCCACCTTGATCCTTCCAGCAACCGGCATCAATATCTACACTAATCATTGTAAGAGGATTTCTATTTTCATCCTTCTTCTCATAAGTTTCAATAAAAACTTTTGCTCCACCAACACTTCTACACCAAGCGTATCCTTCAGGTGCCTTAACAATATCATCAACCCAGAGTTTCATATTAAATCTCCTTTTCTTTTTTTTCTATAAATAGTATATCATAAATTAAGCTAATAATCAAATTTACGCTCTACTTAAAAATAAAAGAAGGGGAGTAAATCCTCCCCTTTTATCCTCGGACAACTTTCGTCTCTGCTCGTCAGGTATTTTCTTTTTACACTTATATTATATCATAACTTGTGCTATTTTTCAAATTTATACTTTCGCACATTTCTGTGAAAAGATCATAATCTTCTTGACTAATACCTATTCGAGACGGATTGAACTCATTATAAAAAACTTTTTTATCCTTTGTAGCGCACACTATCCTGTAGCGAGAAATATGCCCATACATCTTGAAAATATCTTGTTTTGGCACCATACAAAAACACATAAGTTTAATATACGCTACATCACTGTTGTCAAAGCTATTCCAAGTAAGCGGTTTTCGAGCCAAAAGCGTATCTAATACCAGTTTGCGCCGCAACTGCTCTTGATTTGCAGTCTCGTCAGTTGGATAAATCGCTTTGGGGTTCTCCTTGTTTTTGGAAATATAAGACTGCGGATACCCAGTTATAATTTGTATTTGTTTAACTGTATATCCTTGCAGTCAAAGATATTTAATGAAACTCACATTATACATATCTTAGCCCTCAATATCCTCAAAGAAGATACCCAATCCCGCTTCTCGAAGTTGCCGCAAAAGTTCTTTTGCCAAAATGACAATATCGGGATGAGCAGCCGCAGAACTTCTCAGCCTAATAAAATGCCGCAATTCCCGCAGATTCATACTTACAACCATTTCTGTTTTGACGCAATTTGGCAATACTGCTCGCGCGTTTTCTGGTTTCAACCCCATATCAAGCAGTGCAAAATAGGCTTTTTCCGCTTCTTCAACACTTTCAGACAATTTATCAAAACACTCTACACACATTTGATCGCCCATAGTAAGCGGCTCAAAGTTAGCAATAGCGTATCGCAATCCTTTTCCATACCAATGCGGATAAACACAGGTAATTTGATTTCCAAATTTGTCTTTGTTATAGGCACAATATCTTTGACTTTCTACACTATAGGAAGCCAAACGATGCCTACTCCACTCGGCAAGAACTGCACGATCGCAAATTACGCGGAACGTAATCTTTTCATGCTCAAGAATACTTTCATGTCCTCTTTTGATACAAGAACGAATGAGCTTTTCGCCGCTATCTTCTGTCATCAAATCGCGGCTTTGATAACAAGTACGGCAAGCAAACTCTACAGTCCGAATGATTTCTTTAGCATCAATCTGGTCAAGCAGTTCAATTTTAGGATCAACCCAAATCATAACTTAACCCTCCAGTTCTTCCCACTCGTCGCAATACTTATACTCAATTGAGAGAAGAGTGTGCTCACCAATAACTTCACCCTTGGCTTTCTTCTCTTTATGAATAGTCGAAGTTTTGCCAATAAGGAAGCCTTCATCCGCGGCTCTCTTACGCTCTTCAATGATTTTTGCGTCAGCTGCCTGTTCGCTATCACAAATATACGTGCGCGTTTCTTTAAAAATAGTCATACTTTAATTCTCCTTTCTTCTTAAAAATTAATTATCAGTGCTATTTTCAGCACCGTCATTTTCTCTGTGCCAACGGAAGTTATCAACTGCTTCCGCTTCTTCATCATCCAACCACTCCAAATGCTTGTAAGCAACTTCATCATCGTCATAATCATACTCAATGATAAGAGCGTGCTCCTCATTCCGAACTACAGTTTTGTAGCCATTCTTCAGCAAAATTCCAAGAACCTTAAAGCCATCTTCCCAATGCTTATCATCAAAATATAAGTATCTTCTATCATTTACCATTTTACATCATTTTCCTTTCTGTATCTATTTAAGTTATAGTGAAAATTATCAAGTTCGGCTCCAGTGAAAAACTTTTCATAGTTGAAAGACTCACTGCCATCCTCGTGTTGTGTAATACGATGCTGCGGTTCGTTATAGGTGCGAAACTTCTCTGATCGCATTGCTCGTCCTACTTGAGAACTGCGGGTTTCAGCTTCTTGATTTCGTTGTGCTTCAATTTGCTGTTGATAAATTTGCGCCTGAAGTTTTTCCTTACAAATATCAATATTTTGCTTTTGGCTACGTTCTGCATCACTTTCTACCACCAAACCAGTTGGCACATGAAGCATCCTAATAGCAGAACTATGTTTGTTTACTGCCTGTCCACCTGCTCCTCTTGCGTGCTTAACCTGAATCACTATATCTGCATCATTAATAGTGATACGTTTGACCGCTTCATTGATAGGAAGAACTGCAACACTTACTGTTGACGTATGAACTCTACCTTTTTGCTCTGTTTCCGGAACTCTCTGAATACGATGGACTCCTGCTTCCAACTCCATATGAGCTAAACAACCAACTCCACGGAATTTAAAGTTTGCAGATTTATAACCTATTTTACCACTATCATCACAGTCAAAGTCATCAATCTTCCAACCTTTTAATTTAGCATAGTAGTAATACATTGTTGTCAAATCGCGGCAAAAACCACAGGCTTCATCTCCACCAACGCCCGGACGTATTTCTACCAAGCACTCTTCTTGATTTGTAAAATCTGCACCTTGATAGTAAGCATTAAGCACTTCTTCACCATCGTGATAAGCTTTGCTTAACAACGTCTTATAATCTATACTATAGGTTAAATCTTGTTCAGATAAATCCTCCAGAACAATGATTTCTTCAAACGCCTCATGAAGCGGCTCCAAGTCTGCTACTTCTTTTGCAGTTTTTGCATACTCCTCATCGTAAACCTGAACCATTTCAACATATGTTTTTAAATCTTTATATCGCGCATCAAGCTGCTTAAGAGAGTCTTTTATGGTTTGTCTATCCACCATTATCTACTCCTTTCATCTTTTTTCTATATATATTATATCAAAATTTACGGGAAAAATCAATTTTTGGAATGAGAAAAATTTTCTCAAAAAATAACAGGAGGAGCCTTTTGGCTCCTCCCATCTTCTTTTACTCCTTATTTTTTACAACGAAGTAGTAATACTTTAAAAGTTTGTTTCCCGCAATATCTTTGTCATCCAGTCAATTTTTTGCAAGTTCAATATAGTTGAGTGTATCAAACTTTGCATTATAATAGTCTGAATAGACCATATTTAACGCAGTATAAAAATCTCACTTATCAAACTTTATCCCACGTTCCCGTATCACTTGCTCAACCTGAGAAATATTTCAGTGCTCTCCTTTTGTGCCATCATTGTTCTCCATCTGCGAGACTCAACAACGCGCAGTATCTTCTCCTATCGAAGAACCGCAAGCAAGTTCATGAAGTCGCATCGACATATTTAATCAAAGAAGCGGTTCACAAGTTTCAAAGTGCTCCATCATTTTTTCAAACATTTCCTTTAGCTCAACCATATCAGCACTTTTGCCGCATTCTACTATCTTATCTATCCACTTTTCGAGCATCTTTATCTCCTCCTCTAATACGCTCCACGGTATCTAATACCTGACATAATGAACCTACTGTAAGAACAATCTTATCCCGCACAACCAAGTTATAAAGCAAATCTACTCCCGCTTCTTCAATCTTACAGAGCTTCTCGTCCATCCTACTAATCTCCTGTCGTGGTCGTTGTAGGCGCATAAGTCGGGTAAACATAAGTGGTTTCAGGTAAACAACTAAGCATAGTAAAGTTAGGCGTCTGTGCCCCAAGCTGAACCGTATATACTCTACGTGGTACAAGCTGTTGGTTTCGCACATCATTACCTAATTTTGTTTTCAGCAAAATAGTTTGACCGTTGATGATAATACTAACCGTGCCGAGCGGATTAGTACGGTCAATCGTGCCAGCAATATAAAAGCGCAGAATATCACGGTTAGACAGCAAAGAAACATTTGGCAGTGTGATCGTGAGGTTGGTTGCCGCTATAGCAGGAGTTCCCTGAAGAATTTTACATCTTTCACATTTATACATTTTTCTTACCTCTCAAGGGGCAGGCTGCCCTGCCCCGAAACGTTAGTGCACTAAAAGTCTAATTTGCCCTTGTCAGTTGATAAGCTACTTCAACCTATTTAGCGCACAAATAATTAAACTATTTCTTTGTTAAACACCGCAGGTGCATCCACACCCGTATACGCTATTTAATCCACATCCATTAGGCGGGTAGATAGAAGTATACGGAGATGAGACTATATAGCTCGGAACTGCTCGAGGAGCAAGTTGTCCAATGATATTGGAGGTTTGCGTTTGAAGAGTAGCGCTCATTTGAAGTGCATTTACTTGCTGACGAAGCGCTTCTTTTTCATCTTCACACATCTTATCCAAAATACGCTGAATACCCGCGTTGTTTGCTTCCAAAATATCACGAGTATTAAGGTTCATCGCTGTAATAGTATCACAGAAGCCCTTACCCATATCATATCTTACACTGTCAATATTACGGTTGGTCGTATAAGTTGAGTCCTTGATATTTTGTTGGGTCTGGCAGCAACAATCCTTAATAGCACTGGTAAGTGCATAGGTTGAATCACACAGACCGTTCTGAATAGCGCGAATACCATTATCCAGTTGGTTAAACTGGAAGCCGTCATTTACCGCTGCACGGGTAGCAATACCCTCTTCTGCATTTCCTCTGCCGAATCCGTTTCCGCCCCAACCGAAGATAAGGAACAAGAAAATAACCCAAATCCAACAGCCATAACCACCGCCGAACATATCTCCATCACGTCTATCATTTAACAGAGCAACATCAGCAGCACTAAGAGTTCCATCCATTTCTTTTACCTCATAAATATTTGTAAATTTGTTGGTTTCTGCTTGCCGGCAAAGCTACCAACATAATAAAAAAGGAGAGGTTAATTACTCCTCTCCGTATTATCTATTTAGTTGATTAAAAATTTGTTGCGCTTGTTGATAAACTTCATCATAATTTAATCCGCGCTTTTGACATAACGTGCGACAAAGATTCGGTAAATCACCGCTCTTAACCTTTGAAACATCTATACCAGCTAAACTTCCCAAAAAATTAAGCGGGTTTCCGCCACTTCGCATAGCGTTCATCAACATACTCATACCATTCGCCCCGTTTGTTTGCGGCATTTGATTTAAAAAACCTAACAAAGGATTTCCCATGATAATTTATCCACCTCCTACAATAAAGACGCCGTTTTTGGCGCATTTTGAGCCGTTTTTAGTGCTTCAATAGCTTCTTTAAACTCTTCTCGAGTGATAAAGTTAGAAGTATCAATAGGCGGTTTTGGCGCTTCTTCAACGTGCTCCACGAAATCATAAGAACGCATACTACAAATCCCGTTAGCATCAGCTGTTTTAATAAAAAACCGTTGTCCTGTGCTATCCATAAGAAGCGCATTAGTACTAGGTGCCAAGTAATAAGCTTCTGCGCCTTTCTGTCCTTCTACAAACTGAATCCCACTTTGCGGCGTTCCATAGCGGGGCGCGCTACTCCCATATCCATAAGCTGGAAAACCGCCATTTCCATAATAGCCTTGTTGAAACATATTATCATCCTCCTACAAAAAAAGAGAGGGAAAATATCTCCCTCTCCAAAAATACTAACTATTAAAACAAGAAGAAGGAGAGGAAAAATTATTTTCTCCCTCTCCATCTTTCTATTTATATTATATCATAATTTTCGTGAAAAGTCAAATCTTTCCATGAGCAGGAATCGCGTTCCGCTTAGTCAAACAGACTCGGAGTAGGCTCAGGATCCTCAACCTTCTTCGGACGTCTCTCCAGTTTGTAATCCAGACTCTTGTCAGTAAAGGTCGGCGTCAGACGAATATAAAACAGCGAATCAGTTGCCTCATCGCGGCAGGTCGGAATAGCAATATCACCATTTGCCGCAATCGTTGCATCAAAACCTGCTTCAATCAGCACATCCTTAACCTTATCGACCATCTGCTTACGAACCGCATTGGCATTACGGACATTACGCTTACCCTCTTCAGTAGTCAGCTTTACACTCTTAATCTCAAACATTTTTGTTTTCTCCTTTGTATATTTATATAAAAATTTTTTTGTCTACACTTATAATTAATAGCTGTCCACGAATACAACTTCAAGTTCAGGATACTTTTCCATGAGTTTCTTGAGCTGTTCAAGATTCTTGATAGCTTCCTTCAACCACGGTTTCTGTTCCTGCCACGTCCAAATCGAAGAACCCATATCTTCCCAATTCTTCTTGTTAAATCCCTTAAGTGCTTCAATGATACGGTCAATTTCTACGATAGACAATGGCACACTATAGTTATTAACTTCCTTGTCCAAGCAATTCAAAATCGCGGCTCGCACATTCCAGCACTTACGCCAATATGCGATTTCAAAATCGAACTGCTTTTTATCGTCCCAAGTCATAGCATAAGGTTGAAGCTCTTTCAAATTAGTTGAGAACGGGGTTCTTTTAACCTCAATACTATTGTCTAATCCCATAGTTCATCATCCTTTCCTTTCCTTTTTCTATATATTATATCATAATTTTTGTTTGGTAGCAAATTTATGACTAAGTTTAATTTTGACGCCCTACTTAAAGATGCGATCCAATAGTCTCAAAAACCGCTCCCAGCAAGCAAAGTGCCTGTCCAACGATAGGACTACTTACTTCCGCCAAGGGATACAGTAAAAAAGTGCTTTTGTTCATACAGCCGACAACTGCCCCACAAAACCCTTTTACTATGGCAGATAGATTACGTAATTTAGTTTCCATGACTTCTAATCTCCAATTCCTCAAATCCCATCTTAAGCAAAGCGTCGCCGGTATACACCTGCGTATTTCGTATATCGACAGAAAGATCGGGGCAGAAGTATACAAGACTTGCCGACTTGCTCAGCAGAACCACACTGTCGCAGTTAAAATACACATCTGCGCGGAACAACCCCTCACCTGTTATAATCCACACATACGGACTCTTCGTAATAGTTCTCACCTTTTACTTCTCCCCTTTCTTTATATATATATTATATCACAAATTACGGTCTACGTCAAATTTTCATTTTTGCGCCATTTATGTCCAAATGGGTCGCGCCGATTAGTATTAAGTGCATAACGCAGTTGGTCATAAGATACACCTAAAAGTTGTGCCGCCTGCCAGAACGGCACCGACGATGCCGCAGCCGCAGCCGTCGCCGCTGCCG